AGTGCTTCGAAGAGCGGAACATTAAATATTATAACAGAAGCTTCAACTGGTTCAAGCCCCAATAACCCCACTCCATCTCCTCAGAATTCTATCATATTTGCAGAAGATAAACATCTCGATAAGTCATATAATATTGGATTAAAAATAGAAGAAGATAGTAATAATATTGAATTTCCTGTTTTAACATTTACTCCGGATATCAATGCTGATCACGTAAATAATAAATTTGCTATAAAATTTGATAGAGACAATAGGTTTTATTTTAATGGAACCATTCAAAACGTATTAGGTGCCGAATCCGTAATTCCGTATGAACTTAATGTAGATGCAACCTCGCCGGGTAGTGTAATAGAATTTAAAGTAGGGGAGATAAAGTATTCTAATCACTCTCCAAGTTTAAATAAATTACTAAAATCACACGACACACAGGGAAGAGTTGAATGGGAAGATGTTTTTAACATGTTTCAAGTATTCCCCGTGGGATCTATAATAAGAATACCCAGTGATACCTTCTTTGGTGAAGAGAACTTTAATCTATCGGATGCCGAGACAGGGCCTATGTTAATTGTAGACGGAGATGAAGTAATTAAAACAAACTTCGGATCAGGTAAACCAACCGGGCTTTATGCAGGATGGTACTTATGTAATGGAGAAACATGGGGTGATGGAGGAATCGTAGCATACGATACACCTAACTTAAACGGGTTTGACTGGGCTATTACTAATATAGCAGGTTTAACGGGAGATTTATCAGGCAGTACAAGTGGAGGTAGCTTAGCCACATATAATGGTAATATACTTTTTTCAGGAGGAGTTAGTGCATTGGGTCTCGATGGTTCTGGATTAAACCCTAATGTCATATCACATTCTTTTGATAATAGTACAGAAGATGTAAGAATATATGACAATGAAAATATACAGTTTGCGCCTTCTGAGCATATCATAATGGGAGAACAAATTAGTATAATTTATTTGAAAGAATATGATTATAAGTGGAGTACGGCCGCCGCCTCTACCAGCTCTTCTAATATACAATTACAATATCACGCGATGACAGGATCTATGGATTCAAATACTATCGCACCAGGCACGTACAGCACTAACATAGATATTGCAATGCAATATGCAACTACATTAAACCCAGAAACAATACAATGGACGGCAGACGGTGCTCCAAGTGATGGAGCTCAATTAGATGCTTATTGGAATAACGATAATAATTTTGCAAATGGTAATGTAAGATGCTATTCAAACGGACAGGAATTAGCAGACGGATGGTTAGCTAGAGAATCTGGTGGACAGAATGGATGGGGCTATGCAAGAAAATATATTAATGGTGTTGGGATATCTTCAGATGACGCTTTAGAAACAGAGCCTAAAGAATGCTGGATGATGTATTCTGAAAGTGTAAATGGAGTTGACGGTACGTATTCTAGCATTGGTATTTCTAATAACGGACTGCTCCCTCCTGTAACAATGACAGAGGCAGATGTAACCGGGTTTACTGGATGGCCAGCCGGCACTTCTTTGGAAAAAGTATTTATTTCTAATAAAATAGACAATCATCCAGATGTCGTGGGATCTTCTAGTGATTTTAAAGATTATGAAAATACTTCACATATATGGAAACGTAATGATGGAAATAATACCATAGATCAATTAACTGATGGTTGGTATAGGAGTGTACCAAATACGGATACGTATCTGGTTAATTTTGGCTTCGGTGGTATGTTAACAATAGATTCTGGATTATATATGGCATGGAGAAAATATTGGTCAGCAAATGATAATGAATTTAAAGGAGATGTTATAAAATCTAGATTTGTACAATGGTCGAGTGGAGACCTTTCTCTTGGAATAGGTGCTACTACGGCATGTGATGCAACTTCAGGTAATGATATATTTTATTCTTCTGATATGTTTGAATTAGGAGAAAACCCTGGATCATGGCGCGTAACGAATTTAGGTGCATCTAATTCAAATGCCGAGAATGAAGGTAGAGTTTCGTCATGGTTGTCAAACCAAATATACGTAAGACAAGACCAGAGTTCTAACACAGTTCTTTATAGTTCAATCGCTAATCTTGGAAAATATCCACTTACATTATTAAAATCAGATACCTTTATTCCAGGAACAAACATCTCGATAAAAATAGCCGACTGGACTGGAGACTCTGGTACATCAGGATATACAGGTGAACATTATAAAGCTATTGATTCAAATAGTCAAGCAACTGCCACTAATCCGACAGAATGCTCGGGAGGAAGTCCATCCGGTGTTATATTTGACTGGGATGACGGAAATACCAATAATACACTTAATTATTTCGGTGGAGGAGGTAATGGAAATGTTTATTTTACGCTTAGTGGCATATCTCCATCCCAGCTTAGTTCTTCTAATTTTACTATAGAGGATCCTAGCAACAGCATGAATTGGGCTAGTGTAAGTTTCAACCCAGGTGACAATTATGTATCACTAAGTATCATGACGCCAATAGAAGAGCCTAGTGAAATATTGGACTTAGATTTTGATTATAGTGGTACATTGAATGAACTCGCTAGCGATACTACTATAGGAATTTCCATTGATCCATGTCACGTTGAAGGTACTGTAATTAGTATGGCAAATGGAACTACTAAATTAGTTGAAAACTTAAAAGTAGGAGATGTATTAGATTCGTTTGATATAAAAGGATTAAGCGATAGTGGTGAATGGAGAAATTTTAAAACTAATGCGATGGAATTCAGGGCTCCTAAGTCATCTGCTAAAATAGTCAGAATAATAAAAGGAACTTATAAGAACTATCAAGATATTAATAACGGATTAACTAAAATAACAAACGAACACCCTATATTAATAAAAAGACCAGATGGAGAAATATTCTTTAAACAGGCTCTTTATATTGATACGACCGACATGATATATGTTAATGAAAAATGGACAAGAGTTAACTCTAATGAAACTATTCACAAAACGGTTAACACATATTCTATTGATGTTGAAAATGAAGATGTTTATATTGCAGACGGTATTTTATGCCATAATGTTGAAGAGCTAGAGGAAAAGGTCCAGTAATAATTAGTTCTAGAAATTAAAGATATATACTAAATAAATAAAGATTTAAGTAATGCCAATACCTATTAATTTAAAGCAGATTCTACAATCTGATACACAACAGGAAAAACTGGATAAAGTTAATTATAACTTTGATCAGTTAGTTGCTAATGGCGGTGGACCAATGGGAGCCACTGGTTCTATTGGTGAAACGGGATTTCAGGGTGCAACTGGTGACGATGGTCCTCAGGGTATTGACGGTCCTCAGGGTTTTCAAGGACCTGCTGACGCTTCTAATAATTCAAAATGGAAAGACGGAGCAATATGGTACAATGGAGCTCTTAATATTAAAACTATAGTACCTGAACATGAGCTGGCAGGTCCAGCAACACAGGTGAATTTCCCTCCAACTAACGTATTATTAGGTTATGCAAGTAATGATGATGAGTATAATGATTTAAATTTAATATCGGGGTATCTAAATAGCGTTTTATTAATTAATAAGAATTCAAATTATCATGATTCTAACATTAGATTAATATCTGAAAAAGGAACAGATAAGTATTTAGACATAGCATTGACTAATTATCCTGCTTTAAGTTCAATTGGCGAACAGTCTGTTCTAGAATTTAAATTTGCATCTAGTGTAGCGGCAGGAGAATATAGATGGAATGCAGATACGTACATAATCAACGATGTCAATGATAATGAGATGATGTCAATGGACGCTATTAACGGTGTAAAATTTACAGGATCATTTCTTTCTACTAACGATGCAATATTTACAGGTAGTATTTTTAAAATTAATAACTCTTACGTAGGTGGAACAACTAACACTAACCCAGATGTAGATAAGATTGCGGTGGCATTAGACAATACTGGAACGATAGGTTTTAAGGAAGCATCTGAAATAGGTGCAAGTGTTCCCATAGGAACAATAATATCTTTTCATTATGACACATATATTGATGTTAGTAACTTTACACAGAATCAAACAATAAATTTAAATAGTGATCCAAGTACGATAGATATTGTAGTTGGAAGAGGAGTTGCAGGTACGCAATATGAGGGATGGTATTTATGTAATGGTCAAACTTGGAAAAATAGTAATATAAACTACACTGTTCCTAATTTAAATTCCTTTTCATTTAATTTTACAACAAACGTAGGCCAAATAACATCACTAAGTGGTGCATCAAGACCTAATTTTATAGGAGGAGGTCTATTTACTTTCTCTCAAGACGCGAATTCAATTGAATATGATATAACTGTTGATTCTACAGAGGCATGGGTAAGTGAGACTTCAACTAATTCTAATTATGCAACAACTGAGTATGCGGTTGTTAAAACTCCTCAATTAATATATTTAGGAGCATCTGATTTATATTATAATGTTACAGGCCCTGCTCCTCTTACATTCCCTGCCATGTATTCTAAATTATTAGATAACAATAGCACAACATATAACGATGCAGTATTTCCTAATTCACCAGATGAAGCAGGAGCAGATAGATGGAGAGAAATAAATTTAGTAGATGCTAATGGATATCAAGGTAATTCGATTATCGTTGGACAGCCACTTCAATCAGCAGGTAGAGAAATTAAAAATACTACAACAGGAACATGGTCAGCAGGAAGTACGTCAGATGTTCAACTCGAATACGGCCAAGTTAATATATTTGACTTAAGATTAACAGCTAGAGGTAAAGATACCTCATGGTCATCAAATCCTTCTCCAGAATCACCACCTAATTGCAATACTGAAAGAGAAGCAGAATCTTATTCATGGTTTACTGACTGGTCAGAAAGATGGAATGGAAATACATCTACTACATCTGCATGGAATTACGTAGGAGAATTTAATCCAAGTTCAACTAGTTCATATTACGAAGGTCAGATTTTTAGTTATCAAAACAACTTTTATACAGTTTCTCCCGGACAGTCCAGTATGGGAATAGATCCGGTGGCTTTAAATATAACAGATCCATCTGCACATATAGTTGCAACTGGAAGCTCATGGGAAAAAGGAGGAAATAGCTGGTATGGTACTCCTCGTTATTTTTATAGATTGCCTAAAGTAGAAGATCCTGAAGAAGAGAGTTGGCACTATAGTCCTATGAATCAATCAAACAGTCCTTCTAATTCTGCTCCTCCGCCGAACAACAGATTTAGTTTAACACTAACAGGAGGTAGAGGAGGATATGGCGATTGGGCTACTAATACATCAGACGGCGCAATAGTACGTCCAATATCGGGAAGCCCTGGTCAATTTGAGCCCGTATGGCCTTCACTTTATGAGCAGGCTAATTCTACCACAGCAAACGCATTAACAAGCGGAGAATTATATGATCAACAGGGAAGATGGACATGGCCAGCAGAGGTCTTTTTAGACATTTATAATGATATAGGTCAAACTGTTGCGATGGTTCAAGTTCCTATAATTACAAGATGGAACAAAGGTATAATAGAAGACCTCTATGATAGTTTAACAATAGACCCGACAACTGACTTTCCACAATATTCAATGCCATATAACTATACAGAGGGTACTAATCACTGGAATACGGCTGCAACAATAGGTACACAAGTTGGTCCGACAATAAGCGGTCCCGGTGGTACCATAGAAAAGATGTATAGCGGAGGATGGGAAAACCCAGGGACAGGTGTATTATCTGGAGAAGATTGGGATTATTGGTATACTGGACAGAATGATACTGAATTTAGAAGATATCAGAGGGTTGAATTTAAAATCCTAGTATCACCTTCAGTTTCAAACGACATATATTCTTATTTAGATAATAATCCTGGTTCTACTATTAAATTTAGAACTGCATGGTGGAGTGATAAGATACAAGATGGAACCGAAGATTATTTAGATCCTGACACTGACAACGGTATATATAATGGCGGTGGAAGTCCGGATTACAGTTCTTCAGCATGGAATAGACAGCCGGCTGGAATGGGATACGATCCATCAGTGTGCGTACAGAACTATAATCCACCTACTTCAGCACTTCAAATACAAGGAGGGTCTACCTTTAATTTGGATGATTATTCCTTTGGAGCGGGAAACGGTAGCGACCAGGTACAGTATATAACAAACGATGCTACTCAAACTCCTATTGTAATTTCAGGTACTTCCCAAAACACTGGAAATGGAACTAGGTATACTGCAACCGTAAATCCACCTAACATTAATACTGGAATAGGAACAATTGATATCCAATCAGTGACAGCATGTTCGCAATTAGGCATGGGATATACCACTAACGATCTTGTAATACAGCATTCAGCGGGTAATTCTACGCAAATTACGTATACTGGTTCTTTAACAACAGCTACATGCCCTAGTCTATGTGAGTCACATGTGGTGACAGCCGGGACTAATTCCTCATCACTTTACTCTTATGAAGATTGTAACGGTGTTATACAGTTTGATACGATCCTGGTAAATGGACCTTCACAAACATTCTGTGCAGCGATCGGTAGTGTAATAATAACAACTCCAAGTTCCGGTGCATCGGTTTCCCTAGGAGGAATGCTGAGATGTGATTAAAATAAAGATATGAATATAATAAACACATATAAACTTTACAAAAACGTAATTCTTTTCGGAGGACTTGCGATTTTGTTGTTTTGTCTTTTACAACAATGTAACTCTAACCAAAACTTAAAAAGAGAAATTATACAAGTTCAGAAGGTATCTGATAGAAACCTTAATAACTATAAAGCCACGCAAGATACTATTATAATTGAAAAGAATAAAAATAAAGAATTAGTTTCTAGTATAAGATCCTTTGAGTATGATGTAAACACCCTAACTGAAAGTAATAAGAAACTAGTTTCTAAATATGCTAATCAATTAAATATTAATAACGAATTAGAGAATGTTAATAGTTTACTTTCAACAACTTTAAACGTAAAAGATTCTATAATAAACGCAAATGGAGTTGTAACCGTTGATACGGATTCTATAAATAATATAGATACGATAACAGTTGACGTAAACGATAAGTGGGAGTTTGATAAATATAACTGGAGAAGATTTCAAGGAAGTATATCTCTTTTAAAGGATAGCACTAATTATAATTTATTCTCTTCTAGATTTGATATTATACAGGGAATAGGTTTAAGTGCTGCCATCATTAATGAAGAAGGATTTGACAGACTTAAAATTACAACTCCATATAAAGGAGTAACGTTCACTAATATAGAAAATATAAACTTAGTTAACGATAGATTAAATAATAAATATGAGAAAAAAGCAGGGTGGTCTATTGGTGTTGGATTTCAATATGGACTTAACTTGAATAACAATCAAGTTATAAGTACTGGTCCATCAATTGGTATAGGAGTATACTGGTCCCCTAAATTTCTTAGATTTTAAAATAATAAATAAACAATGGCACAATCATCCAAATTCTTAAGACTAGATGACGACATTCTAATGGAGTTCATGTATCATGATCAAAATGTTGATTATGTAGATGATGCTAAGATAGAAAACGACGACAACGGAAGTCAATTTAAATTTTTAAACACAGAGGCATCTAACGATTCAGCCTCTAGATTCTTAATTCATGAATTAGGAGCAGATGTTGTTAACTTCAGTGTAAAGATACAAGATGGTTATGTTTTTATTAATGATTTTGCGTCTAGGCAATTAGTTCTTAAAAACGGCAAAACTTATAAATTTAACCTATCTGATTCTACGATAGACAATATAGCTGGATTCACAATAGATGGTTCAACTACCCAATTAATTGGTAACACATACATATATACTCCAGGAACTAATGGAAGATTTGAATATTCATATGAAAATATGGCTGGAGATAGTGCTAGAGGTGGAGAAATAAACGTAGGAAATAGAGCTAATCCTTTATTTGCAGAACCAGAACAAGAAACTGGAAATAGTATTAAAACTGCAACAGGTGAAGTTGGAAGATATTATGGAGTTCCTTCAGAATATGATGGCAAATGGGCTTTACTAAAAAATGATTTAGCATATTTAGATAGTTCATCATGGAATGGAACAGACTCTTCTCTTGCAAACGTAGATGATAGTATAGTAAGTGATGTATGGTATGACACTATAAGATTACACTTAAAGACAGGATTTTCATTTGCAGCTAGAGGTAAAGAAGGTTTTATGTTTCAGGTAAAAGCAAAAAGAGAATCAGGAGTCTATAATTATTTCACATCTATTGTGTATTTAAATCATTCTAATTTTGAAATTAGTAATCCTAATTCATTTGTATTAGGAGATACTTCATATTCTAAATACATACAAATTAAAGTACCTTCTTTAATTTATTTTGATGTTTCAACTAAGAATAAAGATTTTCACGATGCATTCTTTGGAGAAAACGAAGATGCAATATTAGATTCTACTAACTATGAAATAAGTTTAAAATTAATAAACACTTTAACTGAAGAAGGAGATGTAGAATACATCAATGTAGAAGACACTATTGATGTTACAGTCGCAATGGAAGACGAATATGTAGATATTGCAGCAAACGTCGAGGAAGTAGAAGATATGGATTATTTTCAAATATATGGGACCAAGGACGGATCTAGGCAAGGTTTTGAAAACTATATAAATGGAAGAATACAAACATCAAGTGATGATATCATAATATTCCATGACATAGAAGTTAGTGAACAAATAGGTTTAGATTTCTTAGACACATCTTCTATGACATTTACTCAAACCGCAAATTATGAAGCTCCGATACCATTTAGACCTATCATATTTAATTCTGATATTGCAAGTTCATTTTATATTAGACATACTATGAGAATGTATAATGAAACCGATAATACACAGATTATTAAGGTTGCTACTATGACATCATATAATCCTAAGAAATACGGTACTCGTATGGAAAAGATTAATCTAAGAAACGTAGATCCTACTATTATCTATAATAAACTACCTAACACTACAGTAAATAGAGAATTAAATCAATTTGTTAATTCAATTAGACCGAGCGTTGGAGAAACTAAATATGTTCCAGTTGCGTTAGATACTTATGGTATATTAGCATCTGCTACAAACGTTACAACAGATTTAACAGAATCTGAAGAATTAGATAACATTAAGTTTTTTGAAGAAGGTAAAGCTAGCATTAAATTATCTAAAGTATCTGATAACTTCGTGAAATTTAATATTGCTCAGCCCGATGGTGACGATAAAAAAGCGGTTTCATTAGTAAGCGCTGAAAATATAATTTTAATTATTAAAAGCGGATCTATAGAACAGAGAATAGTACATGATCCTTCATTTCCTAATATAGATTTAGGATTAGGAGAAGTATTCTTTAAAATACCTAAAGGCACAGCTGTAAGATTTGATAAAACAGATGCAAATAAGTTCGAAGACAAATTCTATATTAATATAAAGAATGGAGAAACAGAGTCCTTATTGTATCATGGAAAAGTAGAAATAGTATAATGATATTAAATAGTAGAAATAACTTATTTAACTTTAAATTTCCTAGGACATTTATTCCGAAGGAAGTAGCTGACAAATATAGATCTTATTTGGGTAAAATGCCAGGCAACATAATAGAAGAACCTATTGATTTTGTCAATTATTCAATACAGGGTTTAAGTTTACCTGGAATTAATTTTGATCCAATACAGCAATCGCCTAACGACGGAACTATCACATACCATAGAGGGTCTATTCCTATTCAAAATACAGTTGAAAGACAATTCTCTATAGAGTTACAGCTATTAGACGGGTATATTAATTATTGGATAATGCAAGATACTTTATTATATTATTATTCAAAACAAGTTAGAGACCCTTTTATTAACGATCTAAAACTTCAAATAATGGATGCAGAAGGTATACATTTAATGAGTGCAGTTTTTGAAAAGCCTATTCTTAATTCTATTTCTGAATTAGAGTTAAACATGTCAAGTAATGTTGCTGATTTTTCTACATTTACACTTAACTTCTATTATAATAAGTTTAATATTATCTCAGAGATAGACGGTAAATAAACGAGATATATAATCCATAACAATATAGACCAATATAATGAAAACATTTTTTGAATACTTAAGCGAAGAGAATATAACTAAAGAGGAAATTACCCTTTTAGAAGAATCTCTGCAGTCAGAATGGACTGATGAATTAGAGCAAAAAGTAGATGCTGCTTTAGAAGAATTTACTAGACAGTATGCAAATGAAGATGGAACGTTTGATTTTGAAAGATTTAATGAGGAATTAACAAATGAAGGTTTCTTAGGTTCTATATTTGGTGGCCTTACAGGATTTGCTCTAGGTAAAACAATTGGTAAAACAGTTGCTAAAGTTCTAGGAATTCAGAAAGGTATTTTTTACGATTTATTAACCTCAAGATTAGTTGGCGCTGGATTAGGTGCGGCTATCGGAAAATCATTCTAATTTGAATTACGTATCAGTAGACTTTTCATTAAATTCTCCAGGTATTTTTATATACCAAGAAGAAACTAACGAATATCATTTCATATCTTATATTAAAGAAGGTCAAGGAACCAAGAAAGAAAGAGCTTGGCAAGAAGACATATCTCATTTAAAGGGAGTTACTCTTATTAATCAACCTGACTGGGGAAAACATGGTGAAGATTATTCAAGCGTTGAATTAGCAAAGATAAAGAGATACGCTAAAACCGCAGATGACATTATTAATTTAATAACGGATATTACAAAAACAAAGAAGCAATATATTATTTCTTTTGAAGGAACTTCTTTCGGTTCTAAAATGGGAACTAATAATATTATAGATATGGCTGCAGGAGCTGCGATACTTAAAGAAAGAATGCTAAGTCAACTTGAAATCTTAGATATTCAAACCATTGCTCCCACTACAATTAAGAAACACGCTGGAAAAGGAAACATGAATAAGTCTCAATTATGGGATGCCTTTTTAAGTAATGTATTAGGAGATCAAATTTTAGCAGAACATCCTCTTTTAGATTTTTGTGTGAAAGAAATTGGACCTTCTAAAAAAATACCAAAACCCTTTGACGATTTAGTTGACGCTTACTTTTTAACTCACTTCGTTAGAGCAAAGATGTCGGCCACTGAGGAATAGATTTACCACTGAGGCTTAAAGTCTTAAGTTATACTGTCTTTTCCCCATAAAGTTTCATAAAATAAAAAGATATATAAAATATGCAAACAGATAGAGAAATAATACCGGCACACCTATTAAAGCTTAAAGAGATTTTAAGTGATATGGTAACTCAACATAGAATAACAGAAAATGAAATGATAGATATGTTAAGAAAGGCTGGTTTAGCTCGTCTTCCAAACTCTTCTTCAAAGTGGATTGACGAATCTGGATCAACCTATTCAGAGTTATAATTCTTCCCCCTGCCCCCTGCAATACGGATATATAGAATAGTTATTATTGTGAAACCTTTTAGGAATTGCATGTATAACTATTGAAAGTTTTTTAAAGATTAAAGACATTAACGTAAATTAAAGCAATTAAAGACATGGCAGATTTTGACATTTTTAACCTCAGCGTATCAGACGTTGAAACTCATGAAACAAAGAGCTCAAGCTCTACAAATGAGATCTACAAACCATCCGCAGATGATGGTAAAGACGGAACTTACAAAGCACTTATTCGTTTTGTTCCAAACCCAACAAACCCAAGAAATTCATTAGTTAAAAAGTATGTACACTGGCTAACTGACGCTAACGGCGATGGAAGACTTATTGATTCACCTTCAACGGTAGGAGATAAGTGTCCAATTGCAGATGCATTCTTCAAACTTCGTAAGAGTGATTCAGCAGTAGACCGTAAGATGAGCGACAAGCTTAAGCGTAGAGAACAGTATTACTCACTTATCAAAGTAGTGAAAGATCCTCAGAACCCTGAATTAGAAGGTACTTATAAAGTATTTAAATTCGGTTACAAAATTAAAGAGAAGATCGAAGAAGAAACTAAACCTGCATTTGGTGAACCAACTCAGATTTATGATTTATTCGAAGGAAAGAACTTTGAACTTATTATTACTCGCCAAGGTGAATATAATAACTATGATAAGTCTAAATTCTCTGCAACTAGATCAGCTATTGCAATTGATGGAAAACCAGCTGAAAGAAACCAAGAAGCTATGACATCTATTAAAGGTGAATTAGATACAGCGCCATCTTTAGATCCTTATGGATATAAGAAATGGGATGCTGAAACTCTTGACTTTGTCAATGGTATTTTAAGACAATATCTTAACCCTGGTTCTTCAATGGATTCTGTAATTTCTACACCGAAGCCAGCTGCTAAAAAAGCAGCAGTAAAAGAAGCAGCTCCGGTAACAGGAAATGATGCTAACTTTGAATTCCCTGACACAATGACAGCGACTCCAACGGCAGCAGAAACAAAATCTTCAACTGCATCAGCAGATAGCGATGATCTAGATTCTTTCTTAGATGAAATCGGAATCTAAAAAAATCACAGAAGATTTAAAGCAGAAGGTCAGAAGTTTAGTTAAACAAGTTTGTGTAAAAGAACATACTGACCCTAACAAACACATGATTAAGGAAATGCCAGGTCGTTTAAACCTGGCATGCCCTTATTGTGGTGACTCGCATGGTGAAACTCATAAGAAAAGAGGTAATCTATATTGGGCAACGTTACAATTCCACTGCTTTAATTGTGGACAACACTCAGATCTATATGGTTTTTTAAAAGATCATCACCTAAAATTCAAAGATACTCAAGATTCTATTACAATTATAGAATACATTAAAGAACACAAAGTATCTGTTAATGAAGTAGACACTCTACAACATGGTGTATTTAAAACCTTATATGATTTATCACCTACGAGAAAGGAACTTAAAGAAGTTTTTAAACTAGTAGAGATAGAACCAGGAGATCCTGCTTTTTTCTATTTAAAGAACAGGTTTTTACATAAGAAGCTTAATCACTTCTTGTATTCTCCCAGAGATAAAAGAATCTTAGTTTTAAACTTAGCACCTGAAGGTAAGGTTATAGGATTTCAAAGTAGATCTTTAAGGAAAAGTAAAAACACAAGATATCTAACATACGATATAGAAAAGATATATCAGGAAATGAATAAAGAAATACCTCTCCAGGATGAACAGCTTATATCCTCTAAGAAGTTATCAACTTTGTTTGGTATCATGACTGCAAACTTCCAAATGCCCTGTACGGTATTCGAAGGACCTTTAGATGCCTTATTTATGCCTAACTCTATAGCATTGGCGTCTGTAACCAGATCAACCGAAGAGTTAGATGAAATTCCAACAATACGATATATGTTTGATAATGACGAAGCAGGAAAATCAAAGATGATGCAAAAATTAAAAAGAGGTAAAGAAGTATTTACATGGGACAAATTTATGTCTGAATCAAAGATGGATAAATATCCTAGCAAGATTAAAGATCTAAACGATCTAGTTATCGCTGCTTGGAAAACAAAAAATAAATGTTTATCCACAATGGATAAGTATTTTAGTAATTCACGACTAGATGCTTATTACTTATGATAGACGATTACGTACAAATGGTAAATGACGAATTAGATCAATTCGAAGAAGATGGAAAAAGACACAAAAATCTAAAAATGATTATTGGGTTTGCAGCAGCCGATTTATCACACGCTGAAAAAGAAATTAAAATAACTCCTAAATACAAAAAGAAATTTAAGAGTCAAGTTTATATTAAGAAGAATACTAATAATAACTCATTATTCTAAAAAACACCACATGACAGAACAATCAACTAACAAATCTAAGATTGTACAATTAGACGAATATTTAGCAAACCAAAGATCAGAATGGACTTTAAAGATTAAAGAACTTACTGCAAACTTAAAAGAAGGTATTAACCTAGAAGATGTTAGTGCATATACATTAAGTTATAGGCAAATATTAGTTGAAAATTTAGCAACTATCGCTGGTAAAATTAGAACACAGAAGGGAACAGTAGACAAGTTATATAAACAGAAATGGATTGAATATTATAAGTTTGATTATAAGATAACGGATAAACAAAGAGAACGTTTTATCGACGCAGATCTTTCAGATGATAAACAGATTTTGGATTTACTTGAAAGCCAAAAGGCCTTTATTGAAGGCTCAGTAAAAACTCTCGACAATATGGGCTTTGCAATAAAGAATCGCCTTGATATTTCGAGACTGTAAAAAAAGTTAAATGAAAATTGATTTTAACTCTAACAGATGATAATCAATTCTTACGAATTGATGAAGCAGAGGAACTTGAACTAGAGCAGATTAAAATATCTTTAACTAAAAGAATTGATAGTTGGAGATTTAATCCTTTAGTCAAGAAAGGAATATGGGACGGATATGTTTCATACATCAAAGACGATAAGTGGATTCCCGCCGGTCTTTGGAGATACGTTATGCTCATTTGCAAGGAATATAAGTTTGATCTTAAACTTAATGGAATTCAAAGACTATTTGATAGAAACATAGGTGCAGAATCATTTGAAGCATGGGCTTTAGAATTTTTTGAGGGTAGTAAATTTGTTCCAAGGGATTATCAAATAGAAACAGCATTTAATATCCTAAAGTTTAGGAGATGTTTAGCTGAATTAGCAACTTCCGCTGGGAAAACACTTATTAGTTTTTTAACAGTGGCGTATATGTTAGAAAAAGAAAAGGCCGAAAAGATATTATTTATAGTTCCTAATGTTTCTCTAGTTGTTCAGGCCCATGAAGATTTCCACGAATACAATAATAAGAATAGAATAAAACTAAAGATACAACAGATATATGCCGGCCAGAAAATAAAGTCAGACAGGAATGTAGTGATAGGTACATATCAGTCCTTAGTTAAAAAGCCTAAAGAATATTTTCAACAGTTCGATGCTGTTATTGTAGATGAAACTCATAAAGCGAAATCTAATTCTATTAAGACTATATTACAAAAATGTACAAGTGCACAATATAAATATGGTTTATCGGGTACAATTCCTAAAGATGGATCTTTAGACAAGTTAACACTAATGAGTCAAACGGGTCCTGTAATTAGCGAAGTTAAGGCTGCATTTTTACAGAGTCAGGGTCACATCGCTAAATGTAAAGTAAAAGTAATTGAAATGAATTACGCACCTGATTCCGCCAAAAAAGCATTTGAAGAATTAGCATTTAATAAGTATGATAGGAAGGATGTTTTTCAACTGGAACAAAATTATATTATTAATTCTTTTGGTAGACTTAATTTTATATGTAATGTTGTTGGCAAGGTCCCTAGGAACTCTCTAGTTCTGTTTCATAGAATAGAACATGGTAAAAAAATATACGAACAGCTCCGCCAAAACTCAGATAAAAGAGTTTTTTATGTAGATGGAGGAACAGATAAAGATATTAGAGAAGAATATAAAAAGAAAATGGAAGCAGGAGATGAAGTAGTTATTGTAGCGAGTTATGGTACATTTTCTACTGGAATTTCCATTAAGAAAATACACAATATATTCTTTACAGAGTCATTTAAGTCCGAGGTGATCATCAGGCAGTCAATTGGTAGAGGTCTAAGGCAGCATGAGTCTAAAGAAGCTGTATTAATTGTCGATTTTGTGGATGACATTAGAACTGACGAATGGGATAACTATTTATATAAACATAGTAAGGCGAGGCAGAAAATTTATAAACAAGAGAAATTTGAGTATAGTATTAAGAAAGTCAAATTTGACGGAGATATATAGAATAACGAAACTAAATTAAATAAACATTAAAAAATGGCACAAGTTAATAAAATTTCTTCATTTAAATCGTTTACAGAGATTAGAAAACAGGAATCTGTTAGTAAACTTAGAGAAGAAAACAATTTAAAAAGACAAGAATCAGTTGGTAAAATAGCTGCTATTCTAGATGAATTAGGATTAACTTCTTTCGAAGGTTTAGAAGAAGATCAGAAAGAATCAATTATCTCAAAAATATTTGGAGATGTTTCAGAAGAAGAAATAGCTGAAATAGAAGTAGAGGTAGAAGATGTTACTGCATCAGAAGAAGTTACTGAATCAGACGAACCAAAGTGTACTAATAAAAAAGGACATTTATATAAGCAAATTGACAAGGACGGAACGGTAGAATGCGTACACTGTGGTCTAAGAAATTCATTAAGCGAATCTTTAGTTACTGAAGCTAAGACCGTTACTAAAGCAGCAATTGAAGAAATTGGTGATTTTAGAGACAGTGAAGGATATTCTTCTAATCAATACTATATACTAGCTGACTTCATTGATGGAGAAATCACTATGAAAGATCTTTCAAAATTAGTAAAGTCTAAAGAAGTACAAAAAGAATTAAAGGGAGAAGATGAAATCGATATGGAACATATTGAAGAATTTTCAGAATCTTTAGTTACTGAAAAAGCTAAATTTAAAGTAGGAGATACTACTGAAAATTCAATTGGAAGCGAAGTTGAAATAATCGCTATCGATAATTGGAGAAAGATATCAAAGCAATTTAAAAAAGAAATGGGATCAGATGCAGATTCATACGGATATGAAGATACTGCAAAGGGAGATTACTATCTTGCTAAAATTGTTAAAAGTGAAGAAGGTGATGAAGGTGATTTAGGTATATTCCCAGTTGAATACGATCACGCAAATTACTGGGGATTAGGAGAATCATTAATGAATGAGGCCTTAGATATTAAATATAAAAGAGATGCAAAGAAAGTATTAACTCAATACAATAAAATATTTGCAGAACTAGGAAGCTTAACAGCTGATAAAATTTCTCACTTAGGAGCTATTAAATATATTTACGCTGAAGCATTAACTGATGCTAATTTCCATAGAGAAAGAACAGCTACTGAAAAAATTATCAAAGGAAGATTAGGAAGTGTTACTGTTAATCCTTTAACTCTTGGTAAACAAGCTATTATAGTAGGAGCAAAGAAAATATCACAGATATTAGATGAGTATTATTCTAGAATTTCAAATGCTGCCGGATGGTCAGGTATTGGAGTTGCTGAAGGCACTGCTCTATATTTAGAATCTATTGGTGAATCTAAACTTGCTGAAAAATTATTAGCAGGATTTAACGCAGTAGAAGAATCAGTTAAGTTTCAATTAACTGAAGAAGAAATTTCTTTAAAAGAATCTAAATTTAACGAAGTAATCAATTATGTAATTAATGAAGGAACTAGAGGTCAATTTGGTAAAATAGACAAGAAAGGAAATATTACTTCAGTATATACTCACTATGATTCATATCCTGAAAACATGTTGCCTATTATTAAATCAACCTTTAAAAGTGGTAAAAATGTAGATTTTGTTCTTAAAAATGGAGATAATTCAGGTTTAGATAAAGACGTTAAGAAAATTAATTTCTATGGCGGAGATGTTAATCTGATGAAAGGTAATGTTAAGAATATTAACAAATATATTAAAGATGCAAATTACGAAGGTGGTGCAGAATTCGTTTATTTATGGGATGAAGGTTCTAAAAAATGGATGATGGCAGATATCTACGGAGAAACTGGATTAGTTCCAGCATTTGAATCAAATATTTATGAAGGTACTACTACATCTTTAGATGAATTTACAACTGACACTAAAAGTTACTCAGGTGCTTTAGCATATTCTTTTAAGAATCATAAAAAGAATTTTGATAAAAATATTAAAGTAAGTGTTGCTCTTGGAGATAAGTTTAAATTTACAAATGAAAAAGGAGGTATTGTAATGCAAAGGTCTCATGGTCCTGAATTTGACACAGTATGGTTATCAGCTGATAAGAAAAAAGCTCAAAAAGTTGCAGATTGGCTTAAATCAGAAGGTGCTGAGATTGTTCTTTTCGGCCCAAAGACTAGATCATTTGTTGGTAGCAAAGAAGAATTTATCGATAGATATTTATAATAAAAAATAAAAATAAACTGACCTGGATTTTTCCGGGTCAAGTTTTTTAATTATATTAGCTATATACATGGAACTAAATAACAACTTTGTAGATTTTATTCAACATCACGCAGATGCACAAGGCATGACCAGAGAGGAATATGTTGCACATTATATGAGTGAAAATAAGAGTAAAGTTTTATCATTTGACGAATATATCGTTGAAAAATACAATACACTTAAAGAAGAATTAATCTTAGAAGGCGGTGCAGCTGGTCACATGTCTCATCCTTTCGATGAAAAAGATTTAACATTCGCAGATTTTAAAAAGATCGTAACGTCCGGTCTTCAAGGAGAATTAAACTTTGAAGAGGTAGCCACTGAAAAAACAGACGGTCAAAATCTATTAGCAACCGTAAAAAACGGAGTTACGATGTTTTCTAGAAATAAAGGTCAATTAATTAGTCCCGTTGATTTAGACGGTATTATAGAAATGTTTGAAAAGCATGAGGTACCTTTAGTGCGAGAAACATACGTGTTTGCAGCTAAAGATCTAAATGAAGCTCTTCCAAAAATTAAAGATCAGTCCATATTTAATGACGGTAAAGATTTTATAAATATAGAATTAATCTATTCTAAAAACCCAAATGTAATCTATTACGAAAGAGATGTTCTTCAATTTCACGATATTCAAGAAACTGATGGGAATGGTAATATTACAGGATCTAGAAAAATAGCAGGAGAATTAGTCAAAGCTTTAAAGGAAGTAGATGCCGATGTTCAAAAGACATTTACAATAATTCCTCCTCAGATTTTAAAACTAGGTAAAGATATTAATTTTGATAAAAATCAAGCTAAATTTATAAAGCAGATTGAAAAATTAAGAGATCGTTATAACTTAACAGACGGTGACGAAGTTTCTAGATATCATGAAATGTGGTGGAGAGAAACAATAGATGCAAATTTCCCAGATTTACAACAAGACTATAAGGAAGGTTTATTATTAAGATGGGCTTATGGAGATAAAAAGTCTTTAAATATGAGATCACTTGCAAAGGAGATAGGAAAAGATGAAGCTGCTTCTGTTAAGAAATTTGACAAAGAAGATGTTAAAAAGAAATATAAAGAAAACATTAGACCGTTTGAAGATTTATTTTTAGAACTAGGGTCTATAATTCTTATGAATGCTTCTAATTTTGTAGCTGCAAATCCAGACAAAGAGATGCAAAGACTACATAATCAAATTAGATCAGAATCTGAAAAGATCAAAAAAGATGGAAGCGTTACTCAGATCGAAAAGGTAATGAAAGAACTAGAGAGATTAGATAGAATTGGAGGAGTAGAATCTATCATACCAACTGAAGGAATAGTTTTTGTATATAAAGGAAAGACTATGAAACTAACAGGTACTTTTGCTGCTATCAATCAGCTGATGGGAATCATAAAGTACGGAAGATAAATAATATAATATGGCACTTAAAAAACTAAGACAAGTATTTCAGGAAACTAATATCAATGCATTTCAAGATATGTTGAATAGCAGGGTTCTAGTAACTGAAAAAATACAAGGAGCTTCATTTCACGTTAGAAGAAACCAGACTAAATTTGAATATTACAAATCTGGAGATTCTAGAATGAACATGATAGACAGAACAATAGTAGGTTTATATGAAACAGGTGTCAAGCACATCCAAAGTTTAGATCCTAGTATAAAGGAACAAATGCCACATGATTGGAAATTTGGTTTTGAATATTTACCTGAATTAAACGTGTCAGAATATAAATATACTAAACTACCTAAAAACAATTTAATACTTACGCACATTCAAACTATGAATGAGTCAGGTAAGATTAGAAAAACAATTAGCGATCCAATTATATTAAATAAATGGGCAAAGATATTAGAGGTTCAAGGACCTAGCATTGTGTTTGATGGTATGCTATCTCAAATGCAAAAAGAAGAATTAATAAGTGTTTTATCTATGTCAGATAAGGAGTTTTCTGAAGCATTTGATTATGATCCAAATACAGATGCAAGATTACCTTTCACTCAAAAGATGATTAAGACATTTAATCCAAATGCAGTTTCTCCTACGTTAAATGAAGACTTTGAAGTAGAAATTGACGGATTAATAGTTTCTTTTATTGATGAGAAAAAATCTAGATCTTTTAAATTAGAAGATTTTACAAGAACTGTTAGTGAAAATAAGAGATCAAGCCACATGTATCAAATTACTATTGCTGGTCTTATTGAATTTATTTCTACATTTGAAATGAAAGACATTCAACTAAATGAAGAAACAGCAGACTGGAGATATATTGAATTAATGTCAGTGATGTTTAATACGTATGTTAAAGAACACTCTGCTAAGTTTATTGGTGTTAACTTTGAATCAGCTGATTTTGCAGATTCAGATTCCTTTAAACTAAATACTAAATACATTAAGAACGAGACCACTCTTTCTTATGTTGAAAACGAAATACTTGCAGAATTATTTAAAATAACTTTAGGTTCTTTTAGAAAAAAGAGAAGCAAGGAAAGCGATATCATAAATGCAGAAATGTTAGAGCATTTAAATCAAATAGTAGAAACTATAGATAAGAAAGTATTTGTAGAGAATACCGATGAAAATTCCATATACGACTTTAATAATTTCATATTACATAATAAAGTAAAGACAAGTGTTAATTTAAATGAAGCACTTAAAGTAGATCATCCTGAACAAGGAGGAGAATTAGTAAATATGTTTGTTGGTAGATTCCAACCATTTACACTTGGACATGCTAAAGTATTAGAAACTATACACAAAGAAAATGGATATCCTGTGGTTGTTTTATTAGTAAAAGCAAAGAATAAGAAAAAGGAAGATGCATTTAAAAGACCTTATGATGAGAAGACACAATTAGATATGTTTAAGGCGGTTCAAAAACAATATCCATTTTTAAAAGAAATCTTTGTAATTCCAACCGGAGGTATTGATACAATGTTCAATGCAATGAGACCAACTTATGAACCCGTATTATGGGGAACAGGAAGCGATAGAATGAAAACTTACGGATTCCAAGTAAATAAAGATTCTTATAGAGAAGATCTTGGAGTTAGGAGTGATTTTGGATTATTTGAAATTCCAAGAACAGACAATAATATTTCAGCGACTCAGGTTAGAAACGCAATGCTAGACGGAGATGAAGGATTATTTAAGTCAACAACACCCAAAGCATTACATAAAATGTATGGCGAACTTAAGAAAAAATTAGAAGATTCAGTAGGTACTTCAGAATCAAATGAAGTTGCTGAATCATTATTAACATTTAAACAATTTTTAGAAAACAATGGATAGGTACGATTTTGAAAGAGCACTACATAGTGCTGCAAAAACCAACGCTGAAAATGAAGCGTTAATTATAGAATCCTATATTGGAGTTGCAACGACCGGAAGTAAATCTGCCCAACAGAATTTATTTAATTCAATTAATAGAACATTTAAAAAGAATAAGTGTCCATGGCAAGGTGTTAAGTTTACTTCAACACAGGATGTTAAACAACAACCTGATGGCAGGTTATGGCTTTCTAAAATGGATGACGATACATTCGGAGTAGTTTTTCAATATTTAATGTTAAATAAAAGCGAAGCAAACGAATTGTTTAATATTGGAAGAGACGATAATGGAATTGGTGCTGGAGAAATAATGCTAGCGTATATTGTAGAAAATATAAAAATAGGTGGAGGTGCGGCCGATACTGACTTAGAATTATATAATGAAAGGTGGTCACCAATTAAACCACCCCTTGGTAAATGTGAGTTAAAAGAAGCTCAAATGTCAAAGGGCATGTTACAAAATTGGAGAACAGGTGCAAAACACCAGGGAATTAATAGTACTTATGTACCGAAGTTAACGGCATTATATGACGCAGTAAAATATAATATTGAAGAAATCAACCCGGACGGAGATGGTAAAGATATGGCTGCCGGTGGAGGTTGGATAAATGAATGGGGAACTGTAGGTGGAAAAAGATTTAAGCATATTCAAAATTTAACTAAGACAGATATTCAGGCCCTTTCTTCTAGTGAAAGAGATTTTAAAATAGGTCCTGGAGATAAAGATAACGGCGCATTAGTAATTAAATTTAATGACGTAGAATTAGGAAAGCTAAGTGACTCTAAAACTGCAGAAAAAATTAAAAGTATAATAGAGACTGAGCCTTCCGTTAGAACATTTACTGAAATACAAGACGATGTAATTTCAGCAGTAGGAGATATACCTACTCCATTCCTTTTTATAGAGTCTAAAGATCATGAAATAGTAGCTTTTCACTATTACAAGAAATTACCTGGAAAAACTAGCGAATTACAAATATATTCTATTACACAAGGTAAATTTAAATATAAAATAAAGCCTAACCGAGTTTAAATAAACAAATACAAATAAAAATGAGCACTAAAAAAACATTCGAAAGCTTTGTAAATTCAATGAACGAAAACGTTGATTTATATAAAGTATACAAAAAGGTTTCTGGGAAATATTCCTTGAGAAAGCCTTCTTATTGGGGAGATCTATTTAACCAAAGAGCTTCTATTCCATATAGAGAATTAACTAAATATGATAAAGAATTACATTCCTTAGACGTATACACTACTAAAGAATTAGGATGTCATAACGAATATCCATTACAATCTAACTTTAAAGTTCAAGTGCCACAGGTATTTGTATTATATTGTAACACTGAATCAGGTGAGCTTGGAGAGTATTATGGAATGAGTATTCTTGTAAATACAGAAGGAGCAACATATCCAAGATATGCATGTGGTATGCCAGATTTCGAACCAGAATTACATAACTTTGTAAATGGAATTCCTGAAAGCTATTTAAACATTGTAACGACTGGTGCTCAATTGTTACATGAACAGATGATAGTTGAAGGTCAATTTTCATGGCTTACATCCGATACAAACACACAAATAGGTTCTGAAAGACAGAACATGATTACAGTATTTATGTATGATAATATGGGTAACAAGTGGACGGAAAAGGATTATGAAGGATATGGTGAATTTGGTGGAATGGATTATTATGATCTTGTTGCTACAATGAATGGATATACTGAAGAAGATGTTAAAACAATGAAAGGTTCATTTAAAGAATTAAGACAACTTGGTATTGATTTAGCATTCGGTAAAATAAAGACCAAAGATAAAAAGAAAAAGACATTATTCCCTGCATTAGTTGAAGATCCAAGATTTAATTGGAAAAGACATGACTTTACTGAAGAAGCAGAATCTGATCCAAATCAATCATGGTATCAAGAACCTGAGTATGATGATTATGAAGATGATGACGATTACGAAAACGGATGGTATGAATCAAAGGTTACTGAAGCCAAAAAGCTTACAATTAAAGATGTTGAAAAGGCATGGGATTTTTCTTATGGTGAAGATTTTGAATATGAATATGGTAGTGTTTATGTTGAAATCATGGGAAAATATAAAGGTAAAATTACTAAAGATGAATTAGCTAAAATATGGGACGACAAGTATGGTGAAGATTTACAAAGTGAACATGGTGGATTCTTTGATAAGCTAGACGAAAATTTAAATGAAGCTACTGTAGTAATGGATGCAATAGATCCTAAATCAAAAACACTCAAAAAGCTTTTAAAGAAATATAATGTTAAAATGAAAGTTTTAACAATGAACGGCCCTGGTGGCAATTGGCCAGAAGTTGAAATGACAGGTTCAAGAGAAGATTTACAATCAGTATTAGCCGATCCTAATGGATGGGACGATCCTGAATTAGGAGAATACATTGAAGAATCTAATATATTAGAAGCTAGATCTATTAACAAGATTTCAAAGGAATTTGGAGAAACAGTTAATAAGATGAAAGATATTGTAAAGATATACATCGCTGCGGAAGATGGAAGTGATGAGAAAGCAGCAACTAGACAGCAGCTAATAGATTTAACAGCAAAAAAGAAAGCTCTTACAAATGAACTAGATGATGCAGTAGCTGGTAAAAACAAAGATGTAAAATTAGTTATCAGTGAGGGTGTTATGTCTGACATTCACCAAATGATAGGTAATCACAAATCATTTGATACTTTTCAGAAAGAATTCTTTAAAGAATACGGACATAAGAAAGTAATGAAGAAAACTCCAGAGTTTTTAGAATGGTTAAAGGCACTATATAATGATTTTGAATATACGTCAGGTGAAGCTGTTGAAGAAAGGTATACTAAAAAGTCATTATTAAAAAAATTAGGAGATGCAGATGATGCAATGATTCAAACCGGAAACGGAAAAGAATATATCATTTATAATCCTGATTCTAATAACGATGACAATGCTGCAATGTGGCATGATAAATCAGTATTTGCACTAGATCAAGACGGTGGAGAGCATGAAATAGCATATAAGGATATAGGGCTAGTAATGGTAGAATCAGCAGTTAATGAAGATGTGTATGCAGACTTAGAAGACACTATTTCTAATATGGAATTTGATGCATATCAAAACTTAGCATCTGAATTTGGTATAGATGCTGAAGATCCCAACGAAATGATGGACTTTATTCAAAATGAACTTGACAAGAAGGGTGCTAAACTCTTAATCAAGAACATTGAAAAAGGAGTTTATGAATCATTAGTTAATGAAAAGGACGACGCCGGTGACCACTTAGATAATCTTGCAGATTTAGTAGGTAAAGCTAAAGATTTCTTTGCAATCGGTAAAGAATTAAAAGCAGGTAAATACAAATACGACTATAGTGATAGTATGATGCCAATGTATACGATAAAAGCAGATGGTTTTAAATTTGCAATACTTAACAAAAGATATGTTGACGGCGGCGATAGAGAAGTTGGAGAGATTGCTATTGGCCTAATGGAATCAATGGTTATTGAAGCTAAGGGTTTTAAAAACGATGAAGATTTCGAAGAATTTTTAAAAGAAATCGATGCTATGCCAGAAAGAGCAGTTAGAAAGATAATGGGTAAAGAATATATCGATACTCCTGGTTTTTATCAAGATGAAAAAGACAATTATGATGATGTAATTGACTTCATGATTTCAAACATGGGTGCAAATATTTATCACCAATTAGAACAGTGGTGGGAATTAAACGTAATGAAACCGGGTCTTAGAGAATCTAAAATTCAAATAAAAAGAAGATATACCGATAATCATCCTGCACAAACTTCAGGTAGAACTGCTAAAGTCAGAAACGCAATGATCGAGGCATTAGCGGATGGTGTATTAACAGAAGAAGAATTCAATAATATTCTAAAAGAAAAATCAATCGATAATAAAAGATGGATGAGAAGAAATTCTAAATACTTTACAGTAAGTGAAAATGGAATTGGTCTTTCTAAATTTGGAAAAAGAATATTAACTGGAATTAAACCAGTTGTTAGTTTAACATTAGAATCTTTTATTAACGAAGCTAATTATATTAAATTTAAAGGAAAGAAAGTAGATATTAGTTCATTAGAAATGGAAGATGTTGATATGAAAGATTATCCAGATTTCACAGATGCATTCTTTAGTTATGGTGAATATTCTAATGGAAAAGAAATGACTGACGAAGAATTATCAGATTTCACAGATGATAATCCAGACTTAGCTAATGAATTAGCACATGATTCCTTACATTAAAAGATATATACTATTATAAACAAAACAATATAAAATGAAACTATATACTAACTTCGATAATTTTATCAATGAAGCAAAGGTTATGAAGCAGAAAGATACTGCTAAAATAGCAAAAAAATTAGCAGCTGCTCTTTCAAAAGCAGACGGAAAAGAATTCACAATTTCTAAAAATTCATTAGATTCCGGTGGTTTTGATCTAGATATGGATGGAGACGAATATGCAGGAGGAACTTATTTTATTGGTGATGCTGGTGAAATAGTAAACGCAGCAACACATAATGATGTATATGGTCACATGGACGATAGCGAAGCTGAATTAGTTAAAACAATTAAAAAGGGTAAATTTGCAAAATACAGAGCAACTGAATCTTTAGAACTTAATGAAGCTCTAGCTTCTTCCAAGTTAAGAGGATTAATAGACATCAAAAAAGGTGGTAAGGAATTAATTAAAGGTATATACGGTCTTGCTAAAGTAGCACTAGATAAAGTTACCGATGATATGATAATTTCTAATAGCAACCCAGTTGAAGTTTATAAGAAAGCAAAAACATTCGGAAACGTAATTGTATTTTGGATTTCTAGAAATGAAAAAGAAAATGAATATGCTCCTTCTTCCGGAAGATATGTTGAAATGATTCCTGGAAATTGTTTATTAGCTGTTTCTAATGGAAAAAATGAAATGTTTCAGAACGATTCAATATGGAATAGAAACAGCGACACAATAGGTGGTAAGAAAAACACAAGAAGACTTAAGAACATGGGTAAATACCCTGGATCTAAAGATACTGTCGGTGTTAACAAATCACACAACCAATATAGTGGAACGGGATTAGGTAACATTAAAAGAATTGCGGAAATGTCTGACGAATGTTACATTATTAATTTAGACACATTAAGAGCTTCTTTATCTACCGATGATAAGACATCTGCAAGAGCAGAGGCAAAATCTGGAGCTACTGCACTTACAAACCCTAAGAAAATCAAAGAGGATAACTTAACAAGGTATAACGATATTCTTGCGAAGAAAGCTGATAACCCAGATAAAATAGACAAGAAAGTTAAAGAAATTATCGAAGATGCACACCAATTCTTAATGGCTGGTTTAGCTAAAAAAGAATTAGGAAACTATAACGAATTAACAATAGGAAAAGACCCTAAAGGAAGAGAAATTAGACCTAGAGATTTAACCAATTATATTGCAAATATATTGTCAGATTATCAAGGATATGTTTCAGCATACGTTAATATGAAAACTGAAGAAGAAAAATTCGGTTCATCAAGTTCTTGGTATATGAGAGATGCTAAGCGTAAAGCACTAGAGCTTAAGCAAAGAATGGCTAAATGGGATAATAAAAACATAGTTTGGTAAAATGAAAAAAGTAAAATTATTTGAACAATACATTAATGAATCAGCTATCGATTTATTAGCAGATGAAATAGAAGATGCAAAAGCATTTGATGCGTTTTCAGATGGACAATCAGTTCAAGCAAGATCTACTAAAAAAACATGGGACGATGGTGTTCCAGTTTTAAAGTATATTGCTAGAGCTCCAAAAAAATCTGTTAAATTACCTAAGAAATTTAAAGTAGTAGACGACACTAAATATGGATGGTGGTATTTACAAGTATCAGGAGTATGGTATGGCATCGAACAAGATGATTATGGAACTCCACCATTTGAATATTAAGATATGGAATTAAACGAAAACGAAAACTTATCACTTGGCGATATGGCCGGAATGGGAGAAGTCTCTTTACCATCTGAAACATCAGTTGGATCAGGGGATATTCCAGCCGGAAAAGGAGATGCCGAAGAAGAGTATAAGAAGAAGAGAAATAAAAAGAAACAACGCGAAATGAAAAACATTATATCATTTGAATCTTTCGGATCACTTGATGAAGGTAAAACAATATCTTCTTCTAAAATATCTATGATGGGTGCAAGAGTTCTTAATAAAATTAGCATCGGTACTATATTTGATACAGAAGATGGAAACTATGAAATTACGGATTATGGCCGACAGGCAAATGCATTTAAAGAATTTGAAGCAGAACATAATGGTAAAAAAGTAAAGGTAAAATTAACTGCAATGTATGGTGTTAAGTTAGAAGTAACTGACGATGTACGCAGCGCTAGATTTAATAAAGAAGTAAAGCTAAATTCTATTATTTTAGAATCGGTTAATGAAGGTAAGTTTGACGGTATTGCAGATTTAGTAAAATCTTTACATTTTGAAATGGATCCTAAAACTGCCGAAGAAAAGAAGATTGAAATAGGTTACAGACAAGGAGAAGTAACAAAGCGTAAACAAATTGAAGGTGGTAATTATTCACTAAGAAGATTCAGAAAAGAAATTAAATATTGGGACGGTAATAAAAGAGATCAAGAATGGGCAGAAGGCGTATTTGCTGGTCCAGACCATTATAATACTGTAAAGTCAACATTAGGAGCTGGTCCTCATAAGAAAGCTGTTAAGAAAGTAAGATGGACTCAAAGGAAATATGACCAATGGTTAGAAGACGTTGCATCAAACGACGGTTGGAAGAATGCCTATGATATGGCACAAAACGCCCAATTCGAACCAGGTCTTATTGATTGGGTTGAGAAAAACTTTAGAGGTGATGATCCAATGCAAAGAATCCAATGGGATATTGAAGCATTTGCAGAATCAACATCCACTAAACTGACTCATTTAAAATCTATTAATGAAGATGTTATTTTAGATAAAGAAACAGATGATGAAATATTCGATTCAGAAACATACTATACAATAAGTAAGGTTTTAGCTATTGCTAGAAAATCTAAAGAATGTAAAGAAGCATACAAAAGAGAATCTAACTTCGGTAATGGTTTACAAATGGCTGAACGTTTAAAAAAGGAATTTCCAAAAATTCAATTCAAATGTAGAGTTTATAGATCAGAATGGAATTATGGAGGTAACTTATGTTTGAGCATTGAGCTTCGAGGAAAATCATGGAAACATGAAGTATTTAAGTTTCAGTCTAACAACTCAACGCGTAAACCTAATTATTCATTTGCAAAATTATTCAATGGAACCAAAAAAGTATCAACTGGAAAGGTAGAAGATGATTGGGGTATGGGAACTGTACATGGTTCTTATCAATCTATTTCTAGCTTTGATAAATTTATGGATGATGTAGTTGGAGTTTTCAAAGATTACAAAAGAGTAAACGGAGTAGAATTTGACATGAAAACTATCCTAGCAGGTTTTAAAGCTAATGATAAAATATTAGCCGAATGGACTAGATTAAAGCCAAGAATCGAAAAGCAATATGACATCGCAAAGGCAAGCGGAAGAAAAGCACATAGAAGAATAGAATTAAGAATGCCTTATATTAGAACGGCTGAAAAGAAAGTTTATTATAAGACTGACGAGCCAAGAGAATTAAGACATCCTGATGAATATGGAGAAAGCGCTTATAATATTATAGATGGAAGAGATTACGCTAAGTACGAAGCTGCTCAAGCTAAGGTTTCAGATATGATTGAAAAGTTTTGTAAGAAACATAACTTTGAATTTGTATGGGCTGCTAGCTGGTAATCTTTAAAATATTTAAACAATTTAAGAATGCTCTGTATAACTACAGAGCATTTTTTATTAATAGAGTATGGACAAGATGAGATTCGCATTAATTGCGCACGATAACAAAAAAGCAGACATGGTAGCATTTGTATCTAAGAGATTAGATTTCTTTAACAGTGATGCAGTAGACATAGTTACCACAGGAACTACGGGGAAAAAGGTAGAGCATGCTGGAATTGATAGAGTTTCTACTGTTCAAAGTGGTCCTCTAGGTGGAGATGCTGAAATAGCGGCAATGGTAGTTAGAGGAGAAATCACAGGCGTAATATTCATGAGAGACCCTCTAGATAAACATCCACATGATGTAGATATATCAATGCTAATGAGACTTTGCGATGTCCATGACATCCCCTTGGCTACCAACTACAGCACTGCAAGTATTCTTATCAAGTGGTATAGATCTAAATATAAAATATAAACAATTTAGTTTTTTTAAGTATAATACAATATGGATAACATTATCTTCAGACCCGAAAACTTTAACACATGGTCAATTCAAGCGATAGAGAAAATCGAAACTGTGATTGATTCATGTTCTAGTCTTTCCCATCTAGATGGAGCTAGAAAATTAGTTGATAACTTTACTATCATCACTGCACTTGAAGAAGATGATGAAAAATCTATTGAAATAATTATTCACCAGCTGTGGCTCAGAATTAAGTTACAAGAAAATAAAATAAATGGATCAAAATAAAGGTAAAATAGGATTTACAGCAGGGAACTTCGATCTTCTTCACCCTGGATATATTTACACATTCGAAACAGCAAAAGAACACTGTGATTACTTTATGGTATTTCTGCAAAGAGATCCTTCGGAAACTAGATTTACTAAATACAAGCCAGTAATTCCATTATACGAAAGATATAAAACTTTAATGGCTATTAAATACGTAGACGAAGTAGTTACATATCAAACAGAAGAAGATCTTATTAACTTAATGGAATTTTATAAACCAGATGTTAGAATTTTAGGAGATGATTACATTGGTAAAAGATTCACAGGAGATCACATGCCAATTGAGGTTATTTATACAACTAGATCACATAATTGGTCTACGACAAGAATTAAAGATTTAATAACTAAGCAAACCATCTTACAGAATCCTTCTATTATAGAAGAAAACGTAAAGTCATTAACAGCTGATGAAGCGGCTAAAATAATTAATAACAAATGAGAATAATAGTAACTGGTGGATTTGGATTTATAGGATCTGAATTTGTAAACACGATTGGTAGAAAAAACCCAACAGCAGAAATTGTAGTAGTTGATAAAATGACTTATGCTGCAAATCCAAATAACATTAAAACTAAAGTAACATTAATTCAGAAAGATATTTGCGAAGTAACAGTAGAAGATCTAGGAGAATATGATTTCCTTGTTCACTTCGCAGCTGAGAGTCATGTAGATAATTCTATTAAAGACGGAAGACCTTTCGTTAGAACAAACGTTGAAGGAACGTTCAATCTTTTAGAGTGTGCTAGACAAAACCCTAATCTTAGAAAATTTATTCATATTTCTACAGATGAAGTTTACGGCGACATGGACGACATTAGTAAGGACGTAGTAGCGGATGAAGAATTTCCGCTAGTAGCTTCTTCTTATTATTCGGCGACTAAAGCATCATCAGACATGCTAGTCCTTTCAGCTAACAGAACATTTGATCTTCCATATATTATTACCAGAACATGTAACAATTATGGTGCTCATCAACATAAAGAAAAATTTATCCCAACTATCATGCGCTCTATTAAAGAAGGAAAGAAAATTCCTGTTTATGGAGATGGAAAGCAAGTTAGAGAATGGATGGACGTAACAGACAACACTTTAGTTATTTATAACTTAATGATGTCAGACCGAATTAACGAAGTATTTAATATTGGTTCAGAGGAAAGATACACTAATTTAGAAGTTATTGAAATGATAGGAAACATCATGGGCAAAACTCCTGAATTTGAATTTGTAGCAGACCGTCTAGGACATGATAGAAGATACGCACTTAATAGCTCAAAGGTAAATGCTATTTTAGGAGAAATGATCCCTTTATCCTTTGAAGAATTTTTAAAAGAAGAAACATTTAAACTACTAGAAACTCAATTATGAATAAGAAATTAATCGAAATGCTAAGAGCTAGTGCCTTAGCTGAAAAATCAAAAGCACTTTTATCTTTAGATCTTTTAGGAAATAAAGGATCTGGTATTGGAGATCACTCAACTGGTGATTTCTATAAAAATGCAGAAGAAGCTTTATCAATGTTAGTTGACGCTGATGATAAGTTAGAAGCACTTGACAAGTATTTTCCAGAAGATTTGTAAAACATTGCACTTTTTTTGAAAAAAAGCAGCCCGAGATTTTTTTATCTCGGGTTTTTTTGTTATATTAGTATAGTAATTAATAAACAAAGCAATAAATGAAAAGATATTCGAAAGGAATTAAAACCAACGACCACACATTAACAGATGTATTTTCAGCCTATGAATGTAATAGAGAAACTCAATTCGTAGAAGCCTTTTTTGGCAAAGAAGAAATGAACACTGTAATCGAAGCATGTGGTTTATCCAGCATTGAAGATATAGACAGAAAATTAGAAACACCTATCACAATTGGAATGGCAACCAAAAGAGCTGATCTTACGTTTGAAGACGAAGGACAGATGTATTATTTTGAAGTGATGAGTCAATCTCAAAAGGGTAAATGGGACAATGATCACCATGAACAGTTCTATCTTAAATCCAATAGACTTAAACAGGATTACGAACAAGTATATTCATTTGCAATTGCGTTTAAAGAATTCGATGCACCCTATCTTAATGAATTTTCTAAGATGGAAGATTCTTATGCTATACATCTAAGGTTCAATGATCAAGGTTATTTTGCAGATGTATATGGAATAGAAGAAAAGAAGGAAAAGGTTTCAGTTAAACTCGCTTCGCTTGAAGAGCTTGGTTTAAAATGGATGAAAGTCGCTTCATCTGAAATGGGATTCAAAAATAGAAAAGAATTACCACACCGCAGTAGATACCTTTATATTGGAAAGGCTTATACTGGTTCTAGATTGGGTATAGAATGGGTTATTAATCAAAAGAACCATGACCTTGGAATTAAAATATCAGGATATTTAGTTAAAGATCATGGACTTACTAGAATCATAGATGAAACAGGAAAGATAATTGATAGTATAAAATCTAAAGTTCCAGGTTTTGAATTCGTAAAAGAAAGCACAGGTGCAAATGATAAAACAATTTCATTTAAATTTGATAACACTGATTTCTCAGAAGAAAATGTAAAGCTGCTAAAGGATATCACAGTTGCTTTCGCCGAAGAATTAGGAATAGAAAACTTACTAAAATAAAACAAAGATGAGCAAAGAAGACGTAAAGGTATTGGTTAATCTACTAACCAATGCAGCAGATGAAATTAAGTATGCAAACATGGACCACGAAACACAATTCGCGTATAACGAAGGAATTGAAGATCTAATAATTCTAGTAGAATCAAAATTAGAAAAATTAGCCGTAAACAAAACGCATATATAGAGTATAATAATTAAACACATTCTTATGAAAAGTATCTTAGAAGAAGCAAACGAAATTGTAAACAACAGGAGTGAAGAAGCGGATCGTAATTACGGTCCTTTTTCAGAAGGCATGGACAGAGCTGCCCTAATATTTAAAGGTATGACAGGCCATGATGTAAGTGGCGCTGATATGTTTAAAGCATTAGTTGCTCTTAAGTTTTCAAGAGAAAGTTACAATCATAAAAGAGATAATCTCTTAGATGCAGTAGCATACATTCAAGGTTTAGATAATTACGAAAACGGAAAATAAATGAAAGTACAGGTAAGAAGAACCGAGTATCGATATATTGCCGAAGCAACTCCTATCGTAACATTAGACACTGAAAAATTCCCTAATTATAAAGGAGCAACCGAAGAAGAATTCGTTCAATACTTAGCAGAAAACTATTGGGAGCTGGAAGGAATGGACGAATTAGTAGGAACTGATATCGGGGTAAATGACGAAGAAACACATAACGCATTAGGAGATTTAGTCTATTCCGAAATGGACGTATATTCTGATTCATCTGAAAAAGGATATGAAGGAGAAATACAAATAGGAGAAGAAGACCAATCATACAGAAAACATGGAGGATTTAACATAAAACACGGATCACAAATATGAAAATAGCATTAGTATTAGCAAAAGGAGTTGAAGGTTGTGGACTCACAAGACACACAATCGAATTTTATAATTGGCTTATAAAAGAAGGCCATGATGCCACGATTTATGCAGCGGTAGAAAAGAAATGGCCTCGCCATAAAACTACAGATATTGTTTGCACTGAATTTAAAAGAAAGGATATTCCTAATATCGCTAAAGAACTTGAAAAAAGTGATGTAGTATATTACACATCGTATCCGCATAAATCAGTAGGAGATGAATTCAACGAAGATTTTATTGAGCACTGTATTTATGGTTTAGAAAATCCTATTAAAATAGGAAACTGCTTAGATCATAACACTGCAAACTTAGCAAAGAATTATAAGTATTGGGAAATCATGAAATCAATGGACGCTATGTTCAACTATTCTGCAAGATCTAATTTTGCAAATAAATTAAGAGAACATGCACCTGATACTCCATTAATCGAAATGAATCTTAATCCTTATGACTATGATGCATGGTCTAATATTGTGGTTCCAGTTGAAGAACAAGAAAGAAGAACTACATACTTTGGAAGATTTGCTGGATTTAAAGATCCTTTTAGAATGTTCGATATTATGGAACTATTGAAAGGTAATAATTTCGTAACAGAATGTAGAGGAGTTGAAAGATCTATTGGAGCTCTTCCTATGTTTTTACAAGAAGATAGAAAAACTCTAAGAGAAGATATCTTTGAAGTTCATGAAATCAAAAACCCTGTTACATATCCACAAGTCGAAGACAGAATGTATATGTATGGGCCTTATAATTTAGCAGAAGGAATGGCAGAACTTGGAAAATCAATGTTCGGTGCAGAATTCTTTAACTTACCAGAAAGACTCTATGGTTCAATGATTGAATATGCAATGTGTGAGGTTATTGCAGCGGGAACTATACCACTATTTGACAAACACTGGGGAACTCACGTTATTCACAGAACAGAAGGAGTTCCTTTCATAGAACTTGAAGATTTTGCAATCTTCGTAGACAAAGAAGATATTGCAGCTTCTATTCCACAGATTTTAGAATTAGCAAACAATAACGAAAGAAGAGAAGAGTTTAGAAAAAACTCTTTAAGATTAGCTAAATTACACAACGCGCCAGAAGTTGTTAACAATGATCTCTTTGAAGCTATTAACAATGTTAATAAAAGATCAGTAGAAAAACCAGTAGAATTAAAAACAGATTCATTATTTTAAGTAGAATAATAAGTAACATTAAAAAGTAGCGAAAAAATGGCAAACATTGACAACGAATGTAAAGATCTAGAAGTAAAAGATTTTTACGACCAATCAACAACACACTTAGCAGATATCATGGAAAACCAAAAGAAGATGCAAGAGCAGACTTATGGTTTTAACTTTGATAATATGACAATCCGAGAAATTATGGATTTCTGGCACTGTAACACACATGCAGTAGTTGACGAAATTCATGAAATGACAGATGCTCTAGGCGGTATTAAAGACGGAAGTGGTAATGCAGTATGGAAATACTGGAAAAAAGACTTCACTAAGTATGATAAGTTAAAAATTTCTGACATGTCCGAAGGCGACAAAAAAGAATTGTATATGGAATGGGTAGACATTCTACACTTCTTTATTAATTACGCCGCTTCAATTGGGCTAGATGCTAAAACAGCATACAACTACTACTTCGCAAAAGCAGAAGAGAATGTTAACCGTCAGAAAAATAACTATTAATGATATTAGATATTGAACAGAGAGACAGGGATGTTATCATCTCTTACTACGACACCGAAGGTAAAGTAGCATTTAAACAATATCCAATTTCACAGTATCAGAACTGGTATGTATGTAATGATAATGATAAAGGCAGAAGTCTAGATCATAAAAACTGGGATGGCAGATCAGTCAAACTAGGAAGTGCAAGAAGATATAATAAGTTTTCTTTAACTTATTTCTTAGATTCATTACCCGCAAAGGATAAAGAAGAAATCTTTGCATACAATATGCCTAAAACATACTTCGTCGATATTGAAACTGAAATCGTAGATGGCTTTCCAAAAGCTGAAGAAGCTAAAAGTAGAATCCTATCATTTTCCATAATTACACCAGAACATAAAGCTATTGTATTAGGATTGGAAGATATGGATTCTAAAAGCATCCAAAAAATTGAAGACGATACTAATAAGTATTTCAAAGACTTTGATCAGGATTGGGAATTCAAATATCAGAAATTCGAGTCAGAATATGACATGGTCTATACGTTCTTAATGAAGTTCCTACCTAAGTTTCCAATGATGACAGGCTGGAACTTTATTAATTATGATTGGCAATATATTGTAAACAGATGTAAAAGATTACAAATTGATATTGCTGAAGTTTCTATGACACAATCTTTGGATAGAAATGACAGCAGACCCTTACATATTGGAATCTTAGATTACATGCAATTATATGATAAGTATGATAGAAGTGTAAAGGTAAAAGAATCTAATGCACTTGATTATGTCTCAGGTCAAGTTCTTAATGTTAACAAGATTAAATTTACAGGATCTCTACAGGATTTATATAGGGATGATTTTGTAAAATACATTTACTACAATGTAGTCGATTCCGTATTGGTTTATTATATAGATCAAAAGTTGAAATCGATGGAAGTTCTTTTAACCTTGGCAAACATCACAAAGATGCCTCTATATAAAGCAGCATCGCCAGTGGCAGTTACAGAATCTCTGATTGCACGAAAATTATCAGAAGAAGGTAAACGAATTGGATCTGAAAAGAAGGAAGACAGTGAAAAGAATGCACAATATGCCGGTGCTTATGTAAAAGAACCCATTACTGGATATTATGCAGGTGTAAGTGCATTTGACTTTGCATCACTATATCCTTCTATAATGAGACAATTTAATATTTCACCTGACGCCTTTGTTGAAAAGGTAGCAAAGCATGAAGTCGCTGAGCGAAGAAAGGATAAAGAAGTAATCGTTTGTGAAAACGGAGTAGTCTATAAACAAGAGACTTCAATGTTAAAGAAAATTCTAGGAGATTTATATGATCAGCGTAAAGATTATAAACAAACCTCATACGAATATTTCACTAAAGCCGACAGACTTAAAAAAAGATTAAGATAATCTTTTTGTCTCGAGAGGCAGTCCATTATTCTACATGAATATATAGACTACTAACGAGACCAATCTGTTACCAGTTGGTCTTTTGTAGACTTTAGGAACTAGTTAAAAAATTTAAGAAAACATAATTTATGAAACCATCAATATTTAAAGAAAGAATAGAATACAAACCGTTTGAATATCCAGTATATTATACTGAAGGATGGTTAAAACAAGCACAGGCGTTTTGGTTACATACCGAAATTTCAATGCAAGGCGATGTCAAGGATTGGAATGAAACACTTACAGATTCTGAAAAGAATTTAGTTGGAAATATTCTTTTGGGGTTTGCACAAACTGAATGTGCAGTTTCAGATTATTGGACAGGGATGGTTACTGATTGGTTTCCTAAATGGGAAATCAAACACATGGCAATGTTGTTTGGTTCTCAAGAAACTATTCATGCAACCGCTTACTCTTATTTAAATGAAACATTAGGCCTTGAAGATTTTGAAGCATTCTTACATGAACCAACAACAGCAGAAAGATTCGATTATTTAATGAATACAGAAGCAGAATATACTCATGAAGACCTTTTGAAAAATCCAACAGCTAGGAAGGATGTTGCTAGATCTTTAGCAATATTCAGTGCATTTGGAGAAGGAGTTGCATTATACTCTTCATTCGCCGTTCTTTATTCTTTTCAAATGAGAAATAAACTTAAGGGAATCGGACAACAAATGAAGTGGTCAGTTAGGGATGAATCTCTTCATTCAAAAATGGGTTGTCAATTATTTAACCACATGTGCGAAGAATATACTGATCTTAGAGATTCAGTTCAATCTCAAGTAGAAGAAGCAGCTAAGTTAATGGTTGAAATGGAAATGAAGTTTATTGATAAGATGTTTGAAATGGGAGATTTAGAAAATCTTAAGAAAGAAGATCTTAAAGAATTTATTAAGAAAAGAGCTAATGAAAAATTAGCAGAAATAGGATATCAATCTATCTTTGAATACAATGAAGAAAGTGCTTCAGAATTAGATTGGTTCTATCACTTAACAGGTGGACATACACATACGGATTTCTTTGCAGTAAGACCTACTGATTATTCTAAAGCAGGCGAAGATGAAAACTGGGATGAAGACGATTTGTTTTCATAACAAATCAATAATTCTAATATAAAATATATGATGATAAGAAATTACAACGACGCACCAAACCCCGAATACAATGAAAAGGGAAAAGAAAGAAACTTCGGAGAATCTGAAGGATGGAAATTAGGAGTAGACTTCCCAGTATGGGCTAATACTGAAGTTTATGTAAAAACTGTTTCTAAGGGATATTTACTAGAAGGAGAAACTCCAAAGGATGCATACTGGAGAGTATCGACAACAGTTGCACAAAGATTAAGAAAGCCAGAATTAGCAAGTAAATTCTTTGATTATATGTGGAAAGGATGGTTAAATCTTGCAACTCCAGTTTTTTCAAACACGGGTTCAGAAAGAGGTCTTCCAATTTCATGTTTCGGTATAGATGTAGCAGATTCAATTCACGATATAGGTTCAAAGAATTTAGAATTAATGTTACTTGCTAAACATGGAGGCGGTGTTGGTATCGGAGTAAATCAGATAAGACCGGCAGGAGCAACCATTACAGGAAACGGAACTTCAGACGGAGTAGTTCCATTTATAAAAATTTATGATTCTACTATTTTAGCAACTAATCAAGGTTCAGTAAGAAGAGGTGCAGCGTCAGTCAATATAGATATAGAACATGATGATTTTTGGGAATGGTTAGAGGTTAGAGAACCTAAGGGTGATGTAAATAGACAATGTTTAAACGTACATCAATGTATCGTAGTATCTGACGGGTTTATGCAAAAGATCGAGGCTGGAGATAAAGAAGCTCGTAAAAGATGGGCCGCTGTGATTAGAAAAAGAAGAGCAACAGGAGAACCTTATATAATGTTTAAGGGTAATATCAATAGAATGAATCCGGATGCGTATAAGCAAAATGGTTTAAAGGTTTATATGACTAACATCTGTTCTGAGATTACTTTACACACCGATGAAAATCATTCATTTGTATGTTGTTTATCTTCTGTGAATCTTAAAAGATATGAAGAATGGAAAGATACTGATTTAATCTATACTGCAACTTACTTTTTAGATGGAGTTCTTCAGGAGTTTATTCATAGAGCGAAATATATGAGAGGCTTTGAAAATGCAGTAAGATCCGCTGAAAAAGGTAGAGCATTAGGTTTAGGAGTTCTCGGATGGCATACTTATTTACAAGATAGAAATATTCCATTCGATTCTTTGACAGCTCAATTTGAAACTAGAAAGATATTTTCTCAAATCAAAGTAGAAAGTGAAAGAGCAAGTAGAGATTTAGCTACAGAATTTGGAGAACCTCTTTGGTGTGTAGGAACTGGAATGAGAAACACACACTTAAGAGCAATTGCTCCTACTGTTTCTAATTCTAAATTAGCAGGAAATGTTTCACCAGGCATTGAACCATGGGCAGCAAATGTATTTACTGAACAAACTGCAAAAGGAACTTTTATTAGAAAGAACCCTGCACTTGAAAATATGTTAACTAAGATCAAGCAAAATAAGAAAACAGTATGGGACAAAATACTAGAAGACGGTGGTTCAGTTCAAGGCGTTGATGTATTAGGAGAATATTGGGTAAAGGAAGGAAGTAGTGATGCCCCGATTAAGCAAGCCACTTATGACAAATTAACAGATCACGAAAAGGATCTTTATATTTCTGTTAAAGATGTATTTAGAACCTTTAAAGAAATTAATCAAATGGAATTAGTTAAACAAGCTGGTGTAAGACAACAATATATTGATCAAGCAGTTTCATTAAATTTAGCTTTTCCTACACAGGCTGAACCTAAATATATTAATCAAGTTCATTTAGAAGCTTATAAGCAGGGAATAAAAACTCTTTATTATATGAGAACAGAATCTGTATTAAGAGGAGACATCGCACAGCGAGCAATGGAAGATTGTTTAGCATGTGATGGATAAGATTAGTTGTGGTTAAGTCCACTTCTTAGGACCGAGATAGTTCTCGGATCGAGGCCAGGAGTTCGCTACTTCCTGGCCTCACTTTTTTTACTGAAACTATTTGTGATTTTTGTGTAGAATAATAAACAAATAAAAATTATACATTCATGAAAATTTCAATCAGTAAGGTCGATTCAAACAACTTCATCGGCTTCGTTAATAGACTTAAAGTAATTGATTCTTTTGTCTATTTTAAATTAAAAGATGGTGTCGTACAGGCATCCGCTTATTTACCACAAAGAGATGCTGTTAAGCATCACAGAATGCCGATTTCTCAAGTTTTTCAAATCGAAGATGGTGAAATCTCTACAGACAAAGAATTAAAGATTGCATTCTTTGACGCTTCTAAAATAACAGATGCATTCAAACAATTTGACTATGATGCTATTTCAGCTGAAATCGAATTCGTTGAAAACGAAGAAGATTGTGTTGCAACTACATTCAAAATATTTAATGATGAATTAGAAATTACACTTGCATGTTCAGAGCCATCTTTAGGTTATAAAGATCTAACTGATGCACAGATTCAAGGTATCTTTAACACCGAAGCTTCTACTTTTAAATTCGATTTAGATTACACTTCACTTGCAAAGGTAAGAAACCTATTCTCTTTAGATAAAGAAGAAACGTTCTCAATAAATGCAAACGGAAATGGTGTAAAGCTTTTAGGAAAAACCTACAACATGTTAGTAACACCAGATTATGACGGTGAATCAGGAACTAACGTTACATTATTCAAAAAATATCTTAACCTTTTAGATAAAGAAGATTACACTGCCCATGTATTAGACAATAGAGTAGTTCTTAGATCTAATGATTCAGAAACTTTGCTAACGATTGCAACTTGCCAAACAGCAGAGTAATTTATGGATATAAACACACTAATTAACAAGCCCGAAGACGACCTTACGCGGGATGAAATGCAAACCTTGGCGGATCACTATCAAACAATGTCCGCCAAGTTTACTGCATACGAACAGGCCGTTAAAGTAACTCTTAACTCGATCTATGGTGCATTTGGTAATAAGTGGTTTCACTTTTTTAATATAGACATTGCAGAATCTATTACACTACAAGGACAGAATGCAATTCTATATTCTGAAAAGATTCTTAATAAATATTTTCAAGAGTTTTGGCCTAAAGATACTGTGGTCCATGAACATTTCAATATTTCTATTAAGAATAAATTAGTAAGACCTTCCGTGGTTTATATTGATACAGATTCATGTTACGTTCAGTTTGAAGAAATGTATGAATCTATTGAATGGCTAGGAGATAATAAACTACCAATTGATAAGTTTATTATGGAATTATATACGTTCAGAATCAAAGACTATATCACGAAATGTATGGCAAAGTATGCCGAAGTTACGAACACAGACAACTTTTTATATTTCGATTTAGAAACAATTGCATATTCAGGAATATGGTTAGCTAAAAAGAAATATTTACAAGACATTGCATGGGAAGATAAGCTCGAAGTAGACGATAGATACCCTTCTCTTAAGAAGATTAAGACGATTGGATTTGATACTATTCAATCTTCTACTCCTACATTAGCAAGAAAGCATTTGACTGAAGCTCTTAAATTGATTTTATCTGAAAAGCCAACTGCAGAGATGTTAAGTAGATTAGTTTCTTTTTTGAAAACGGCAAAGAAAGAGTTTAAGATGTCTAATGTTGATGAAATAGCTTTCAATAAAAGAACTAATAATATTGAAAAATACATTGTAGATGATACGATAGAATTTCAATATGGTTTAAAATGTCCTCCGAACGTCAAGGCAGCAGGATTCTATAACTTCTTAATGAATCAGAATCCAAAATATAAAAACAAGTATAAAATGATTGGTAATGGCGAAAAGCTAAAATTATATCATTGTAAACATAATGTATGTGAAATGTATGCATATCAACCAGGTGCCCATCCTTATGAAATTGCACCACAGGTAGATTATGAAACACAATTTGAAAAATCTGTAATAGATCCTATCAATAGAGTATTATCTTCAGTAGGTCTTCAGAGACTAAACAGAAATCTAATATATTCATCTTCATTATTCTAAAAATAAACAAAATGGATTTTAAAAGTAAAATAATAGAATTGGTTGAACAAACCCCTAATAATTATGAATTAGGAGATAAGGTAAGAAAAATGATTTGGCCTTTAATTTTTAAAGAAAAAACAATTTCAAATGATCCTAAACAAATTAGTATCTTTGACGAAATAGAAGAAAGAAAAAACAATGCTTGATCCAAATAATCTTACGGAAGAACAGAATGTATTTGTTGCAAAATACAAAACACTCTATAATAGGCTAGTTTCTCTTCAAGAAAAAATGGATTCTATGAAAAAGGAATCCGATGTTCTTATTAAAGAACTCGAAACACTAAGAAAACAAGAAAAAAACATATTTAAAAATGGCAAAAAATAAAGACTTTACATTCGACGATTTAAATAAGCAATTAGCTGATTTAAATCCATTAGGATCTATCATGGAAACTTCAAACTTTTCAAAGGTAACAGATTGGATTCACACAGGAAATTATCATTTGAACGCATGTGTATCAGGTTCATTATTTAAAGGATGGCCAAACAATAGATCATCATCTATCGCTGGTCCTTCAGGAACAGGTAAAACATTCTTAATGTTAAACACAGTTAGAGAAGCTATTGATAAAGGATATAGTGTAATTTATTATGATTCTGAAGCAGCCGTTGATAAGGAACAAATGGAAAAGTTTGGAATTGATACTTCCAAAGTAAATTACCAACCTACAAATACAGTTCAAGATTTTAGAACTTCTGTAACTACAATTACTAAGAAAATGCAAGATGCTAAAAGAGCAGGTGGTGAAGTTCCTAAAGTAATGATTATTTTAGATTCAGCCGGTAACTTAGCGACTGCGAAAGAAATAGCAGATGCAGCAAGTGGTTCTGACAAATCAGATATGACTAGATCTAAGGTTTTAAAATCTATCTTTAGAATTATAATGACTCCATTAGCAGATCTTAAAATACCTTTCTTATTTACAAACCATACATACCAATCTCAATCCTTTATTCCAATGCAAATCGCAGGTGGTGGAACAGGACCACAGTATGCAGCATCAATTGTACTGATGTTAAACAAGGCTCAATTAAAGGACGGAGCTGAAAAAGTAGGTATTATAGTTACGGCTAAACCTGATAAAAATAGATTTGCAAAGCCACATCCTATTAAGTTTCACTTAAACTTTACAGAAGGTATGAATCCTTATGTTGGATTAGAACAATATGCTACATGGGATATTTGTGGAATTACTAGAGGAAATATTGTAAAAGGAGAAAAGATTCCAAAGGCAACAGCAAGAACATGGATATGTAAACACCTAGATCATACTGTTGCGAATAAAGATTTCTTTTCTGAAATGGTATTTACACAAACCGTACTAGAGCAAATCGAATCGCACATTCAACCTTTGTTTAATTACAACACTGAAATTTCTGAAATTGACGTAGAAGAAATGTTAGAAGATAGTGAAGCATAATGAAGTTGAACATAAACAAGATAAACGAAGATAAGCTTCCAATTAAATATATTCTAGGAATACAAGAAGAATTAGAATCTTTTCCCGATGCATTTGACATTATGCATATATTTATAACTAGAGCAGTGAGACAGCCTGACAGACAAAAGGCGTCTTTCACCAAACATGCTCTCAATAAATATTTCGCAAAGGGGAAAAATGAAAATGTAGAATCCGGATTAAATGAAGCAATTGGTATGGGACTAATAGAACAAACCAATTCGAACGAAGGTAAAGAAGCTTATAAAATATTAATTAACCCATTCCTATGATAACAATTAGAGACAACTTTATTAAAGATGAAAAACTCCTCAGAGATATTGCAAATGATAACACATTTTTTGCAGATCCAGGTGTTTATTACTGGTGGAAAGGATGGTTCAACGAAGAACCAGGCCATGAACCTACAGTAAAACAAAGGCTTATATCAGCTATTTGGGCAAATGATTGCCCAATATCTGAAGTATGGGATATAGCAGGATTTGAATATTGGACAGGTATTCAGTCTGCTAATCCTACATTAGGACATAAGGACAATTTAGGATTTCATTTTGATAAAGATGAATCTTGGTTCAAGAAAACCAACGGAGAAGAAATAGTAAGACCTGTAATAGGCACTGTATATTATCCGCCACAGCCTGAGTTTGAAGGAGGAGAATTAATAGTTCATACTGCAGGAAAGGATAAAGCGCCTGATGTAATTCAAACCCGACCTAATAGATTAATTATATTTAGAGCAGGTGATGATGTCCATGCAGTCGATACGGTTACTAAGGGAACTAGAAAGGCAATTGCAATTAATTTATGGTCAGATGTACCTTTTGCAAAAACAAATGGTGATTTAGTGGTAGAACAAGTATAAAAACTATAATATGAAATTTGGACCTGATTTTGAAAAAATATTCTTTAAATTATCTTTACAGAAACCCAAGTATCTAGGAAATATTAAACGAGGATTCTACACCTCAGAAGATATTGACTTAATACACTTCCTTGCTACTAAGTTCTATGATAAGTTTCATGAAACTCCTTCTAACGAGCAAATGAAACTGCTTATTAAGAATGATAAGATTTCAGGAAAGGTTGAAGAGTCTATTATAGATATTGTATATAATGTAGACCTTGACCAATATGACGAAGAATGGTTAACTTCTACAGCCGAAGCATGGATTAAATGGCGTAACTTTGATAATACTCTTATAGATACTATCGAGTATATTAAAACAACTGAAGTAACACCGGATAATGCAGACTCGATCATCTCTAAGGTTAAAACTTTAATTAATGATAGAAACTCTATCGTATTTAACTCTGACCTAGGATTAGACTTCTTTAAACCAGAGGATCACTCTTTCGAAGATGCCGTTAAAGTATCTACAGGATATAACTTTTTAGATCGAGCCTTAAATGGTGGTTATGATAAAGATGGTTCTTTAGTTGTTTATGTAGGTGAACAGAATATCGGTAAATCAATTTACCTTGCTAACGATGCCGCTAATTTTGTAAAGATGGGAACAAACACTGCGGTAATCACTGCAGAAATGTCAGCTATTAAATTTATGAAAAGAATCGGTTCTAATTTACTAAGCATAAATATTTCAGACTACGAAGAAAAATCTAAAAATTCTGATTTGATCAAAAGAAAATTAGAAACAGTAGGAGACGGCTTTACTCCCCCTGGTCAATTATTTGTAAAACAATTTCCAACATCACAGGCGACTGTTCCAGATATTGAAGCATACTTAAAGCAAATTGAAGAAGAAAGAAAAATAAAACTAGGTGCAGTAGTTATTGACTATATTAATATTCTTTCTAATTTTAGAAATCCTAATTCTGAAAACACATATCTTAAGATCAAGCAGATTGCAGAAGATCTTAGAGCAATGGGTGTAAGAAACGGATGGCTAATTGTAACAGCAACACAGATTACAAGAAACGGTTATAATTCAAGCGATATCACAATGACAGATGTTGCAGAATCAGCAGGTCTATCACATACTGCAGATATTATGCTTGGTATTATACAAGACGATATGATGAGAGCTAGTTATGAATACTGGCTTAAAATATTGAAAATACGAGACGGTGAAGGTAGAGGATCTAAATGTAAATTAGGAATTAACTATAATTACATGAGACTTACAGAGACCGATGAAGTTACTAATTCTAACATACACAGCTTATAATTATGAGAACAAAAAGAGATAAAATATTTGACAACACTTTCGAAGACGGCGGAGACTTTGAACTAAATGGAACTATTTCATTTAACCTTAATCCACAATACACGGATAACAGAGACGAAGAAGATAAAATAGAAAGTGAACAAATCAGAAATAAGATTCATGAATTAATAGAGGCTTCAAGATTTAAGAAGTTTAATGAGGTAGATGAATTTCAGCAGATAACTAAATTAAGAAAATTAGACATAAATGAAGTGTATGGGTTTATGTATGACGAACTAAGCACAAAGTTTTCTATAATAGATTTATTTTCAGAACTATGCGATTACTTTAATATCAATCCAACTAAATTTTATTCTTCACTAAGTAACAAATATAAGGAAGCCCTTATTCAAGAACTTGACAAGAAAACAAACGTCTTAAAAAGAAAGAACATAAATAAACTTTTCTAAAAATGATAGAGCCAAAGGTATTAGAGAAACCAGTAAATAGAATCTGGATTCTCGGAGATATGCACCTTGGAGTTCGTTCTAATTCTCTGGAATGGTTACAGACACAGAAAGATTTTTACGAAAACCAATTTATTCCAACACTAAAAAGAGATGTCAAAGAAGGCGACATTTTAGTTCAGGTTGGAGACGCATTCGATAATAGACAAAGTATAAACTTAAGAGTTCTGCACTATGCAGTAGATCTTTTTGAAAGATTAGGTGAAATTTTGCCAGTTCATGTTATATGCGGTAACCATGATATATGGGCTAAAAAATCCAATGATGTAAGTTCAATAGATTCTTTAAAGTGGATTCCTAACGTTGCAGTATATAAGGAACCTAGGGAATTTAAATGGGGAGGAAAGAAAGTTCTCTTAATGCCATGGAGAAGAGATTCCACACATGAAGCAGAAACACTTGCACAATTTCCAAATTCAGATATTGTATTTTGCCATTCTGAAGTTTCAGGAGTTTCTTTAAATTCTAAAGTTAAAAACCACCATGGAACAGATACTATTTCTTATAAAAACTATGATGCAGTTTATTCAGGACATATTCATTATAGACAAACTAAAGGAAAGTTAAGATTAGTAGGAACTCCTTACGAATTAACAAGATCTGATTCGGGTAACACTAAGGGCTTTGATATGGTTGATCTAGGAACCATGGAAGAAACCTTTTACGAAAATACTATATCACCTAAGTTCGTAAAGTTTTATCTTACAGGTCTTTACAATGTTTCTCTTGGTGAATTTAAAGATAAGATTAGAAATAATTATGTAGATTTATATGTTCCTTCTAATATTGCAACAACAAGTGCACTGTCAAGATTAATAAACAAAATACAAAAAATAGGTAGAAGAATAGAACCAAACATATATGAATTAGATTCTTTCTTAGATAAGGACTTATATGATATGGATGAAATAGAAGATCTCTATAAGAACTATAACATTCTACACCTATGTAATACGTTCGTTGATGGTCTTCCACATGATGACGAAACTAGAGAAAGAGTTAAGACTAGTTTAAAAAACTTGCATGATAAATGTGCATATAATTACGATAACGAAGCATGAAAATCAAATCAATAGAATTTAAAAACTTTGCATCATACGGAAATTCAATTCAAAGGATAGAATTCGAAGATGATAAAGCGGAGTTGTTATTAACTCTTGGTAAAAATGGTCATGGTAAAACTACCATCGCCAATGCAATAGTATATGCGCTATACGGTAAAGTTGAAGGTGTTAAGATGGCGGACCTTCCTAATAGAATTAATAAGGAATTATGGGTAAGAATAGAACTTCAATGTAAAGGAACTATAGTAGAAATCGAGAGAGGTTTGATGCCTAATAGATTTAAAGTTCTTTTAAATGGAATTGAATTTGATAAAGCAGGTAAGAAATCAGTTCAGGATTATTTAGAAGAAGAGATATTCGGAATCCCATATCATGTATTTAAAAACATTATAATTTTATCTGTAAATGATTTTAAGTCGTTCTTAACAATGACAAATCATGATAAAAGACAAATCATCGATAAAATGTTTGGATTCTCCATCCTTAATGATATGCAAAAGCAGATTAAAGATGAAAGAAGAGATCTTAAAATAGAATTAGATTCTTATGAAAAAGAATTAAGCCAGCTTAGTGAAAATATAGTTTCAGTTAATATGAAATTAAATCAATTACTAGCAGAAGCTGACACTAAAAACAAAGAAGAAATAGAATCTTTGAAAACTAGTCTTAAAAAATATGATTCTAATAGAATTAAATTAGAAGAGGCAAGCACCAAAGTATCTAAAATGATTACTTCTAATTCTTCTGACTTACAGGAAAAACAATCTAAATATACTTCACTTAAATATGAGTTAGTAGAATTAAAGAAAAAGCTAGCGTTATATGAAACTGATAAATGTCCAACATGTGAAGGCGAACTAACCTCTTCTTTTCACCAAGAAAGAAAAAAAGAAATAGAGTCTAAGGCAGAATCTCTTCCTTCTGATATCTCAAAGGCAGAAACAAAGGTGAATGATATTAAATCTAATATTTCAGATTTAAGAATTAAGGACAAGGCAATTAACGATAAAGTGTCTACTATTAATACTAACATTAGAAATTTAAAGAATGAATTAGTAAAGATAAAAGATTCTTTAAATTCTAATAATGATTTTTCACACTTAAAGCAAATCATTGAAGAATTCGAAATACAAGAATCATCAAAGTCAAATTTAAAGGATGAAACTTCTGGTAACTATAATTTCTTAGAAATAATAGAAGAGGTTCTAGGTGAAGATGGCGTTAAGAACCTTGCAATTCAAACTATTTTACCAGGTCTTAATGCTAATATTGCCGCAATGGGTCAGACAATGCACTTACCTTTCCATATAAGATTCGATGAAAAGTTTAATTGTCTTATTAATCATTTAGGAGAAGAGATCAATCCACTTACATTATCTACAGGTGAAAGAAAGAAGGCAGACTTTATTATAATTATTGCTATCATTAAAATACTTAAGTTAAGATTTCCACAATTAAATCTTTTATTCTTAGACGAGTTATTATCTTCAGTAGATGCAGATGGAGTCCATAATATTCTTAAAATTCTATCACAGGTTATTAAAGATAGTAAGATTAATACTTTCGTAATTAATCACACCGTTCTTCCCCATGAATTATTTGATAAAAAGATACAAATATATAGAGAAAATGGATTCTCTAAACTCGAGATAGAGGTTATAGAATAAAGATATATAAATCAAATAAAAAGATTTCACTTAAACATGAATAATAAAATCTTAAAATACGATCAGTATTTAAATGAAGCTATGAAAACGGGTTCAATAGAACTTGTAAATCCTTCTCTAAATAAAGCAGCTACGATAATCGCAAGATTTGTAAATAAGAAAACAAAGAAGGACTTTAAAAAGTTTCCATTTGAAATGATAACTGATATGGGTTCTGGAGTAATGTTTTACTCAAGTAAAGGTACAGAGGCATTTATGGTAACTCCCGCTGCTGCAAAAAACCCTGGTATTGTAGGTTCTATAATCTATTTCTCAGATGCAGCAGACGCTAAATCTGATTTTTCTATTTCATCTGAAACATTCCCAATTGTTAAATTAGTTGGAGAATTCGTTAGATTAATGGATAAAAAATACGTTGCATCTATACAAGAGTCAATGTTATTAGAAAGAAGAACTAAAAGAGCATTCTCTAAAGAAGAAATTAAAATGATCGAGGCTAAATTAGCAGCTGGAATGGCCGTTAATAAAATAGCAGACGAATTAGAAGTTCCTTATTCTTCAATCATGAATATTAAGAAAGGACAGCAGGTTGTAGTAAAACCTACCGCAGCTGAAACACAAAATGATATGACACTTAATGATAAGGTTAAATATCTTGAAGAAACAATGGAAGATATTTACGAAATATCAAGAAGAGTCGCTGCAGGTGCATTTAACTCTTTATTTATTTCAGGTAGAGCAGGTACTGGTAAAACATATAATGTAGAAAGAGCAATGAAAGATGAAGGTCTTGTTGACGAAGAAGATTACGTTATGGTTTCAGGTGCAGCATCTGTTATTATGATGTATAAGAAATTCTATCAATATAGAAATAAGACATTAATCTTTGATGACTGTGATGCAGTATTTAGAGATGAAAACGGTAGAAACTTAATGAAAGCGGCATTAGATACAAAGAAAGTAAGAAAAATCTCTTATTTAAAAAAGACTAAAGCAGTATATGATCCTAAAGATGTGAGTCCTGAAGAAGCATTCACATTAGAAGAAAATGGAATTGTTCCTAACTCATTTGAATTTGCAGGAAGAGTAATTTTTATTTCGAATTTAGCAAAAGAAAAGGCAGATCCAGATGGAGCTATTAGATCTAGATCTATTTTAGTAGATGTAAATCCTGATGATGCAACCTTAATGGAAAGAATGGAAAGGTTATTACCCCATTTAGAACCTACCGAGATGCCACTTAAAGAAAAGGAAGAAATCTACGAATTTATGAAAAACGCAAACGATATTTCTATGAGAACATTCGTTAAAGCAGCTGGTTTAAAAATGTCAGGTTTACCAAACTGGCAAAGAGCAGCGACAAGATACCTATAATAAATGGCTACATATAATCTTAAATATAACACGGACGATTCTGTAATTAGGCATATAATTATCGGTCTATTGGCAGACTTAAATAATAAAGTTTGGTTTCAAAGACAAGTAAGCGCTAATGAGAGAAAGGATATAGACGTTCCTTTTTATTATTCGATCACAGGAGACGATCAATTTTTAAGAGATAATTTTCTATTTACAACAGCAAGTGGCGATGACTGCTACCCTGATCCTGGGTTTGCAGATGGAAATTACGATGTAATTCCAAGAGGAGTCGCTAGAATTTCTTCAATATCTATAGAATCTTCTAAACTAGTCAATAAAAGAATAATGGGAAATTATTCTAGACTTGATGAAGAAGGAGCTCTACAAGCATATTCTTCTGAATTTGAAATGATTCCAATTTTAATAAATTTTGACATAGAAGTTTTAGTATCTTCAATGTTAGATTCTTTAAAGATTACTGAAATGATAGTAAAGAAATTATATAAATCTAATTACTTTAACATAGAAGTAGGACATCTAGAAGAAGGAACGTACAGATTACCTTCGTATTATTCTTTACCGGATGATTATACAGTGGAGGCTCCAATAGATTTTGGATTCGACGATAAAGACAAATATAAAATAACATTTCCAATAGAAGTAAATTCATTTATACCTTCTTTCTCAAACACGCCAGACGGAAATCCAGGTTCTGGATCATCTGGAGAATCTGGAGAATCTAGAGCATATAGATATGGTTCAGGTGGATCTTCTGAATTTCACGCTGGAAATAGGATGTTTGAAATAAAACAAAAATCAATTACATCTAATAAAGGAGAGGCAAAGGATGAGCAATCACAGGCACAACCTGACAATCCTAACATAATTGATGAAAACGATACAGATATATAGTTAAACAATAAAATTAAACGAATAATAAAATGACAAACATGTTAGCACCTTTCGTAAAAATTGAAGAAAACGTTCAATTCTATTTAAATAATAGAGCTTACGAAATAAAAGAAAACAACATTGAAATTATCGAAAGACCAACTAATAAAGAATTTTTAAACGCAATTTCTGCTTTTGAAAACTTCGATATAGTAGGAAACGATATCAAATGGTATAACAAAGGTTCAAAATTTATTTACAACATTGAAGAAGGAAAGTTCTACAATGGAACATCTGAAATTACTGAATCATTCTCAACATACGTATTAGCCAGCGGACTAGTTAGATATGACAACAAAAATAAAGCTGAATTATTTGAAAGCCTTTCTACTATTGTAGAAAATTTCATGTATTTAGACTTCGCTACCACGTATAAGAAGGGAGGTGTCACTGTTGATTTATTTAAATTAGATGAAAATCTATTTATTTCAAGATTCAACAAAGACACCAAATTAAATAAATTCTTTTCAGCTACCGCTAACGAAGCAGTATCTTATATTAAAGCAGAAACTTCAGAAGACGCTTCAGCTGTAGTAATTGAAATGCTAGAAGGAGAAACTTTAGAACTTGCTAAGAAATCTGAAGAAATTTCAAAGTTTGAAGAAATGATTTCTTTCTTAAAAGATCAAAGAGGTTTATTAGCTGAAGCTGATAAATCAATTGAAGAAATTAAAGCTGCTGATGCTTTAATTAATTCAGAGATTAAAGTATGGGAAGATAAGATCGAAGCTTTAAACGCATAAGACGTATCATCGTAAAATAGAGAAGGGACCATTGGTCCCTTTTTTAGGTTAATAAACTTTTTAACATTTTTGAGTATAATCTCTATAAATAAACCAACAACATTGTGGCTAAAAGAAGAAAATCAAAAAACTATTTAAATAACAGAGACCTCTTTGATCAAATGGTCCTTTCAAAAGAACAGGATAAATTAACAAGAGATGCTGAAAAAATGCTAATTCTCTTGGCAGAAAAGGCGATCAATAGGATGAGGTATGTTAGTGAAGATGATAGGAACGATTGTCTACAATTCGCTATATTAGACCTTTTAAAATATTGGAGAAACTTCAATCCTAAATATCCAAATGCATTTGCTTATTTCACAGAGATAGCAAAGAGAGGATACGCCAAAGGATGGAATAAGATTCACCCTCAAAAATACAAAGGAACTCTATCTATAGACAAAGGATCAGGCAACTCTGAAAATCAAACAGGAATTTATAGCATCTAATGTCAATAAAGAATGTCAAACCAACTAAAAATTCAGGATTTAATCAAGGTTATTATAAACCTAATAATCCTTCTAAATATGCAGGACCTACTCCTATCATATATAGAAGTTCCTGGGAACGTAAGTTTATGATGTGGTGTGACAAAAATGAAAAGGTAAGTATGTGGTCAAGCGAACCAGTTGAAATACCATATTGGTCTAGACAAGATTCTACCAAAAGGAAATATTACCCTGATTTTTATTTTAAGGCAATTCAGCCCGATAAAACTACTAAAGAATATCTAGTAGAAATCAAACCAAAGCAACAGATAATAAAACCAGAGCCTCCTAGAGTAAATTCTAAGAAGGCTCTTAAGTCATATAAATTTTTAGCAGAGCAATATGTTAAAAATATGGATAAATATAATGCAGCTAAAGAATTCTGCTCTCAAAGAAATTGGAACTTCATAGTTCTAACAGAAGAAACTATAATAAATGGGCTACATTAAAGAGGAAATAAAAAAATTAATAAAGGGCAAGGGTAGGGCCAAGGCGGCCAACGAGGCTGAACAGTGGTTTCAAAAAAGTTTAAAGGATAAAAAGGAAAAGGCAGTGGGTTCTATTAGATCTAGATTTGTTCCAGGAAAAATGTATGTATTTGAATATACCCCAATAACAGAGGATATTAAATGGTATGATGATAATCCTGTTGTTCTAGCCTTAGATCCTTATGAAGGAGACGACATAGGAATTAATATAACAATGCTTCCTCCTAAATTTAGAGAAGAATTCTTAGACGAGATATATGGTAGATACGAATCATCTATAAAATCCGCTTCTAAAAAGGAAGACGCTAAAAAACAAAAAGGTTTACCCAGATTTTCATATAAAGGTGCAAAAAGATATCTTGAATCATTTGGATATGATTTTGCAATAAGAAGATATAAGCCTTCTAAAAAAACTAATCAAGCTGTAGTAGCTTATAAAGATTGGTGTAAGATGGCAATATGTGACTTCGATTCTCTTCAGGGAATTGATAAACAGCAGCTTATTAGATTATTTGAAGATCATCGTAGAAAAAAGAATATATAAAGAGAAGTATAATACAATTGTAATTTTAACACATGGCAGGATTTATAGAAAGAAACGGACCATTAAGTACTGGTAAAAGATCATTCACACTAAGTGATACATTAAAAAGACTCTCGTCTTTCGGAATGTATTACGATGATTTAGTCTTAAGACAATCTCAGGCAATAGGCCCTGTAGAAGATGAATTTGGTTACGGCCAAATGAATCAGATGGGTCTAGATGACGATAACATGTATGGGGCATTTGCTGCATTATCGATGGCAGATACCAATATGAGAAAAAATATTCCTTTCTTTGACCAAGGTTATGAAGGTAAAAGAGAAGAATTAAGAAGATTTTCTACACATGATGAAATAGAAGATATATTAGATATCTTATGTGATGAATCTATCGTGTATGACAATAAGAACTTTATTGGAAATCCAGAACTTATAGGAATGGATGTTTCAGAAGAAGTTACAAAGTACTTAAATAAATCATACAGAGATTTATATCAATATTTTGGATTTAATTCAGATCAATCGGCATGGTACTTCTTTAGAAAATTCTTAATTGACGGATATCTTTCTTTTGAAATTATTTACAGCCCAGATCAAGATCAGATTATAGGATTTAAGGAAATAGATCCTATTACACTAATGCCAGGTTATAATAAAGATGATGGTAAAAAAGTATGGGTTCAATTTAAGGACGATCCTGTTAAGGAGAGAGTCCTGTATGATTCACAGATTATCTATCTTTCTTATTCTTCAATAACCACTGCCTCGAGAGTAAGTTACTTAGAAAGACTTATAAGATCATTTAACCTGATGAGAATAATGGAACATACTAGAGTTATCTGGGCGGTTACAAACTCATCATATAGAATGAAGTTTATTATTCCAGTTGGTGGTAAATCTAAAACAAGAGCTAAACAATCTCTTGCTCAATTAATGGGTAATTATAAAGAAGTTGTAGATTTTGATTGGGATTCAGCTACATTAGCAACTAATGGAAAACCAATGCTCCAATTTAACAAAGAATATTGGTTACCATCTAAAGAAGGAGAATCTCCAGAGATTGAAACTTTAGGAGGAGACGGTCCCGAATTATCAGATACAGAAGCACTTAAATATTTTAATGATAAATTAAAAATGGTTTCTAAAATACCATTCAATAGATTCATGTACGAAGACGGTGGAGGTGACTTTAACCTTGCAGCTGATGGTATGATTAGAGATGAAATTAAGTTTTCTAAATTTATCAAAAGATTACGTTCTTCTTTCCAAGAAATTTTAGTAAAACCCCTATGGTTACAAATGTGTCTTAAATTTCCTGAATTTAAAGATGATGCAGGTTTTAGAACTCAAATAGCTATTCAATTTAATGAAGAGAATATGTTTGCTGAATTAAAACAAATGGAAATCATGGAGAAACGATTAGACTTTATATCTACAATGCAAGATTCTCTAATGAAAACAGATCCAGTTACTATGGAAGAAATGCCTTACTTTGATATGGAATTCTTAGTAGACAGATATTTAAAATTATCCCCTGACGATAAAGCTGCAAACGAAGCTTATAAACAAAGACAAGCTTCTGAAGAAGCAGAAGAACCTGAGGTGGACCCTATGGACATGGGATTCTAGAAAAAAGAATATATAATTAGCAATGAAACACTTAAAAACATTTAAAAACTACTCTAATTTAACAGAAGATGCACTAGAAGTCGGAGACGATTCAGATGTAATAGTAGATGATATTCTTTTAGATTCAGGTGAAAAGATTAAATCTGCTGAAATTATAGGAGTAATAAATACAAGTAAAACAGAGAAAGAATTCAAAGAATATTTTTATAAAGAATACGGTAATAACGCATTTACCGAAGAAGATATGCAAACTCTAGTCACTTATTATTTAGAAGTTGAAACAGAAGTAAAGGCTAAGGAAACTGAGGAGGAAGAAGCTGCTAAGAAGGAAGAAGGTGGCGAAGAAGGTGCTGGAGGCTTAGAAGATGAGCTAGGAGATTTAGAAATATAGAAAAAATGAAAAATCATTATTCTTCAAAAGATATATAAACAACAAACATAGTATTAAAATATATGAATACAAAAAACAATCTATTAATCCTAGAAAGATCTTCTAGTGAATTAGAATTCAAACAAGATGGTGATGGGGCTTATGTCCTTGAAGGTATATTTGGAGAAATTGACAAAAAGAATAGAAATAATAGAATCTATACTGAGTCAGAATATGTTCCACAAATTGAAGCTCTTCAATCTAAAATAGGTTCTTCTAAACTTTTAGGAGAATTAGATCACCCACAAACATTTGATGTATCTTTAAAAAACGTATCTCACGTTATTGAAGAATTATCCTATGATAGCGAAACAAAACAAGTAAAAGGTAAAATCAGATTACTTGATACTGAAGCTGGTCGTCAGGCTAAAGCTTTGGTTGATGCTGGTGTTCCTTTACAAATTTCATCTAGAGCAGCTGGTACAGTTGAATCTAACGGGACTGTTAAAATTAAGCAATTATTCACTTATGATTTAGTTGCAGATCCTGGCTTTGAAAATGCTGAATTAAAAAGAGTTAACGAATCTTTCGGATTTGATAACGATTCTAGCATTCAAATTTATGAAATTGGAAATACAAAAGAACTTTTAACAACCGAAAATAAAACTGAAAACAAAATGGCTGAATCAAAATTCGTAAGTACTGATGATTTTAATAAATATTCACAGTATTTATCAAGCGAAATAAAAACTATTAAAGAGGGAATGGAATCTTTAAATAGTGATGAATCTGTAAAGTCTGAAGTTGAAAGCGTTAAAGAATATTCAAACTATCTTGCTGAGAAATTAGAAAAGACTATCGAGTATTCTGCATACCTTGCTGAAAACTTAGATAATACAATAACTACAAATAACGAAATATCTGAGAAATTAGATAATAGCGTTGCATATACTGAGCATGTTGCTGAAGGTGTTGAATCAATTAAAGACTATACTAATTATTTAGCAGAATCTTATAATGAAGGTGCAACAACTCATGAAGGCTTATTAAAGTATATTGAATACTTAAAAGAAAATTTAGAAAAAGTTACTGAATACGCAGAATACGTTGCAGAAACAGTTAATTCTAACTTATTACTAGAAGATGAAGCTGGTAAAGAAGTTGAAGAAATTGAAGATGAAGACGATTCTACAGATGTTACTGAACCTACAGTTGATGCTGAAGATAATGAATTAGATCATGGTGCAGAAGTTGAAGACAAATCTGACGAGTTAGAAGACGAATTAGAAGACACAGTTGACGATGCAGGTGACGAAGAAATTTCTGAAGAAGAAGACGTTGAAGCAGTTGAAGAAACTGAAGAAGAAGACGTTGAAGAAGGAAATGCATTTGGTGCTGCAAGAGCAAAAGCAATCGCAGACGGAGAAAAAGAATTTACAGTAGACGGAGAAACTTATAAAGTTGAAGACGTTGATGCTGAAGATAAAGAAAATGCAGAAGAATTCGTAGAAGAAACTGAAGCAGTAGAAGAAACTGAAGAAGAAGAAACTGAAGCAGTAGAAGAAACTGAAGAAGAAGAAACTGAAGCAGTAGAAGAAACTGAAACAGTAGATACATTAGATGCTTACAAATCTGAAATTAGTTCTAAATTATCTGCTTTAATCGAAAAAGCAACTGTTAAAGAAAATACTAACCCTCATTTCTTTAGATTTATTTCTGAAGCTAAGAAAGCAGAATATAACGAATTAAATACTGAAGATCAATCTAAAGTATTAAAATCAATCGAAGGAAAAGGATTCTTAACTGAAGGACAAATTCTTACATTATGGAACTCTTCATTAATAAATAGCGTTAAAACTAACGAACCTAATGTTATTGAAATGATGCCAGAAGAATATAAAGAAGCATGGTCTAACATGTCAGATAACAAGAAAACAGCTCTTATAGCTCAATCTAAATACCATAAACTAGAAACTGCTTACCAAGTAAGAAACTTCTGGCAAACTAGAGATCTTAGAGATGTCAAAGTTGTTATGGAAAAAGTAGAATCAGTAAATGAAGCTGCTCCTGTTATTGAAGACAAAAAACCTTTATATGATTTAACTAATGTTAAGAAGTCTATTAACAAGAGATTCAACAAGTAATATCTTAATATTTTAGGAAAAACGTAAAAAACGTAAATATAATAACAATATATAGTATATCGATAATCAGATAAGAAGAAAAAATCTGACAAACATCGAGAAGATCGTTCAATCGATCAAATTTAAACAACCATTAAAAAAAAACAAATAATAAAATGGCAAATTTAATTAACTCTGCAGAAGTTAGAGAAACTTGGGCTCCGATCATCGAATCAGCTACAGGTATCAACGAAGCAGAAAAACTAGCGTGGATGTCAGAATACTGTCATAACCACAAACTTTACGAAGATGCACACATCATGTCTTTAGGGACTGCTGGTAACATCTACGGTATGGGTAATGTATCTTTACCTTCTGCAACTGCAGACGGTTCAGGTGATAAAGCTCCTACATTATTACCATTAGCAATGCAAGTTGCTGCACAAACTATAGGTTTAGACTTAGTACCAGTTGTACCAATGGCTGGACCAATGGGTCTTTTATCTTACTTAGACTTCGTTTACGAAGGTGGTAAATTAGCTGGAGATGTTGCTCCAACTTACATCAAAACTGACGCTGCTAAAGCTGAGGTAGATGGTAACGAATCAGGTGGATTTACTTTCACTTGGATCGGTTCTTCTAGAATTGACAACATGGATATCTATAAAGTTGCTGAAGCAGCTTCTACTTCAGGTTCTGTTGCTGATGCAATCAACGCATTAGATACTGAAGTTGATGCAGATGATGCTACTATCGCTATTGTTAAATCAGTAGAATTAGTAAAAGGTTTAGAAGATCATATTAAAGGATTCGCTGCTGCTGACGAAGATGGTAACCCATTCTCAAGAGGTGCAGGTGAACAAACTCCTGACAAAGTTATGGGTCTTTCTTTATTCTCAAAAAGTGTTGCTGCTGAAACTTTCCAAGTTGCCGCTGCAGTTACTAGAGAACAAGTACAAGATCTTAAACAATTCGGTGTAGATGCTGTTGCTCAAGTTGAGTCAGTATTAACTAACGAATTAACTCAGTCAATCAACAACTTAATCTTAGCTAAACTTAATTCTTTAGGTAAAGATAACGTTACAGCTGCTGGTGTAAATTTAGACTGTAATTTAGCATTAAATGCTGATTTCGGTGGTGAGACTATCGCTTCTAACCATAGAAGAATCTTAACTTCAATCCTTGCTGCTGCGAACTTTATCGCAAACAGAGGTAGAAGAGGTGCTGGTAACTTTTGTGTTGTAGGTCCTAAAGTGGCTACAGCTTTACAATCAGTTGCTGGTTTCGTTGCTAACCCAATGGCTAACACATTATCACAAGCAGCAGGTGCAATCTACCCAGTAGGTTCTGTAGCTGGTGTAAATGTATACACTGACCCAAGACAAGCATGGGGAGCTAATGATTCTAATTACGAAGTAGTAGTTGGTAGAAAAGGTGACGGTAATGGTCCTGGATTAGTATTCATGCCTTACTTAATGGCTGAATCAGTACAAACAATCGCTGAAGGAACTATGGCTCCTAAAGTAGCTGTTAAATCTAGATTCGCATTAGTTGAAGCAGGTTTCCACCCAGAAACTCAATATGTTACATACGAAGTTAAAGGATTAGCTCTTTAATTAGAACTAACTTTTAGATTTTAATATTAAAGGTCCTCTATTTTAGAGGACCTTTTTTTGTTTCGTTGAAACTTAAACAGATATATAGACTATAAGTTTATAAATAAATCAATATAAAAGATGAAAACATTCGAACAATGGTATAATTCTACAAAAAAGGCTGATTCAATAGATGAAGCTTCTGAAGATAATATACCTGTAGCTAAATCATCAACTTCAATAGAATCAGACACAACTACTGCCATAGCCTCTCCGGAAGCAACGGGAGAAGAGGGTTATTCTAAAATGATGCAAGATTGTGATGATATTATCAATTCTCTAAAAACACTTTCTGATCAACTTACGGAATCAGAAGATCAACCATTAAATGAAGCAAATCCTATGGGACAGGTGCTTATGGAAGATCCTATTATTATGGGAGCAGTTCTAGGATTAACGGCAGTTATTGGTGCAGTTGGTTTAGGTGCAAAGGCTATAAAAGATGGTGCTAAAAATAAAAAGACCATTAAAGAAGCAGAAAAAGATTATTCTAAATTAAAGAAATTAAAAATGCAAACCGTTAAAATGGAAGTTGCAGTATTATCTTTAGAGGATAAAAGAAGAGAACTTTCAACTACTGAATCAATCGAAGAAGCTGGAGATGATGTAAAGGCGAAGGCAAGCGCAGCAAATAAGAAAAAAGCACTTCAAAAAATGAAAGCCAAGTTAGATAATCAAATAGAATCTATGAGGCAGAAAAAAGATGGAATTAATTCAGCTGCTACAGAATATGGATCTTCATTAGAAGTTAAATACTCAAAGGTAAGTGGATTTGGATCTGGAAAAGTTAAAACGTTAATCGCTGATATGAGAGATCAAATCACGACAGAAGTTTCAGAATATAAGCTAGATGCATGGGGAGATAAGATGAGTGCCGAGACTAAGAAAGATTTAAAAGAAAGAATTACAAAATCTAAACAGGCTCAAAAGGAGAGAATGGATAAAATAACAGCTGAGCAAGAGAAAAATGCTAAGAAGTTAGATGATGCAGCTAAAAATGACGAAAAGGTTAAAGCTGAGCTAGAGCAAATAAAGGCTGAAAAAGAAAAAGGAAAAGAAAAAGAAGAAGCTCCAGAGGAAACTCCAGAAGAAACTCCAGAAGAAACTCCAACGGAGACTCCGGAAGAAACTCCAGAAAAAGAAGATGATTTCGATGCATTTGGAACGGATGGAGACGATGAAGAATCTCCTGAAGAAGAAACGGAAGAAGTCGATAAGACAGATAACTCAAAGGAAGGAATGACCAAAAGAGTTGATGCTGTTATTGCAAAGGCAGAAGAGAGTGGAGATGAAGCAAAGCTTAAAAAAGCAAAAGAACTTAAAGCTAAAATTCTTGCAAAAGAATCTTGGCAATTAAATAATACTAAATTAGGGTTAATATTTGAATCCGATCTTAGAAAAATGGAAATGGAATCTTTAATACAAGAGTCTATTTCAGTTAAAGATCGTTTCTCTAAACTAATCTAAATTCTTTTTAGAATTTTTACGAGCTAAATTTAGAAACTCCTGTTGTTGATTCAATAGGAGTTTTTTTATGTGCTTACGGAACTCTATCGATGACTTAAGTATTCTAGCATCTACCATAGGAGCCAGTAATGCATCATGATACTCTGGATGAACAAAGTTTTCCAAGCTAAAGTTATCAGTCTTAGATCTGATAGGTTTACCAGATAGTGCACAGACCCAATCTATTGTGTTATAGTTTTCTTTAAGATCTTCCATCTTCACAAACGAATCAGTAGACCAATCATAATAATACTTATTTTTAGAGGAAGTATATCTATGTTGACATATATTGAATATGATATGAACGAACTGATCGCTTTCACACCTTTCACCTAAAATAGGATTTTCTATTAATAGTCTCTTCTGCTGTCTTGCAAGATTTGATAACTTAATTCCAAATCTATTAGAATAAGGAGAATGAGGGGAAACCCTTTCCAATTTGGGATATTTTTTATTATATGCCATATAGTATTTATTCGTGAAACAAAACAGCTATATTATGTATAATTATTAAACAAATTTACATGGTTCACACACTGTTCACAGAAAAATATCGTCCAAATAACTTAGACGAGTTGATTTTACCAGAAAGAGTAATGTCAAAATTTAAAGATGGTCTAACTCAAAATGTACTTTTGGCTGGAAGCCCTGGTACTGGTAAGACATCTACTGCGAAGGCGATTGTTAAGCAATTCGAACTTCCTTATATTTACATCAATGCATCAACTGATACTTCAGTAGATGTTATTAGAACCAGGATTATGGATTTCTGTTCTACTATGTCTATCTTAGATGATCAAGGTAAGATGAAAATAGTTATCCTCGATGAGGTAGATGGTGTATCTGATCAATTCTTTAAAGCTCTTCGTGCTACTATGGAACAATTTGCATCTAATTCAAGGTTTATTGCAACCTGTAATTATGTAAATAAAATTCCAGATCCAATTCTTTCAAGGTTCGAAGTAATTAATTTCGACTTTGATAAAGAAGAAGAGAGCGAATTGACAAAGAAATATATTAGACGAGTATATGATATATGTGGAAAAGAAGAAATGACAATAGAAAAACCAGCATTGGTTGAATTTGTCCGTAGAAACTTCCCAGATCTTCGCTCGACACTTAATAAATTACAAGGATATAAGTCAGAAGGAACGAGTAAGATTACATTAAATGATGTTAAAAAGTTTAACTCAGTCTATAAAGATGTTTTTGAATTAATCTTTAATGAAACAGACCCTGTTAAAAACTATAAGTATTTAGTAGGTGAATATTCAAATAGAACAGATGAAATACTTCAAACATTAGGAGAAGAGTTCATAGACTATATTCAATCAGAGAAAGGAAATAGCGCAAAGCATATTCCTCAAATTGCAGTAACTGTAGCAGAACATCAGGCACAAAGGGTTCACGTAATTGACCCAGCGATAACCATGCTAAGTTGTATATATAAGCTACAAGAAATAATTAGAAATTAATTGCTGAAATATTTTTTTATCTCAGAAATTTTGCTTATATTAGTAATATAAAACAAAACACATGAAACTAGGAAAACATACATTGTTAATTGACGGTAACTATTTTTTACACAGTAGACTATTCGTTCTACCTAGGCCTAAAGGTAAACAATTATTAGGCGATAAAGAATCACAATCTCAACTTATGAGAAAGCTATGTATTGACTTCGCCTCAGAAGTTCGTAAAATGGCTCCTTTTGTAGACCAGATTGTTGTTGCAGTTGATGCTAAATCATGGCGTAAAGATCTTTTTCCTGATGCACAATATAAAGGAACTAGAACACATGACGATTCTATTAATTGGAAAGCAGTCTTCGGTGTTTATGCTGAATGGCAAAAAATACTAGAACAAAAGGGTATTATTATCCACCAGGTTCAAGGTGCAGAAGCAGATGATGTAATGTACGGCTGGTCTACTCAATTAAATAGCGAAGGTAAAAATTGCATTGCATGGACAGGTGATAGAGATTTAATTCAACTCGTAAACTACAATCAAGCGACAGATGCATATACACTATGGTATTATAATTCTAAGAAAAAGCTTATTGCCTTTGAAGGTTTCGAAGATGTAATGGCATCTAGAAAAACATCTACAATGACCAATGACGAATTGTTATTCAACATTGCCTCAGAAGAAGCAACGTACGACAAGCTAAAGGAAGACTTCCAGGCATGGATGGATAAGAACAGAGTAGAAGTTCAAGAAATTAACTGTGACGACTTTGTATTCGGTAAAATCCTACAAGGTGACAAATCAGATAATATTCCTTCAGTTATTACATGGACTAAAGCTGCATCTAATGGCAAGATCAGAAACTATTCACTTACAGAAAAACATTGTGTAAAGATCTTAGAACAATATAAGAAAGAAGAAAGCGAATTTACAATAGAACACTTTTTCAATAGAGGTCAAGTAAATAAGCTAGTAGATATTATTTATAGAGTTGTTGGTAAATCTGATCCTAAGGAAATCAGAATTAGATTTAATCAAAACTTAGATCTAGTTCTTCTTCACTATAATACTATTCCCCTTGCAATTCAAAAAGGTATTTATAATAATATTGAAGCAGATAGAAATGTTTTACCAGAGTTCTCTAATATCACTCAGATGGAAAAGATCTTAGAAGGAACAGATTGGATGGCAAAGAAATCACAGGGTGCTCCTAAAAAGTATGATGCCTTCGCAGGATTAAAAGAAGATAGTAGCAAGGAAAGACCTTCTACTAAGAAATTGAACGAACTTTTTTAATAAACTTATAGCAAGTTTACAGTATAATTTATATGCTAGACGAAACAAAATTATTTGATTTTGTAAAGATCATGTTTACAAAACCTAATCAATACAAGAACGTAAAGAACTTTAATAAGAAGAGACACCACTTCATGATTAACAGATTTTTTGCTATTAAATATCCATCAAATGCACAGTTATTTAATGTGAATGGAATTAATGGCAATGCAGTTATAGATAGTTGGCACATGGTATCTTCAAGATTTCGTTCAGTTCCAGGGTGGATCTATACTAAAACTAAGAAGGCAGCTCCAAAACCTAAAAAATCAAAAAAAGAATATATACCTAAAGAAGAAACAATTAAATTCTTTTTACAAAGAAATGAAATTGGAATGAGAGAGTTCAATGATCTTAAGAAATTCAACCCGGTTGAATTAAATAATAATCTATTGGAATTAGAAAACACAATGCAGGTATATTAAATGATTAGTTACTACGACTTTAATGATGTGGCTACGGTTGTTGACGCCACCCTATTCAAATATAATTACATCGACAATAAGATTCTTACACTAGTAAAGAATCAATTAGACTATAGGGTCGTTAATGATGGATCTCTTCTAGTAAGTAAAGAGCAATTATCTTTGTTTTTAAAAGAAAACTTTCAATCCGATATTAATAGAATTAATGCAACTGGTTTTGAACAATTTCATAAAGAAGCAACTACTATCTATTTTCTACATAAGATTTTAAATGATTTTACAAATCTAGAATATGTTAAACTGACTATCAATAAGAATAAATCTTATAGTAGATTATCTGACATAGATGGAATTAAGACTCTTAGATTTAATTTTAAAGTATTGGCAGGAACATTAAGGCTATATGATATATTTCAACAAGAAAAAGATTTACAAGAAATAAACTCTATTTTAATTTCACTAGGTCTTATGAAAAAGAATGTTCCTTACGCAAGGCACAATGCTTCTCATATATTTAATGCCTTAGATTCTTTTGTAAGATCGAGAGAAGGTTCAGATGGAAAAGAATTTGATACTGCATTAGATCTAATGGACTGCATAGAAGCTAAGATCCAAGATGATAATCCCAAAATAATGTTAATCACTGATTACTAGCTTTCTTTAACGAATATATAGACAAAAGAACTAGATATTAAATGGTAACAGGATATACTGCAAACGCAAACGGAGATCAACTCATAGCATCCCTACAAGATCCTTTTCAGAACGTAATAAAGATTACGGATTGGGAAATTATAGCAGGTTTAACAACACCACAGACAAAGGGTGTAGTTATATTGAATGCAGGATCTCCAACAGTAATAGGAATGGGAACAGATTTTACATTTCTAGCCAATGGTGATGAAATTGTATTAGGAAATAAGATATTTCAAATTAGTTCCGTACCAGACGCATACACCCTGGAATTAACAACGTCACCCCAGTTTTCAACACAACCATCTGGAATAGAATTTTTCTTAGTTCCTAATGAATTAAATAAATTTGATTATGAATTTAGATGGTCACAGACTGGTGGATCTTTTTCAGAATTTTCAGAATTAAATAAAACTTCAAACATCGGAGATTTATTCAGTTTAGATTTTAATAATACACTTCCACTTTACATTGACCTAAAAGCAGAAGTATCTTCATTATCCGGAGGTAACTCTTTATCTCTTATTTCAATCACATATACTACACAGACTGAAGACGGTATTGTTGAAGCATGTCCTAACTTTTGTGTTGAGTGTTTAGATCCCTTTTCAATGGACGGATGTGCAAACATTATCGTAGAAGAATGTAATGATAATTTATTTAATCCATATAATTTAAGTAAATCTACTAAATTTGTAAAACAAATCACAGGATTAGTAAGCAATATATTTGGCCATGAAGTAAACTATTTTAGAACTGAACCAGATATGAGAACAGAAGATGTTACTCTTATGGAATATAGTTTACATGATGTAGTAGATAATAAAAACATAAAGATATTAGTCCCGGGAAATGAATTTCCTGAAGAAAGTATAACTTTCGATATATTCGGAATGGATTTTGCAGACTTTGAAATTCACATTACTCAAGAAGAATTTGATAGAGCGTTTGGTGAAAGAGATTCTCAAGGAAATTTAATAAAAAGCAGATATCCTAGATCTAAGGATTACATGTATATTCCTATTATTAATAGAATGTATGAAGTTCATACCATAGCTTTAGCTGACGAGTTTAATAAGACCAATTCATACTGGAGAGTAATGCTGAAGAAATATCAAGAAAGAACTTCAGTTAATAAAAATACATTCAACGCCGCAACTGACACGTTAACCACTGGAATCGAAGAAGTTTTTGGAGAAAGACAAAGGGAAGAGCAGGAAAAGGTTTCGAATCCGCAGCAATTTCAAACAGTTATTTCTACACACAAGGATGGTATTAGAAATTTCTATAATAAAGATTTACAAATAATAGATTTTGAATTAAAAAACAGATGGACAATTGTTAGTAAAAATTATTATGACTTATCTGGAGTAGCGGAAGGAGATTTATGTATCGAATATGATGCACCATCTAGTCTAGAAACAGGCAAAAACATGGCAATTTCCGGATGGTTTAATCCACAGTTTGAAATTGGAAGTGGAGATCATTTCATAATAGGAGATCCAACCGCGCTTACAGGATTTAAAACTTATTTAAACGATTCAGAATTTAAAATAATGGTTAATGGAAATACAGTTACATTTAACCACGGCCTTTCTTTAGAAAAAAGATGGTATGGATTTACTTTAAATATAAGTAATGAATTTTCCACAACTAGTTTAAGTATTTATAACTTAAATGAATCTGGATTACCTCAAAGCGCAACCTCTCAATTAACTGAAGTGTTTAATGAAGTTAAACCTTCGGGCTTAGTTTGGAACTCTAATTCTAATTTCCAAATAAGAGGAAATAGTATGTATATGACCAACATTAGAGTATTCGATCAAATGATAGAAGAAGAACAAAGATCTAATATATTAAATCAATATATAGTTAGAGATAATCAACTTGCTAAATTAATAGACAATGCAATACCTAGTATTGGGTTTCAGAAATTTAGACACACTAGGTAATTAGGATATATAATCCTATAAAACAATAACTTATGTCAGAAGAAAAGAAGTCAATAAAAGACCAAGCAGAAGATATTAGAAAAGAGCTTGATGAACTTATTGGTGAAAGTGTAGATATAACAGAGGCTACGGATACTGATCCAGCGTTTCTTCCACTTCAACCAAAGGAAGTTCTTCCATCATTTGGAGAACTTAAAACAAGATCTACTAAAACAGCTAAGAAAACTATAACAGCCCTTATGAAATTTTATCTTGCAGAAGATATAATTGAAAAGGATGAATATATCGCTGCTAAGAAAAAGATGGATGAGATGACAATGTCTTCTTTAGTTTATCAATTACAAGCAGGTGAAAGAGCTCTTACAACACTATTAGAAACTATCGAAGATGGCGAATTAGCTCCAAGAATGTTTGAAGTTCTTGCAACTTTACAGAAATCAATGCTAGATATTATTAAATCCCAAACAATGTATTTAATGGCAACTGAAGAAAGTGCTAAACGAATTTCTAGAGATATAGAAATTTACAAGAAAAGAGATGATGTTAGGGAAATAGAAGAATCAGGAGGTTCCACTGGTGATTCTGCGGTTCAAAGAGGAACTAAAGATCTTATGAGAATGATTCGTTCTGGAATCGATTCAGAAACTCAAGATATCGAAGATGTAGAACCTAACGAAGAATAACAATGAGCGATTACGTAGGAGATAATATGTGGATTCCGAAAGGAGACAAAAGCGATCCTGGTCAAAAGCTGGTATGGTCGACTAAGAATGTTGATGATCTTTTAGTAGCACTAGATAAAGGATATCGCCCACAAGTTTCTATGCCCTTTTATGAGGGTAAGCAGTTTTTACGTAAGGGTAATATTGTATTTGAATATACTGAAGAGGAAATTGCAGAGCTGGCTAAATGCGCAAATGATATTGTTTATTTTGCAGAAAAGTATGCAGTAGTAATGACAGATGAAGGTATTCAACAGGTGAAACTTAGAGAATATCAAAAAGAATTATTACATAACTTTCAAAACGAAAGATTTAATATTGTATTAGCGGCCAGACAAATGGGTAAAACTGTAACGGCTTCTATTTTTAATGCATGGTATGTTACATTTAACTATGATAAAACTACTCTTCTTTTAGCTAATAAATCAGATTCAACAAAAGAAATTATAGATAAAGCAAAGGTAGTTATTGAAAACCTTCCTTTCTTTATGAAACCAGGTATTATTAAGTATGACGTTATGAATGTACGTTCAGATAATGGATGTAGATTAGTAGGTCAATCAACTACCGCAAAATCAGGTATTGGTTTTACTATTCATAACTTATATCTTGATGAGTTCGCACACATTCATCCAACTATAGTTGATTCATTCTATGAAAATGTATATCCTACATTATCAGCTTCTAAGGTATCTAGAATTAATATTACTTCAACACCGAATGGATTTAATAAATTCTATGAAATTTATGCAGGTGCTGAAAAAGGAGAAAATGAATATACACCAACGAGAGTTGATTGGTGGCAGCATCCGGATAGAGATGATGCATGGTATGAAAGAGAACTTGGAAACTTAGGTTCTGAAGAAGCCTTTAATAGACAATATGGAAATGAATTCGTAAGTTCTTCTAATCTATTATTAAGCCCAATGGTTATGAAAACCATGAGAAAGAATTCACATGAATTTATATGGCATGATTTAGAAGATTTCGAAAATATACAAATAGATACAAAGGGAGTTTTAGGATTTCATAAAGACTTCGATCCTGAAGGAGCAAAAGAATCTAATAGATTTTATTTGTTTTCAGTAGACATCGCAGAAGGCAACGGAGGTGATTACTCTGTAATTAATGTTTTCGAAGTAGAACCAATGGAAGATAAGGACATTATTGATGCAGTGACACCCGGTGCAATGTATGACTTTTTTAGATTGAATCAAGTGGCAGTCTTTAGATCTAATGAACATGTTATTGAAGATTTTGCAAAGGTTCTATATACATTAGCTGTTGAGATATTTAATCCTGAAAATGTTAAGATGATTATAGAATTCAATACATACGGTTCTATCTTATTGAAATATTTACAAACAGTTTATCCTTCAAGAAATGAATTTGAAGACGAGATGGTATTAAGGTTTAAACATAGACATGATTCAAGAGCCTTAAAACCAGGTATAAAATTAAAAGCAGATAACAAATCAGTGTTTTGCCAAAATTTTAAAAAATTAATTGAAAATAATAGAATAAAAATAAATGACACAGAAACTGTAAATGAAGCAAGTCTTTTCGGTAGTCTTAAAAATGGAAGCTATGGTGCTCAAATGGGTAATGATGATATCATTATGACAGGAATCACTGCCACTGAATTTTTTAACACTACAGATTATGCAGATTACATCGAAGAATTGCTAGATTTTATAGATCCTGAAAAGTATAAATTAATGGAAACTACTCTATATCAACAAAACGATTCAGCCGGAGATATGCAGTATGATATTTATGATCTTATATAGACTAAACTCCAGATTTACACGGATATATAGATTAACAAATAAAAAAATAAAATTAAATAACTATGGCACTAAGTCCTCAATTATTACAATTCAAGAGTTCAGGCGTTTACAGATTGGAATTTGATAAATCTCAAACTGCTAATATTGACGTTTCTACTCTTAGGCTGGTTGTTGGTCACTCAAGAAAGGGACCTTATAATACACCAGTATTAATCGAAAACGTTGAAGCATTCATTCAAGTATATGGAAACATTGACAAATCGTTAGAGAAAAAAGGAATGTTCTTCCACAGATCAGCTAAAGCTGCTCTTTCAAGAGGACCTATCCTAGCTCTTAACCTTGCTCAATTTGGAGTAAATGATTTAGCTTCAGCTGCACAAATTTCAACAAACGGATCATATGAATCTGATCCAGTATCGAATAGATATTCAGCGCCGCTTCCAACGGATGTAGCATTTGAAGTAGGTGATCCTATTCCAGATACAGGATCTGTTCCAGTTGCAACTGCTATTACAGACGCTGCAGCAGCTACACTTTCAGTAGACGGTTTAACTTTAACACTAGCAGGTGTAGATTTAACATCTAGCCTAGCAGGTACTTTCTATTTACTTTCAGATGCAGGTAATGAACCTCATATTGCAGCAACAGCTGCGTTTGATGGTACAGATACTGTAATTACAGCTTTAGCTGCTATCAATACAGCTCACGGTGGTGGTTCAACAAGTTTTGATATTTATGACAGTGCAGCGACTATTGCTCCCGATCAGTATACTCTAGCACAAGTTGAAGCTGATACGTTTTATACTTATCCTTCACTAGGTCATCAGACTGGAGACTATACTTATTCAAGTTTCTTTGACACTGATAAATTTATGATTCCTTCTGATGAGAAATTATTACAAACATTAGGTGAAGATGCTAACCAAGTTTTAAACTTTGTTAATATTAAACAAACACCAATCACAGTTTTCACAAGAAAAGCGCAAGATACGGCTGGATTTGATGTTACTGCAAGAGAATGGTATGGAGAAGGAAATGTTCCAGCATATTTAAATGACAAAGATTTAATGTCAGATTATATGATTGATGTATTTGTATTCAAAGGTCAATTTGATGCTGCAGCAATGGACACCGATCCAGTTTATGGATTTTACTTCGACAGTAAAGGTTTAAGAAAAGAGCTAATAGAACAATTTGCAAATTTAAGACAAGTTGAAATGATAGGTTCTTATTCTGGTTCAATGCTTCCAGGTTTTAAAGACTTAGAAGGAAGAAACGTATATATCGAAACAATGATTAACGCTGAAGCAAGAAGAACAGGTTTATTCTGTGCAATTGCTGAAGATTTAGTAACTGATGAATCTGGAGATACTCCAATTGATTTAGTTGGTCACACATTTGACGAAGACGGATCAGATCAAGTAGTATTATCTTACGATGTTGAAATGAGATCAATAGCATTACCTAACGCTGATGTATATGCCGCGGAAGGAGAAGATGCAAAATTTACTTTTAACGATCCTAATCATCCAAAGCCAGAAATTACAAAAGGAAACTATATTAGAGTAGGTGAAAGATTAGCTTTAGTTAAACAAGTATCAGTTGAAAAAACAGATTTAGTAACTATATGGACTGTTAAATTATCAGAAGCAGCTCCTTTAGTAGCTCCTTCAGTTTATGTTGAATCTTTAGAAGATGCAGCTGAGTCATATACTCCATTTGTATTAAATGGTGCTCAAATTGAAGCAGAAACTATTTTCTCATGTTTAGAAGCTATTAAAGTAGGAACAGGATTAGCAACTGGTTTAGTAGATAAAGATGCAATCGAATTTAGATATATTGTTGATACATTTGGTTCTTTTGATAATCAATTAAGAGATAAAATCCAATTATCTCAATTAGCAAAAGAAAGACAAAATGCATCAGCTATATTAAATGCACCAATGGTAAAAGATTTTAAAGCATCTACGGATCCTTCATTTATCAATGCATTTAGCCAGTCATTCCAAACTTCATACATTCCAGAAGGAGGTAACTTAGATTTAAATCCAACATCCTTATACACATTACCAAGTATCGCAGATGGTGCAAATTACGCATTCTACTACGGTCCTGGTCTTATTGTAAGAGAAAATGGAAAAGACATCATGGTTCCACCAGCTGCGTATGTATCTAATAACTATATTGATAAATACACAGATGCTTTACCATGGTCAATTGTTGCTGGTCCTAGAAGAGGAGTTGTTGCTGGCCCTAATGTTGTAGGTGCTGAATACTCTTTTGACAAAGCAGACAGAGACATTTTAGAGCCATTTGGTTATAATCCAATTGTATTCCAAAGAGGAGTTGGTTTAACTATCTTAGGAAATAAAACTGCACAGCAGTCTATTAAATCATCACTATCTTCAGCTCACGTTAGAGAAGTGTTAATTTACATTCAAGATGCAATGGCAGATATCCTTAAAGATTACGTATTCGAATTTAACAATGCACAAACTAGATTAGAAATCAAAACTCTAGCAGATTCATTAATGGAATCAGTTAGACAAGATGGTGGTGTATACGATTTCAAAAACGTAATGGATCAATCAAATAACACAGGTGAGGTAATTGACAACAACATAGGTATCATAGATACATTTGTTGAGCCAGTTAAAGGTTTAGAAATAGTTGTGCATAGAACAACAATTTTAAATACTGGTGAAATTTCAACCGGAAACTTTAGTTAAGAAGATATATAATAAAAAATAAAACAATAAAGACTTATGGCTTTACCACACTATTCACAAGATCAAACTAGTAAGGCGGGTAGACAATTCGAACCAGTACAAGGAAACTTATTTGAGGTAACTATTTTACCTCCAGCTGGCGTTTCTGATGCTCCACTATTACTACAACACGTTAACACTATTGGCGGGTTGGAATTATACAAAGATGCAGGTACCGTCGAACAGAAATACAAGTTCTCAAAAAGATCTTATGCTGGTATGCCAGATGATACTTCACTTACAGTGGCTATCAATTTCTCTTTGAACTTAAACGACGCTAACCAAGCTTATTTATATAAAACAATGAGACAATGGTATAACTTAGCTTACAATCCACAAACTGGAGAAATGGGCTTAAAGAAAGACTATACTGGAACAATAGTAATCGTTCAATTTAACAGAGCTGGAGATATTTTCAGAACTGTAACATTAGAAGATTGCTGGATTTCTTCTGGACTTCCATTCACTAACGACTTAAGTTATGAATCTCCAGAAGCTGCTGCTTTAGACGTATCATGGAGATGTGATACCTTTAAAGAAGTATTAGCTTAATTTATTAAAAGTAGGACGGCTTTAATTAGTTCGTCCTATTTTTATGAAACTAAAATATAATATAATGATATAATAATATGTCCAGTAAACTAACGAAGAAATTACAGGTATTACTCTCTGAAGAAGAAGTGTTTATCATAAACAGGATTATACTAAACGAGGCGATTGAAAATGGAGAGAGACCGGTTTCAGTTTCGGCGTTTATCAGAGACTTAATAAGACAAGAAATAGATAAAAAAAGCGATCTTCAAAAGAGTTGGGATCGAAATAGAATTAAACAACTCAAATCTAAATAATAAAACATGAGCAAAGACAAAAACAAAAAAGAAGAAGAAATCAATTTAGACGATCAATACAAAGCTATTGTTGAAGCTAATGAGAACGAATCTTCAGTAGAATCAGAAGAGCCTAAGAATTTAGGTAAAGTTGATATGTCTAGATTTCAACCAGCTGAAGCAAAGGAAGCTGATTTTCATTTAGGATATCATTCAGTTAAAATAGATTCACTACCGTCAGGTGGAATGTTCTATACTCCAGATACTGAAATTTCTATTAGATCTGCAAAGGTTGCAGAGATTAGACATTTCTCTACCATGGACGAAACCAACATTCTAGATGTAGATGAAAAATTAAATGCTATAGTAGAGTCATGTCTTAGAATAACTTCTAAGAAAAAAAGACTTTCATATAAGGATATTTTAGAAGAAGATAGATTTTGGTTAATTTTAGCAATCAGAGATTTAACTTTCCCTGAGCCTGAAAATGCATTAACTGTTAAGTATCAAGATAAGAGAGGTGTTTCTCACGATGCATCAATTGATAAGAAATATTTTCAATACTTTTCTATTCCAGAAGAATTAGATAAATATTACGATCAAGATAAAAGAACCTTTATTATTGAGACAAAATCATTTGGTAACATTGAAATGAGACCTCCTACAATTGGTCTAATGCAAAAGGTTACTAAGTATATTAAAGAAAAGCAAGAAAAGGGATTACAGGCTGATCAGTCTTTAATTCAATTAATTCCATATCTATATACAGATTGGAGAGGCTTTGATGATAAATCAATCTTTAATTTTGAAGTAGAATTAAACGGATGGAACAATAGAAAATATGCTTTAGTATATAAACTCGCTGAAAAAATGAAAGTCGGAATTCAACCTGAGATGTTGGTAACGCATGAGGATGACGAGGTCCTCGTTCCGATTGGGTTTCGTGACGGAATCAAATCTATTTTCCTTGTTCAGGATATCGCTGGAGAACTTCTTTAAAACTAAGTTCTACCTTTATAAGCATCTTTCAATACAACCCTCTGAACTTGAAAACATGGAATATTATGAATTCCATTATATTGTCAAGGAGTTAATTGAAATGATTAAAGCTGAAAACGAAGCGAACAAAGGGCAAAATGATCAAACTAACGAGATGATGGGAAGTATGAAAATGCCTTCTTTCAAAATGCCAAGTTTCAACATGCCTAAAATGTAATAGAAAAAGGAGGTCCTAGATTGGACCTCCTTTTATTTAGATATATACTAAAAGAAAATAACATATATTGCGATGAAAAAAGTAAAATCATATAATAATTTCGTAAACGAATCTTTAATTACTGAAATTATAGATCCTATCACCTTAACATTTGCTATAGCAGGAATAGGTATAGCGTTTGGACCTGAAATCATGAAAGCATATAGATCGAGAAAAATATCTAATGCAGATCTTAAAGATCTTACGAAGATGTTATCTAAGGCTAAAGCTAAGGCAAAGAAATATGAAAGACAAGGTCTAGATCATGATTCTGCAGAAGCACAGTCTGAAGTAGATCATATTGAAGCAAGAATAGATGATCTTCGAGGTGAAATGAGTAACCATGATGAAATTATTAAAGATTTTGAAAAGGATAAAAAGACACATAAGGAACTAGAACAGGAACTTAAAGATGTTGATCCTGAAGTTTTAAGAAAGGCATTAAGAGATGCAAAGAAAGAAGCTTCTAAATTAAAATAAAAGCCCGCAATACCTAAATGGCAAACACCAACTCCGAAAAGGCGTTAATGGGATTCGCAATGAGTTCCAACTCGCTTCTGCAGAAAATAGAGGCTATAGAGAATCAAACCAGAGATACTTTATTTAGAATAGAGAGTATCATGGTTACGAGTTTCTCTGTTACACAGGGTATTGCCGCAAGTCTTACTGAAAACAACAAAATACTTAAAGAAATAAAGGAAATCATTTCCAGAAAAAGCGAGGCTGAAAAGGCTCAATTTGGAGGTGGTGGAGGAATAAGTAAACTTCTAGGACTAGGAGGGTTTATCGCACTTACAGGAATAGGAATGTTCGGTCTAGCGATGGCATTTCAAGAAGCAGGTAAGGTAAGTCCTACGGCTATAGTTTCGGGTGTTGCTTTATTCGCAGCAATGTTCCCTATTGCAAAAATCCTAGGAGCTATAATGGCAGATCCTAGTAGTGGTGGAGTTTTTGGTCAAATCAAGGTAATGAAAAAACTAGTTTTAACAATGGGTATGTCTATGTTAATGTTAGTTGCTATGTCATTGGCATTAAACTCAATGGCACCTGTAAGTGGTGATAAATTAGTGGCCGCTCTGGCAATCGGTGCAGTTATCTATATAATGGGTCAAACTTTCGTTCAATTAATTAAGGCATGGGAATTTTCAGGTATTATGAATTTTATGCTTAATAAGAATAACACCGATGATATTATGAGGGCCATGTTCCTTATGACTATTCAAATGGTTGTTTTAGCAGCTGCAATGAATTTAATGCCATCTGTTAAAATGGATGATGCATTTAATTTTGTAATAATATCAGCAGCAATGATACCTCTTGCAGTTGCCCTAGTTGCAATGAGATTTGCACTTCCAGCTATTGAAAAGATAAAGGTAGGCACTATTGCTAAAGCAGGTTTAGCGGTTGCAATGCTAGGATTAGCTCTAGTTCCTGTTGCGATGGCAGCGAGGCTAGTTGGTAAGGTAGGAATATCGGAACAGGAAATTTCTAGATTAGTAAGTATTACAATGGCACTTGCACCTTTAATAGCTGTAATAGGAGTTATCACTGCAATTATTAATTTTGCAAAAGAAGGTAGAGTTAATAAATCTGCAAGTGGAGGTAATTCTCTACTTAAACAAGATAATTCTAGAAAGAGAAATCAGAAAATGAATTTAAAAGGAATTGCAATATTTGGTCTACAAGCCGTTGTTATTCTCGGAGTATTAGCCCTTACTGCAGTTGCCTTCAAATTTGGAGCGCCAATGATAGCAGCGGGTGCACAAGCCGCTAGGCAAATTGACATGATAGGTGTAATGAAATTAATGTTTACATTAGGAGGATTATTATTAATAGGAGGTCTTGTAATAGGGATGACAATTAAAATGATGAAGGGTAAGCAAAAATCACAAAAAACTGGACTTATACCAGGAATGGGATCTAGTTCAGAAAAACCAGGAGCATTATCAAAGCAAGATTTAATAGCATCCATGGTAATATTACCAATTATAGTATTATCAATGGCAGCAGCAGTTATGGCATTTAAATTAATGCCATCTATTCCTAAAATAGAAGATGGATTCTTATCGTTTGTATTTATTACAGGTATTGCAATATTTATATACGGATTTGCAATGGCAAAGGTGTTTAGCGCATTAGCAGGTAAGTCTAAAGGTCCAGGTGCAGGAATGTTTGGTTTTGGAGGTTCATCTAAAAGAGGAAAATTAGGTATTAAAGATATATTACTAGCGGCACTTATGGTTCCTATAGTAGCATTAGCTATTGTCGGAGCAGCTTATGTATTTCAAATGATGCCAGCTACTTCTGCGGAGATGGCACCTGATTTGATGTGGGCTTTAAAATCATCAATCGCATTAATGATATTTGGTGGAGCGATGATAATAATTGGAAAGCTTGCTAAGAATATGGATTTTAAAGCAGCAGCTAAAGCAATGTTAGTAGTTGCTCTTGCAGCACTAACTATATTATTGGTTGCATTTGCATTTAGTCTCGCTGGAGACATATCTTACGGAGAAGCGCCACCACTTCCATGGTCAGTTGGTGTAGGAATAGCTCTATTTATATTAGGTGGTGTAATTTTAGCCCTTGGTGCAATTGCGACAGTAGTAACTCCTGTAGGGATATTATTAGGTGCTCTTACCGTATTAGTAGGTGCAGCTGTATTGTATGCTGTTGCATGGATATTTACACAAATTGGTAAAATTGACGGTCTTAAAGAAGCTGCTCAAACAATAACCGATGTTTTATTTATGCCATTTAATGCAATGGTAGATTTATTTAAAAGATTTAAAGATGAGATAGGAATAGAAAACATGGGAGGACTTGCAGCTGGTATAGGCCAAATAGCACTTGCATGGATAGGTCTTTCTATGGCACTTGCTGGTTCTGCAGCATCTGGATTATTTTCTAAGCTAGCAGGAGTTGGAGGAGCAATATTAGATGGTATAACATCCTTTCTAGGAGGAGATGTAGAAATGACACCATCTCAATTATTAAAATATTTAGTTAGAAATGCTGAAAAATTAGTAGTTACTGGAAATGCAATACAAATGGTATCAAAGGCATACACTAATGTAGCGGGTATGAGTGAGGCATTTATTGCTGGAATAGCTCCATTTGGAGAATTCGTAAACAGGTTGGGAAGTTATACCGGTACTCTTGCTAGCGAAAATATGAAAGGTCTTTCTAAAGCTTATGGACAATATGCTAAAGCTAACAATTCCTTAGACGTAACTAAAGTTGAAGCAACTACAAAGATGTTTAACGCACTTGCAGATCTTGCTAAAAATAATGGTGAAAATGCAATGAAAGTTCTTGCTGATCAATTATTAAACGCAGTAGCACAATTATCGGATGCTGTTGCAGATCTAGATAGAGCAGTTGCTAAGCAAGGTAAATCTACTGGCGGATTTGGAGATGCAGTTTCTGGAGCTATTGATAAATTTAAAGAAGTAGTTACTGGAAATACCAAAAAGGTAGAAGCAATGACTCCAAAGGCCGGAAGCAATGCAGATATCATAGAAGCGATTCAAGATTTAGAAGATACATTAGTGGCTTCAGGAATCAAGATCAAGCAATCTGCATATTAACTGAAACAACCCCCTCTTATTTAGTATAATTAATAGTTCTTTGACAGCTATACTTAAAAATAAACACAAGTATATGGAAACAACTATTATTACATTCGGTCTGGGTGTGGTGCTAACTCTAATTATTTTAGGCGCAGTGTCATTGTTCAGGTCAACTAAAAAAATCAGTGAATTAGATTCGTTGATTAATCACATCGAAAGCGATATTCAAAGTAGAATAGATTCAGTCGAAAACTATTTAGATAATTGCATAGATGATCTAGATAGAAGATTAGATTCTAGAGTAGATAGAGCAATTTCTCAATTTGAGAAAGAAATAGAAGTAATGGATTTAAGATTAGATAAAATTATTGATAGTTTTAATCTTCAAAAATCCAAAGAAAAGGAAAACATTCCTAATTAATTTAAATAAATAAACATTAACCCATAGTTGTTGAAGAATAGGAGAAGTGGCAGAGTGGTCGAATGCACTGGTCTTGAAAACCAGCGAACTTCACGGTTCCAGGGGTTCGAATCCCTTCTTCTCCGCAATTGGTCTGGTAGTTCAGTTGGTTAGAATACATGCCTGTCACGCATGGGGTCGCGAGTTCGAGTCTCGTCCAGACCGCCACTTAGAGAAGCACATGAAACATTGTGCTTTTTGGGGGTATAACTAATATAGAAAACAATTTAAAATGAGAAAAGTACACAGAGGTAGTCGAGGAATGGTTGCTGGAGTATGTGATGGTTTAGGATATTATTTTGGAATTGATCCATTAATATTTAGACTTTTATTCACATTAGCATTCTTTACACCTACAATTCCAGCAATATTAATATACATTATATTTTGGATAGTAATACCAGCAAATAAAAAAACAAAAACAAATGACAAGAGCGCAAATAGTTCAAAAGCTACTAGACGAAAATAAGATAACAACAGCAGAAGCTGTAGTTCTTCTTACACCAGAGGATTCATACACTCGTCCTACAACTTATTTACCTTACCAACCACAACGAGGAACAGATCCTTATTGGTTTACAACATCGACACATGATAACGCCTAACTACACCTTTAACGCAAAATTAATTAGAGTAGTAGACGGAGATACTGTATGGGCACATGTAGATTTAGGATTTGATATTTGGAAAAAGGTAAACGTTAGACTACATGGAATCGATACTCCTGAAACTAGGACTAGAGATCTAGTAGAAAAAAGAGCAGGTCTTAAATCTAAAGAAAGACTAGTGCAATTACTAGAACAAGGAAACAATGAATTCGTATTGGTTTCTAAAGAAGTGGATAAATATGGAAGAGCGCTAGGAGAACTATATAATGGTTATCATGAAGTTCATGTCCATGAAGGTGAAACTAGACCTATATCAATTAGTATAAATCAAGTATTATTAAACGAAGGTTTAGCAAAACCTTATAATGGAGGAAAAAGATAAAATATGAAATCAAGAAAATTTAGCATTTCAGGATTATTAGAATTAAGACCTGGAAAATTTGAAGATGAAAGAGGAGAGTTTATAGAAACATTCAAATCTTCAAAACTTAAAGAACTTGGAATTACAGAAGAATTTCTACAAGATAATCAATCTGTTTCTAAGAAAGGAGTATTTAGAGGAATACATTTACAAACCGGAGATAGTGCTCAAGGAAAATTAGTAAGAGTTTCTAAAGGAGCTGTTGTAGATTTCGCAGTAGATCTTAGACCTGGTTCCCCATCCTATGGAGAATGGACTTATGTATTATTAAGTGCGCACGTAGGAAATCAATTTTGGATTCCGGCCGGATTTGGCCATGCGTTTCTTGCCCTTGAGGATGATACAATCTTTTCATATAAATGTACTAAAGAATATGATAAGAGTGCAGAGGAGTGTCTCCTATGGACCGACAAGGATATAGATCTGACTATAGATAAGAGTATACTTACACAATTCAATATATCAGACATCTTAGTCTCCGAAAAGGATAAAGAAGGTATTACGCTAAAGGAATATACTAAAAAATATGGCGTACTGGTTTAAAAGAAAATACAGACAAATTAAAAGAGTCTTAGATTACTTGCCAATTATTTGGAAAGGTTATGATTTTGATTATAGATACGCAATTGATTTATTTAAACATCAATTAATACGTACTTCTAATTTTATGGAATCAGATAGAGCGTATGCCATCGATTCCGATATGAGAGCTAAGAGAATTAAAACCGCTATCGAACTTCTTGATAAAGTTTACGATGAAGAATATGGAATGGAATACCAAGATCAGATGAAAAAGATTTATGGCGATAACGTATTAGATTGGAACTTTGAAGATACTGGAAGGGGAGATGGAACTTCATATATTAATTATGAATACGAGAAGTGGGAAAACAAAGATAAAGTTAAAGAAACCTTTGATAAACTATTTAAACAGTCTAAAGAAAAGCAAATTAAAGCAGAGAAATTAGTATGGAAATTTATATCCCATAACATCCGAGGATGGTGGGATTAAAATAATTTGAAAATAATTGCCTAAATATTTTTTTATCTCAGATATTTTGCTTATATTAGTATAGTAATAATCAATAAAGCAAAAGATATGTCACTTAATTTAAACTTAGAAAAAGCTTGGGTAACCTTCTTAAATGATGGTTGGGAAAGCGTTTGGCATCCAGTAACAGACGTTCTTGGAAACCATTTAGACTGGTCAGACGAAATCATGGACCATTGTAGAAAACAATTTAATGACTCTGACAATTGGGTTAGTTTTGGAATCGCTCCTACTTCTCAAATGTTAATTAAAAACTCAGTAAGAGATAACCTTTAAAAATATAAAAATGAAAACAGTAATTTTCGATTTAGATGGAACTCTCGCTCTTATCGACGATAGGAGAGCTATTTCCACAAAAGATAATGGTAAAATGGATTGGGACACTTTCTTCGATCCAGCAAACATTCAATTAGATAAACCGAATTGGCCAGTTATTCACATGGCACGACTTCTTAAAAAAGATGGACATCGTGTTGTAATTTTCAGTGGAAGATCTAAAGCTACTAAAGACGCAACGAAAGATTGGTTAAACGATCTTGATATTCCATTTGATGTTTTAAAGATGCGACCAACTGCTGGAGGTTTTAAGTTTATGAAAGATGATGTATTAAAGAAAAAGTGGCTTGATGATTTATTTCCAAACACTGACGATATTACATGTGTCTTTGACGATAGAGATAAAGTAGTTCAAATGTGGAGAGATAATGGTATCACTTGCTTTCAAGTAGCTGACGGTAATTTTTAAAATAAAAGATATGAAATTCAAAGATTTAACATTTAACAAACAAACACACGGTGGTGTAGGAGCTACTGCAAAATTCAAAGAAGTTACAGTGAGTATTCAGGCTGGTAAGTTTGTTTACAGTAATCCTCGAGAGGATGGCTTAGACTCTACACAATACTCTTCATTCGAAGTTGCTATATGGGAGAACTCCAAAGACGGAAGTTTTGTCACTTCTAAATTTATAGATACTGAAGACGAAGTTGCAGGATGGACTTCTAAAAAAGATATTGATAATCTTTTACAAAAATTGAAATAATGGGAATAGAAGGATTATTTTTAACAATTTTTTTAGGAGCATTTGCATTCGTAATGGGATGGATGAAAGGATGTGAAGACGAGCAATCGAGAATTAGAGAAGCTTTCAGGTCAGAAGAATATGACTATGAAGGCTTCTTTAACGTTCTTGAAAAATACGAAGAGGAGAAGGAAGCGGCTAAGCAATGGGCTAAGTTTAATAAAAAAAGAAAAAAAAATCAAAAATAAACAGCCTAGAATTTTTTTATCTCAGATTTTTTGCTTATATTAGTAGAGTAATAATTAATAAAAGAAACCATTATGGCAGAATTAAAAAACAAACAATATATGTTCACCTTTGAAGGTGGCGGTTGGAACACAGTGTGGGCCAAAACTAAACGCGGTGCAATTAAAGCCGCTCTTAAAGAATACTCAGATTCAAATACTTTGAATCCACGTATTGATTCTTTTCATAAAGCTACCGAAGAAGGTCTTCGAAATGCAATGTCTCTTTTCTACTAAAAAAATAAAAATGAATAAACTACAATCACTTAAATGCGTTGAAGTAACTTCACAGACGCAAGCCGACAATGGAACTATTTGTTACCATGACCCTATCACGAATACTGACTATCTTTCTTATGAAAGTGGATATATTCGTAGAGCATATACCCGTAATTACGAAAATTACAAAGGATATGAATGGTCTCATCGAACGATCTATCAATTAAATCCTACTAAGAAATCAATGCATGAATGGAATGGAACCACATGGCCTTCAACTGAAAGGATTATGATCGAAGATCCAAGCGAGCGTTTAGACAGACTTGCAAAGGCTGTAGTTAATTATAGAAAAACTCTTAGTAAGAATGCGTAAACTAAAACATACACTTAAGCAGATTGATAGCGTAGACATCGTCCTAATTACTGCATTTGGACTTTATATGATTCTACTTGTTTCTAACCTTTTAAAAATGGTAAACTAATGAGATATACAGTAACATTTGAAGTATACATTGATGCAGATAACGATAAACATGCTCTTTCAAAGGGTGAACTTATCGCTGACAATCAAGAAAATAAGTACGGCCAATCATGGGATGTAACTGAATTACACCAAACTCCTTTCGCTTCTTTTAATACAAAAAAAGTAGATATTCAAAAACTTAGAACGGAGCAAATGATTAAATCAATAGAAGAAGATCCATTACCGTTTTAATATGATAACTTATCTATTTATTGGGGTAATTTATTCTTTTATTATGCACCTTTCATGGGATCATCATAGAAGAAATGATAAAAACTTTGGATTAGAAAAGTGGACACTTAAAGAATCTTTGGTATTAACGGTAATTTGGCCACTATACCTTCTATATTTCATTTATTCTTTTTTTAAAGGATTAGGAGATTAAACTTTTTATAAAACTCATATATAATCAATATGCCAGAATTAGCAGAATTAAAATTTACAGCAGATTACGTTAACCAAATGTCGGAAGGCATGAAATATGTTAACGTAGTAAAAAACCCAGAACATAAGTGTGAAGATCTAAATATACCCTTTAAGTTTTTTAAAATTAAAGCAGAATCTAGGGGTAAGGAAATGGTTCTTCTTATTTTAGATAATGATTCTGATAAAATTATTCCAATTCGAATGACAATGGGAATGAGCGGGTATTTTAAATTGACTAATACTGGCGACGAAGCAAAACATTCACACCTTAAATTTCATCGCAAAGACGGAACAACCCTTTCATTTGTAGATATGCGTAGATTTGGCAAGTGGAAGCAGGGTTTATGGTGGAATGATACACGAGGGGAGGATCCAACGACCTCCTTTGATTCTTTTTGGAAAGATATAATGACTAATCTAACGTCACGCGCTTTCAGGAAACCACTCTATGAAGTCCTGATGAACCAAAAATATTTTAATGGAATAGGAAATTACCTAAGAGCGGAGATTATTTATAGAGCCAAAGATGTAGATCCGTTTCTTCCAGCTGGAATGCAACTAGCAAAATACCCTAAAATACTAGAACTATGTAAAGATATTCCAATGCTAGCATACGCAAAAGGAGGAGGAAGCATTAAAGATTGGGATAATCCATTCGGAACAGATGCTATTCAAGAAAAATTCATGCTATGTTATGGAAATCCTGTTATGTCGAAAAGAAAAGATTCGAATGGAAGAACATTTTGGTATGATTCTAAATGGGACAATGTTCCTACAAGTAGAGACGATTTAAAAGAATATTTCCATGGCGATAGAAGCTAAGAAGTGGCTTAACGAAAACGAATGGCCAGATAATAATATAGACAGTGATGCATTTTCTCATTACACTAAAATGAGCAGTATCATGGAACAATATGCCAGAGAATATCATGCTAAGAAATTAGAAGAAGCTCGAAAAAAAGAAGTAACACAATTTAAAAAGTTCTTATGAAGAAACTAGAACGCATGCAAAACTTAATCGTAGTTGGACATCCTGATAAAAAATCATTTTGTTATAACGGAATTTTTAAAACAATCCAAGAATCTCTATTAGATAGTGATTACCTAAATGAAATACAGGTAATAGATTTATATAGAGATGATTTTTCTCAACCAAGAAAAGATCTTATTAAGGAATATCAAGATGCTGTAACATGGGCGGATAGAATTTACTTCGTATCTCCTGTTTGGTGGTTTAGATTAACACCTAGAATGGAAATATTCTTTGACGAAGTATTTACCCCAGGTTTTGCGTATAAGTTTGTTCCCCTTTTCGGAGCATACGCGTATCCAAAGCCATTCTTAAGTGATAAAAAGGTAAGGACATATATAACCCATGGAGCTCCTTCATTACCCGTAAGAACTCTATATTTAAACTCAGTTAAATTACGTTTAGTGATGGGAGTATTTACATTTGTATTTGGATGGAATATTTCAAGATGGTTAAAGACAAAACAATTTTGGTCAGTTCCCTTCGTGAGCGATGCAAAAAGAAAGAAATATTTAGACAGAGTTAAAAAAGATATTAAGAGAGATCTTAAAAAACATCAAACATTACCTATGCAACATGAAAGTATATAGACCCACAAAAGAAATGAGAATTAATCCACTTTCCTTACAGGAGGGAGGATCTACAGTAACGGTGATTTACGATAATTACGCCGTTGAATTTACAAACATTAAATCTCCTTATTCGTATATTTCTTCTATTCGCTTTGCTAAACGCAATGATATTTCTCTTAGAGGTTTTTTAATAAACGGTGAAGTATATGACATGTGTAGTGGTAATAAAGAAACAAAAATAAATAAATCAGTATAATATTATATGAAAAACGTATTAGTCACAGGTGGTGCAGGATTTGTCGGAAGCAACCTCATTAAACACCTACAGGAAACCTACCCAAAAATTAAAATAACTTCATTAGATAATTACTTCACGGGAAAAGAAGAAAATCATGTTCCTGGCGTAACCTATTATAGAGGACATACTTGGGAAGCAGATACTATTTTTGAAAAATTAACAGAAGAAAATTACTTTGACACTGTATTTCACTTTGGAGAATATAGTAGAATTGTTCAATCGTTTGAAGATATTGATTTTGTTCATAGGTCTATTCTATCTGGAACACCTGTTATATTAGAACTATGTAGAAAATGGAATTCAAAGTTAATTTATTCTGCATCTAGTTCTAAATTCGGTAACAACGGTGAAGATGAGAATCTTTCTCCTTATGCTTGGATGAAATCTAAGATGGTAGAATTAATCAAAAACTATAATACATGGTATGATCTTCAATATGAGATCTGTTATTTCTTTAATGTATATGGACCTGGCCAAATTACATCAGGTGATTATGCAACAGTTGTCGGTATTTTTGAAAGACAATTTAAAGCAGGTGAAAAGTGTTCAGTAGTTTCTCCTGGAAATCAAAGCAGAGACTTCACACACGTTGAAGACGTAGTTACAGCTCTTGGATTAGCAGCACAGAGAAAAGACAATCACGAATGGCACCTGAGAAGCGGAGTTAATACTACAATGATAGAATTAGCAGAAATGTATGGTGATTGGGTAATGATTCCTGAAAGAAGAGGCGAAAGGTTTACAAGCGAAGACTTCCCATCAGACACTGAAGAAAAATTAGGCTGGAAACCAACTTGGAAATTACAAGATTGGGTAAATTTAGTAACATCATCAAAACAAGAAAAAATTAATGCATAAAAAAGGTAAAATAGTATTAGTAGGAAAGGCAGCCGCTGGAAAAGATTATTTAAGAACTAGATATGAAAATAGAGGTTTCGTTTTTGGAGTCTCTTATACTACTCGTCCTCCTCGTAAGAAGGCAAACGAACAAGAAGGAGTAGACTACTATTTTGTAAACGAAGATAGCTTTAAAAACATGATCGATAATGATGAATTCGTTGAGTATCAAAAATTTAACGGATGGTATTACGGAATCACAAAGGAAGAATTTGAAAGATGTGACGTAATGATTTTAAATGCGGAAGCAGTCGATTTATTAAATGAAGAATATCGAAGCAGATGCTTTGTAACTTATATAGATATACCAATTGACGTAAGAAGATCAAGGATCATAGAAAGAAACGACCCAGATGACAATTTTGAAAGAAGAATTCAGGCTGATGAAGATCAATTTAGAAACTTTTTCAATTATGATTGTAGAATAACTAACCACAACTTTTAAAACAACAATAAATAATAATAAGATGGCAGATTTAAAGATGAACTTATCACAACTAGAAACAAAGAGAGACGAACTTATCAAAGAAATTGATGCGACTTCAAAGGATATGACTAATAAAACCTATGATGTTGATTTCGTAAGTAACGCTAATATTAACAAAACATTATCTCATCTAGATAAAAATTACAAATGGACAGTTAAGAATGCTGCTCTTTTAATTAATCTTCACGAAGCTCTAAAGGCTGAAAAAACTAGAATTTCAAAAGAAGGTGGCGATGCAATAGTAGCCCTAAAAACAGTTCCACTTAATACACTATACAGTGCTCTGACAACACTTGAAGGAACAGGCGTATCTCAGGCAAAAGCATTTACAACTCTTCTTACACAGGTAGGTTTCAATATTAGTGAAGCCATGAAAACTATGCAGGAATCAAATAAAGAAATACAAACTCTTCATGTTTCTTTAGCTGAAGTTGAAAAAGAAATAGAAGAGAATAACGTAGAAACAGTAACACCGGATGAAGTTAGCAAGTAAATCTAAAAACAGATTAGAACTCTTAGACGTAATTCAAGAAGGAATTACGGTCGAAGATACGACTCTATCTGTTGAAAAGATTAAGCAATTAGCCTATCCTAGCCTTTTAGAAAAGGTAAGTGGATGGGTTACTGAAAAGAAAGGTTTTAGCGGAGGTCTTGCAAAAGAGAAAGCTAAAACAATGATTAAATTTGATAGTAGTAAAACAACGGGTGCAAGAAGCATGCATTTTATGGGAACTACTAACAAGCCCACTCTCACCGTAGAGAGTGCTGGAATTAAGGTTGCTATAGAATTTATTAAAGGAGATAGAGGCTCAGATTTAAGAGAAGCCATCGGACAATCGATGATATACTCAACAGCGTATGATTTTGTAATGTGTGTATTTTTAGATTCAACTGATGATAAAAGAATTAAAGGAGGATCTTCTTCAATCACAGAACATTATTTTTTAAACAACCTTTGGGATAATTTTAACGTAAAGTTTACATTAGTATAACAAACCATATATGCAAATATTCGTAACATCAAACCAACAGTTTGGGAGACCTGGGGCTATCAAGAAGTATGATAGGCCCTTTTCTTCGCTAGAAGAAATGAATGAAACATTAATAGAAAACTGGAACCTTACAGTTTCACCCGAAGATGTAGTATATGTTTTAGGTAATTTTGGATGGGATCCGACCACCGTAGAGAACTGTATTAATACATTAAATGGCCATATATATTTTATAGAAGGAGAATTTGATAAAGCGACTGTTGACGTTTCTATGCTTCCTAACGCAGATAAGAAGATGGAAGAAATAGGACAAATAGACTTTTTACCAGAAATGGACGCATGTATGTCTTATTGGCCTCTTTCAATTTGGCCTGGTAAATACTTATTAAGCGGTCATCCTTCTAAGAAAATTAAAACAAGTCCTTCTAAAAAGATAATTAACGTATCATGTGACCAATGGTCTTATAAACCAGTTAACATAAAATCACTGATAGGGTTGTTCGAGGAAAATAATTTGAAAAAAAGTGAAAATAAACAGTAAAAAGTTTTTTTATCTCAGATATTTTGCTTATATTAGTATAGTAATTAATTAAAAACCAAAAATATAACGTATGGCTACCTACAAACAACTAACTCAAAACTTTCTAGAAACAGGATCAGATCAAGACTTCGCAGCTCTTTACAACAAGATAAAGCCAGGTCTAACTTCGTACATTTACAAAATAGTTAAAGATCGTGAAATGGCAGAAGACATTGCAGTAAACACATTAACTAAGATGTGGACCAAAATAGAACAATATAACCCAAGTTACGGAATTACTACTTGGTTATATAGAATCGCATTTAACGACTCTTTAGGTTATATTAAAAAAAGAAATCAAACTACGTCTTTGAGTAAATTATCAGAATATGGTGTAGAAGTAAGTGGCACTGGATCAGTTTCAAATACTCTAAAAGATTTAGTCTTAGATCATGAAGAAAAAACTGAACAAGATTATCTAGAAGAAGATGACGCTCTTCAAGACAAATACATTAAAACTCTAGAAGCTATGCAAAATCTAAAAGAAATGTATAGAGATATTCTAGTAGACAGAATGGTAAATCATATGAAATATGACCAACTAGCAACTAAATATAAACTTCCACTGCAGACTATTAAAAATAGAATTCGTAGAGGTAAAGCTTTAATCGTTGAAGCTGTAGAAAAATAAATATGAAAGGAAGCACAACATGCAAGAAGGAAAGAAGAATGACCCAGAGTTTGTGTTCTGTTATTGGGACGAATTTAAACCTAACGTAGAAAAAGATGATAGTAGTAGTTTACAAGAAGAGCAAGACGGCAAAGAAATTATACATGACGGTATTCGAAAACGAAGCAACACCGGACAGGATAATAAATGCGAAAGCAAGAAAGCCTCTGATTCCGAATGAATATGAAATCGTAGAGTTAGGAATGGGATCAAGTTTTATTAAGTGGTATAAAGATAAGCATAAAATTAAAAAACATGAATTGGCGTAATCAAATTGACGAATGGGACGAAGAATTTTACGAAGATCGTCCTAGGAAGGGTAAATTGCCTAAAATGAAAGACGTTGAAAAATCGCTAGCAAGCAAAAAAAGAAAAGATATTGAAAATAAACAGTAAAAAGTTTTTTTATCTCAGAAATTTTGCTTATATTAGATAAGTAATTAATTAAACAAGTAATGAATCATCAAGAAACATCAATAGAAAAATTAGAATCAGCTCCTCAAAGTACAACTGAGAAAGCAATCGATACTCTATTTTCTGTACTATGTTCTTCTTCTAAAAAAAGCAAGAAGATAGTTTACGTGGATATGGATGGCGTCTTAGTAGATTTACATGCAAAACTCAGAGAATATCCTGAAGACGTTGTAAAATCTCTAGGAAACGATATTGATAAATTACCTGCTCTTTTCCTCGATCCTCCTCCAATGGAAGGTGCGATTGAAGCCTTTAACATTCTTTGTTCTTTATTCGATGTGTATATTCTATCAACTGCACCTTGGGATAATCCTGAAGCTTTAATGCACAAAAGACTATGGGTTGAAAAGCATCTAGGAAAAAATGCATATAAAAGATTAATTCTTTCTCACAACAAACATTTAAATGTTGGAGACTTTTTAATCGATGATAGAACTGCAAACGGAGCTGGTCAATTTACAGGAGAACATATTCATTTTGGAACAGAAAAATGGCCAGATTGGAAGGCTACTTTAGACTATCTTATACCTCACGCTTAAATATAAGCTTAATCCAGTTATATCTTTTTCTGGATTCTAAGTATTTATAATTCTTTTCATTGGCATACGCTTCTCTTTCAAATGAGATGTTACGGTATGCTCCGGTTCCATAGATGAACAATTTTATAAACCATTCAGTAACATATAGAATATAGAAAGGAATCACTAAAAGTTCTTCCTGCTGCTTTATATGTATAGATTCATGATTAATAATCCTCTTCGCTCTTCCTCTCCACCATTTACCAGAATCATACTTTTCTCTTAGAACGATAAAGGGCCAAAGGGTAATTCCTCCAATTGACATAAACCAGCTTACTGCGTTTAAAAATCTGTCACTATATTTAATAATCGGTGTTTTCATATAGTATATATCAGATATATAACCTAAGCCCACGTCAGAACGCTGACATTTAACTTCTTGGGCAGAAATCTATTAAACACTTTTTTTACAAATGCTGAAATACTCAATGATAGCCTTTCTGGGGCTTTTCCTAGTTACTAGCGCCTATGCGCAAACCTGTGATTTAACACTCATAAGTCAAACACCACCTGCCACAACAGAAGATGACCATTCTTTTGTAATTGAATTTGTTAATGCAGAAAATTGTGGATGTAATGAATTTACTCAATACGATGGAAATACTTGCGATGGCAATGGGTCTAGTTCCGTAAATAATAATGAAAATGTATCTCATCTTGTTTTTGGTATTCATTATGTAAATGAAATCACTGGAGAAGACTTAGGAGAAAACACAGATTGTACTTCTACAACATTTCATCCAGGTTGGTCATATACTAATGTTACAAATTGGGGTGGTTGGGAAACTGGCGATGTTGTTACTATTAATATAAATCCACCATTTGCTTGGGAATGTATTTTAGCCACACCTCTTGAGGGATATTGTTGGGAAGTAGTAATTTGGCAAATTAATTTATCACAAACGGCAGGTTATGATGATTTTCCAGATAATGGATGGACTGTTGGCAATAGTTTTAATCAGACACAGACATATCCTGATATTAATATAGATGATAATAGAATAGCTGTTTGCTACGATCCTTGTGTACCTGACACTATAATCGAATACATTACTGATACGATTTACATAGAAACTATCGATACCCTTTATGTAACTAATACTATTATTGAATATGTAGACAATTTTATTACTGATACTCTTTATGTAGAAACCATTGACACGGTATACGTTGATGTTGAAGTTTTCGTTGAGGTTTTTATCACCGATACTATTACTGAAATTGAGTACATTACAGAATATGTTACTGACACTCTTTTTATTACAACTGTCGATACAGTTGAAGTTATTGTATATGAATTCTTAACAGATACGGTTTATGAGTATATTTCTATTGATTGTGAAACTGGATTAGAATGTATTGATGATCCTGGATTAACTTGCCCAGATTGGACTTCAGTTTATCTTCCAAATACATTTACACCAAATAATGATGGTTTAAATGATACATGGCAAATGGTTTATGATTTAGAATGTTGGGTCGATGTAGAATTTAAAATATTTAATAGATGGGGTGACATGATCTATTCAGGTATGGGTGATTATTACGATTCATATCCTTATTGGGATGGAAGTGTAAATGGTGGTAATCACTATGCATCTGATGGCGTTTACACATATACGTTCTACGCAAGAAAATTAAACTCAACCGAAATCTTTCAAAGACACGGACATATAACAATATTTAGATAACATGAAATCATTACTTATTTCCTTATTATTTCTTTTACCATTTTACACAGTAGCACAATGCAATCAACATGTTTTTTCCTCAGTCGGAGCTGAGAAATGGACTAACTTCCAATATCAAGACTGTGATGGATGGAATCATTACTTTGGTCTTCCCGCTGGAGGATATACTATAATCTTTTGTGCAGATATTGGCACCGCTTTTGTTTTAAATGGGGATGGATTTGTATTTCCTTTGGCGAATGAACACCCCAATTACGCTTCCTGTATTCAACCAGAAACTGAATGTGAAGGTGATTTTGATGGAGATGGAATAGTAGGAGCAGAGGATCTTCTTACCTTTTTATCAAACTACGGTATGTGTGAATAAATTTCATTTTTTTTGAAAATAAACAGCTAAAAGTTTTTTTATCTCAGAATTTTTGCTTATATTAGTAGAGTAATAATTAATAAAAGAAACAAACCATGTACACAGAACTTTCAAACAGAAACAAAGAATTACTTTTAAACGGAGCAAAAACAATAGGATCCTTTACAGAAGGATATTACTATATTGAAGAAAGCCTATATAGCGATGAAGCTAATGAGCTTTATTCTTTTTGTGAATGGATCGACAATATTATTGGAGGTGCAGGCCCTGCAAACATTGAAACTCTATGGTTAGGATTTAAATATCCTGAAGTAGATGCATTTTCTGAATCTTGTGTCTATATAAAAAAGCAGATGGACAGAATTAAAGCATACTCTATATAATGAAAACATATAAAATCCAAAGACAACCTCCATTCCGAGATTTTGCGATAGTTAAAACCTTAAGTGGAACTTATGTGTGCCCTGGATGGCATCCCGTTGAACCTGGAACTACACGAGAGCAGATAATCTTAGTAGAACCTGAAGACGCTCCAGTTATTAACAAACCTGTTAAAAAGTTAGTCACAAATCAAGTGAAACAAACTAAAACCTTTAAGGTATTATCTAGTAACGGTAAGTCATATTACAATGTTCAATTTAATGGTAAAGATTGGAGTTGTGATTGTCCCGCAAGTAATTTCTTTCGAGGTCCTTGTAAACACATTAAGGCAAAGAAAGAAGAATTAATAATTTCTAAATAATTTATATGAAAAAAGTTTTAAGTATTTTAAAAAGCATTGTAAGAGGATTGTCAAACCAATATTTCAGATTAATGGGATTTTTATGGATTTTTGCATCTTTTGCCTATATTGGAGACCCTGAATTCTGGACAGTTTTAGGGTTTGGGACTGTATTTACAGGTATTCAAAGTATTATTGAAAAATAGTAAGATAATAATCAATAAATGGTAATTATCCAAGAGTAAAACAGATAAATACTCTATAACAATTTTAAAAAAATCATAATTTTTAATATGGCATTACAAATAGGTGGGCAAATTAGCCTTTCAAATATTACCGCAGAAATGGGACAAATTAATTCAAACGTTAGTTTGGGTGGTTTATCAACTCATTCAACTCTAAATGATCAGAGTCCAAGTAAACCGAATGAATCACAGCCACATGCTATGTCTGAGTTCTTTGCTTATGACCATTCCTACTCAAGTCTTAAAAATCTTATGGGAAGTTCAGAAGTTTCCACACGTGTTAAATGGTTTGATGTATGTTTAGAAGATATGAAATTCTTCTACTTCCATAATGGAACCGGTAAATTACCGTTAGTTGGAAATTATATTTACACAAATCAATCCGGCTCGTTGACCGGGACTGCTCACATTAAAATACAAGGTGTTGAAGATTTCGATAAAGCAGAAATTGTTATAGCAACAGTTTCAGGTGGAAGAGTTACATCGATTAATTCATGTGAAGGTATTGGAGAAGGACCGAACGATCCAGGTTTGAATCCAGGACCAAGTGAACCAAGCGAACCAGGCTCAGGCGACGAAGATCCATTCAGAAGATAGGACAAATAATATAGCTATTATTTAACATTAAAGAAAGTGAGATTTATTCTCACTTTTTTTTTGCTAAACAGTGAAACAAACACACCCTCCCTGATATAAATACAGTAACATGAACAAATTGAAAATCAAATTGAAAATGTGGATTATAGAAAAAACTATTCCAATTTGGTTTAGAGGTTTAAAGAAGCCTCGTTTGTGGAACGTTCTTTGAATTATAGGTTGTAAGTACTAAATGCTCGAGTGGTGGAATTGGTAGACACGATGGACTTAAAATCCATTGAGCAGTAATGTTCGTGCGGGTTCAAGTCCCGCCTCGAGTACAACATAGAAAAGCAAGAGATAAAGGTAAACTCCATATACACTATGGTCCGGCCGAAACAGCGTATCAAATTCTAACAAGGAGACTGACGAGTCTCGCGCTTAAGGGTAGCTTCTTTTCTTTATAATTCACAAATCAAATTAAACTTAACGAATGGACTAGTAGCTCAGCTGGATAGAGCATCGCCCTTCTAAGGCGACGGTCGTAGGTTCGAATCCTACCTGGTTCACAATGATCTCTTAGCTCAGTTGGTAGAGCATCACACTTTTAATGTGAGGGTCCAGGGTTCGAGCCCCTGAGGGATCACGAATATATACTCTTGTAGCTCAATCGGTTAGAGCAGGATCCTTATACGGTCAAGGTTACGGGTTCAAGTCCCGTCGAGAGTACCCTTTAATATGAAAGAATTTAATAAAGAAGAAATTAACAGAATAATAGAAATGGCATGGGAAGACAGAACTCCATTTAGCGCCATAGAATTTCAATTTGGTATTAAAGAAAATGATGTTAGAAAAATAATGAGATCTAACATGAAAGAATCTTCATTTAAGATGTGGAGAAAAAGAGTTAAGGGTAGAAAAACCAAACACAACTTCTCTCCTTCTGATTTTAGATTTAAATCAAGCAACCAAAAAAATTAAATCTAAGAATGTACAAGAAGGAAATAATAAAATTATGGAATCATTTTAAAAGGTGGTTTATTTCTAAAGTCTTAAAAAAGAAGATAACATTTACAAGTGACGATTGGACAGGAGAAGTAGAAGTGTACTATTATAAAGGTGAAACTAGAATGACATGGTCTAGGGGAAATAACGCAATGCCAGATGGTGTTAGAAATAGAGCGTTTATCTTTTGCCATTCAGATACTGCACGTCATATACCTGAAGGATATTGCAAGTTCTTATACACTATAATAATACCAGAAGGATGGACAAACTCTGGAGAACAGTTTACGGTAACTAGGTATATTAAACATTCTTAAAATTTGGAGTATAAATACCATGACAGGAACAGAATACATGGATTTATCCATAGAAAATACATTTAACGTACTAACAGGAGCTCAAACCTTCGAAGAGATATTACTCAACGCAACAGAACCGCCTATATTCTTTATAGAACCTGGTGAAGGCCTAGATAACGATCAAATAGACGTAATGATAGAACATTATGAATATTTTGAACAGTATGAGAAGTGTGGTCTTCTACTTAAAATGAAATCTTAATACTATATCATTCTACTCTTTTACGTAAAATGACTCTTATGGAGCTACTTATGAATATATAAGTTATATGAATGCACAACGCGTTCATTCTTAAAAATAGTGAAAGTCATGAAAAAACTTATAAGTTGGATTAGCCAAATCTTACGAGACGAAAGAGGCAATCCATCATCAAAAAGAGTTGTTGGCGTACTAGCTGGTCTTAGTTTATGTGTTACATTAATAATGAACCAATTTACTGATATAGCAATAGCGCCCTCAGACACACTAGTTAATGCAGTTGCTGCCCTTGCTTTCGGAGCCTTGGGTTTATCTTCAGCTGATAAGATTTGGGGTAAACTCCAAGGAAAAGAAGAAGCTAAAGAAGAAGCTAAAGAGGAAGAACTTTAAGAAAGAAGCGTAAGCGATTAGCATAATCTAAATAAAGGGACAGAGAAATCTGTCCCTTTTTACATTATATTCATTAAGATATAATTATTCGTATATGAAACATTTATATTTAGATGAATATAATTAGTAACAAAACTAATAAGATGATAGCACACGTATTCGACGTAGATGGGACACTAACCCCAAGCAGGCTTTCAATGGATCCTAAATTTAAAAAATACTTTTTAAAATGGATGAAAGGTAAAACTGTAATATTCGTAACAGGATCAGATAAAGATAAAACAATCGAACAAATAGGATTAGATGTATGGAATGAAGCAACTGCATGCATGCAGTCTTGTGGAAATCATATATTTGTTAAAGGAGAAGAGGTTTCTAGAAATTCTTGGAAAGCCGATGAAGGATTGATTTCTTTACTTGAACAATTTTTGGTAATTTCTAAATATAGAAAAAGAACATCAAACCACATTGAACACAGAATAGGACTTTGTAATTTTTCAGTAATTGGAAGAGATTGTTCTCAAAGAGAAAGAGAAGACTATGCAGAATGGGATGATTTCAATAAGGAACGATTAGATATGGCACAACTCATTAATGAAAACTTCCCTGAATTAGAGGCTTCGGTCGGTGGTCAAATCTCAATAGACATACACCCTAAAGGAGCAAACAAGAGTCAAGCTAAGAAATGGATCTTAGAAAATATAGGAGAAGATACGGTTATTAGATTCTATGGAGATAAAACTGAAAAAGGAGGAAATGACTATGACCTTGCTAATGTTTTAAAATTACCTCATGAAGTATTTCAGGTTAAAGATTGGGAACATACTTATAGAATATTAAAGGACAGTAAGAAAAGAGATAAATGGCTCGTAGACCAATATAATAGAAATAGATCTTCAGCAGATCAGATTAATAACATTGATGACATAAAATAATGGTTATAAAAATAATATTAGGTGCATTTGTAATATCATGGGTTGGAATAATCTATTCAATGATAACCGCCCCTCTAGTTGATGAAAACGGCAATATCATTAAAGAAGAGGATAAATAGAATATGAAAGCACATACCTTTAAAACACCTGAAAATCATGCAACTGATTTCTATTATTTTGATAATGGATTCGATTCAGCAGAATTAGAGAAAATATCTAAAATGGTAGGAGAACTCCCGTTTTATAATGCAACTACAGCTGCTGGTGAAATAGACTCAAGAAAATCTAAATTAAAATGGATTCCACAAACTAAAGAGTGGGATTGGCTTTATGAAAAATTAATGATGTTTGCAGAAACAGCAAATAATGAAATGTGGAATTTTGATTTAATATCTGCACCTGAAAATATACAATACACAGAATATCATGGAACTAATATGGGTGAATATGGATGGCATCAAGATATTGGACCAAATGAATTATCTGTTAGAAAAGTTTCTATAACAGTTCAATTGTCAGACGATACTGAATATGAAGGAGGAGAACTATTATTTTGGATGGGTGGAAACAGCCTTGAAAATAATAATTTAATAGCACCGAGAGGAAAAGGAACCGTTGTCCTATTTCCAAGCTATATGGTCCATGCAGTTAAGCCAGTAACTAAAGGAATAAGAAAGTCATTCGTCCTGTGGTTAGGAGGAGGACATTATAAATAAACAAATGACAGATCCTGAAGACGAATACGACGACATTGAAAATACCGAATATGATGGTATATCAATAAACAAACCCACTGAATATAACGATGACGATTATGACTACTGATATGGAATTAATATCAACACATCCAGTAAAAAAATCAGACCTGGGTTTTCACGGAAATCTTTTTGGAGGTAAATTATTAGCATGGGTAGATGCAGCTGGAGCTTCTTATGCTTCACAAGTATGTGATACTCCTCGAATGGTAACCGTTCTTATAGATGAATGTGTTTTTAAAAAACCAGCAAAGGAAGGACATCTACTAAAAATATATGGAGATGTAAAGAGCATAGGAAGAACGTCAGTCACTCTTTCTATTGAAGCAAGATCACATAATGTATATGACGGAAGACAAGCTATTATTCTAGCAACCAATATTAAATTTGTTAGAATAGATGAACAAGGAGAAGCTATTCCAGTAGGTCAAAAAGTTAAAGATAAATTTAAAAAATCAGAACAAAATTAAAGACACTCTGATATATACCCTAAACAAAATTATAACCAAAGAATGAGAGCACTTATCGTAATTGCACAACCAAATATGAATAGTTTCGAACAGACTACAATGTTAAGAACTATTGCAAGAGTATTTGACGTATTAGAAATAAAACATGAAGTATTAGATCTTTATGTAAACGGAAAAGTAGGTCCTGAGGCTAAGCCAAAAAACTTTAATTTAAGAGTTAAAAATGCAACACATGTGTATATCATCGCAAATTCTGCATGGTTACCTTTAGTTGATTTATTCTTAGAACCATTTGATTTTGAAGGAAAGCATATTGAAGCTATGATTTCTCATAACAGATCTAAAAGTATTTGGAGATGGTTAAGTGCAGAATCTAGATTAGCACAATCTGCGTTTGGTTCTTCTATTAAAAAATTATTTAAGATTAAGGCAAGTCACCTATGGGATGTAGATGAACTTACTAGACTTGAGAAGACAAATTATATTAAACAGATTAGAGAAGAAATCTTAAATGATTTCGATGCAAAGTAATCTATTTTATAGTATATCAGAAGGGAATAAAGCAATTTATTCCTTTTTGGGGACTAAATTGAAAATAAATTGAAAATAAACAGCTAAAAGTTTTTTTATCTCAGATTTTTTGCTTATATTAGTATAGTAATAATCAAACAAACAAAATATGTCAAACATCCTAACATTCGTACTTAGAAACTCTATGGGAGATTCAACAAACAATGGTCTATCTTCAAGAGAAGACTCTATTATTCTGCACTATGGCCCTGATGCCGATTTAGCAGATTTAACCTTAATTCCAGATGATGAATTGGTTTTAGTAGAAAGACAGCTATTCGGAAAGGAAGCATGGTATGCAGTTCCTGCCGGATTATACAAGAACAATAAACACACAATGTTTGGCGGCAATTTTATTCACACTTCAGACTCAAGATTTCCATCTTCTGCACCAATTGCAGTTCATGACAGAGTAGAATCTAATAACTATTAATATGAAAGAATTAAAACTTACACAAGAATTTGTAAACGAATCTAATTCAACAAATTCAAACACGGACAAGATTAACGTAATTAAGAAGTATTCTAATCAACCAGATGTTCTTAAAGTGCTGCAGTATACATACGACACGTTTAAACAGTATTATGTTACTTCAAAAAACTGTAAGAAGAGAAGTGATCTAGTGCTTCCTTTCGGATCTTATACTGATATCTTCTCTTTGTTAGATGCATTGAGTTCTCGACAAATAACTGGTCATTCTGCGATTGAAGCGGTAAATACATTTGTAGAAGAGAATAAAGAATACTCTGATCTTATTTGGAATATCATTGACGGAAACCTAAAAACTAGGTCAACTATTTCTATGATTAATAAAGTTGTACCGGGTTTAATTCCAACCTTTGACGTAGCACTCGCTCAAGCGTATGACGAAAAGACTAAAAAGAAAGTAGATTGGAATGACGGATGGTATGTTAGTCGTAAACTAGATGGTGTTAGATGTCTAGCAATTATTGATGATAAAGGAGATGTTAATTTCTATAGTAGAGCAGGAAAAGAATTTACAACACTAGATTCTTTGAAACCTTCTATCCAAAGATTAGGTCTTACGAATATGGTGTTTGATGGTGAAGTTTGTATGGTAGATGAAAATGGAAATGAAGATTTCCAAGGTATCATTAAGCAAATTAAAAGAAAAGATCATACTATTACAAATCCATTTTATCATATCTTTGATTTATTGACCATTAAAGAATTTAACGATAAAGAATCTATTACCTCTTTTAGTGAAAGACAATCTAACCTTAGAGCGTATGTTCTAGATGGCGATCAATTTATTAGCCACCTTGTTCAAATGTTAGGAGATGATCTTGTAATGGAAAGAATGATGGAACTATCGAAAGAAGGAGGATGGGAAGGACTAATGCTTCGTAAGAATACAACATACCAAGGAAAACGTTCTAGTGATGTTCTTAAGGTTAAGAAATTCTATGATGATGAATATTATGTAGTTGATTTAGAGAATGCTCTTAATAGAGTTATCGTTGACGGGAAAGAAGTTGAAGAAATGATGCTTAAGAATGTTGTAGTTGAACATAAAGGAAGTAGAGTTCAGGTTGGTTCTGGTTTTTCACATGAACAAAAAAGATTTTATTTTAAAAATCCTGATAAAATTCTAGGAAAGCAAATCACTGTTCAATATTTTGAAGAAACTACAAATCAACATGGAGAACATTCACTTAGGTTCCCTGTGATCAAAGCGGTTTATGAAACAGAGCGTACCTTTTAAATATAATTAATTAAATCCCATATATGACAATAGTTTTAGGAGACGGTTTATTAGCATCAGAACTTATAGGACAAACAGGATGGTCTTATATTTCAAGAAAACAGGACTTTTTAAATTTTAATAGTCTTAGTAGTGTTATTAATTTAATTCCAAAGGACTGCACTACGATAGTCAATTGCATTGCATACACAGACACCTATTCTGATGATAAATCTAAAATGCTTCAAACTAATTATCATTCAGTTGCAAACTTGGCTGAATTCTGTAATCATAGAGGAATAAAACTAATTCACTATTCTACAGATTACGTATATGCTGGTTCAAATCCAAATGCAAGCGAAGAAGATATTCCTATTCCTGATAAAACATGGTATGCATATTCTAAATTATTAGCAGACGAGCATATCATTAGACATTCAGATGATTATCTAATCGTAAGAGGGAGTCACAGAATTAATCCATTTCCTTATGCAACTGCATGGAACGATCAGATAGGAAATTTCGATGATGTAGATGTATTAGTAAATCAGTGGATCAAGCTAATTAAAGCAGAGCAGAAAGGTGTATGGAATATAGGAACACCTTCGAAGAGCGTATATGAATATGCATCTAGAGAAAAAGATGTTGATTCAGCACCTGCCCCTGATCATTTCCCAAAGGATACGACAATGGATCTTACGAAACTTAATGTATTTTTAAAAAATTATGAAATATAAATCAATAACAGATCATATATGGCGATGTGGATGTGGCTCAATGAATTCTCCTTATTTAGAAAAATGTGGATTCTGCGGCACTGATAATAAAAATCACAATGCGTTTATAGAAACAAATTCTCAAAAAGAAGTATAAACTACATGGCAAGAGAAATAAAGTTAACAGTATGCTCGGGTTGTATCGAAGATTTTCCAGATGGAGATTTATATACAGTAACGAGATACATGAATAGATCACTACCCGATAAGACTAATATGTATTCTACGCCATATTGTGAAACTTGTATCAAAAAAGACAAAGACGGTTATGTAGATATTAAACTTGAACCTAAAAACGTTTTAAAGGAAAGAGCAAAGAAAGAAAAAGAAGCACTTAAGGCAAAGGAAGCAAAAAAGAAAGCAGCACTCAAAAAGAAAAAGAAATGATAACAACACAAACTAACTTATACGACTCTTCGACTATTGTATCGTCTTCATATATTTATAAGACAAAGGAATTATATGTTGGATTTAAACATGGAACTTATTTATATAAAGAAGTAGAAGAAAACGACTACCATGCCTTTAGAGATGCAACATCACAGGGAATTGCCCTTAATAATATAATTAAAGGTGTGTATAAATACGAGAAAATAGAAGAAGAACATGCAAAATAAGAGAACCGGAATTACATGCTCTACATTTGATCTGTTTCATGCAGGTCATGTAAAGATGCTAGAGGAAGCTAAGAAAGAGTGCGATTATCTAATAGTTGCTTTACAAACAGATCCCTCAATTGATCGACCTGATTCCAAGAACCCTCCTATCCAGTCTTTAGTCGAAAGATACATTCAAGTTAAGGCTTGTAGATATGTAGATGAAATAGTCCCTTACCAAACTGAAAAGGATCTCGAAGATATTTTCGCAAGTTTCGATATTGATTGTAGAGTAATAGGTATCGAATATAAAGATAAGAATTTTACAGGAAAAGATACATGTGTAAAGAGAGGAATCGAGATCATATATAATAAAAGAGATCATGGTTTTTCAAGCACAGAACTCAGAAATAGAGTATGGGAAGTAGAGCATGTAAAAAGTTTAGAATTAATTGAAAAAAAATTCAATAAAAGTTGAAACTAAATTAAAGATATTGGTATAATTACCGAATAACAATTAAATATTAAAAATTCAAAGAAATGACAAATTTATTATCACAAATCCAAGAAACCCTGGATTCAATTCAGGACGACGCTACTAAGTTTAACGAAAAAGGAAACAAAGCAGCAGGAACAAGAGTAAGAAAAGGAATGCAAGCTATCAAAGCGTTAGCGCAAGATGTAAGAGTTGCAGTTTCTGAAGCAAATAAAGCAAAAGTCTAAGGTTATATACTAACCAAGGAAAACGTTCTTTAACATATTGTAGAAGGCACATTACCAGATTGATCATCTAGAATGTGAGTGTATTGCCGAAAAAATCCTAATGGAAAGAGGGATTAAGGCACACTAAGACACCGAACAAGTTTCGGCTCGATTGCAGAAGTGAGTAATTGAGACTCGACAGAGTAGATAGTGGTAGATCGGAAAAGATAAATCTAAACTGATTTTTCCGAGAGCATTGCAAGCAGCCGAAAGGAACCCTTGCCGTAAACTGACTGAATAATCCTATCTTATAGGGGATAAAGTACAACTAAAGCCATTGTGGCGCTATAACGAGATTAACCATCTTGAGTAGAACTTGAAATAATAGTAAAGTTAGTTGGTATGCAGTATATCATACAATAAGACGATCTTCTAAGGCTAGTATACCTTAGTACACGATCCTTCTATGTTATAACCCAGAACCTAGTGAAAGCTAGGTTCTTAGGGGGTAAGTAATGATAAAAACAGTTTAAATCATGAACAGTGAACAGTCAAACAACGGAAACACTCAGATAAACCACGAAAGAGCAAGTCTGAATAGTAGAGTTTCTAGGTTTAGAATTCTTGGTCAAACCAAGAAAGTACAATGGGACGGTAGAAGAAGAAACCGAACTATTTAAATATTATTAAAAGATGGAACTAATCTTAAACGTTCTTACGGTTTTTTTAACCCTGTTTGCGGTTATCGATATGCCAGGTAATGTACCACTAATCATCAAGCTTAGAAAGGAGAATGGTGAAATAGAATCGGCGAAGGCTACGTTAATCGCAATATGCATTATGATATCTTTCCTATTTGTAGGTAAAACCCTCTTCATGTTATTAGGTATTGAAACATTCCACTTTGCATTAGCAGGTGCAATGCTTCTTCTTTATTTTGGTGTAAAGATGGTTTTAGGAATCGAATCCAGCGCCGAGACAGAACCTATGCCAGCAACTATATTTCCAATAGCATTTCCAATTATAGCAGGACCAGGAACCTTATCAACTATCATGTCCTTAACACAAGATCTTTCAGATTTGGTAATTATTATAGGAATAGTTTTAAACGCAATAGTAATTTACGTATTTTTAAAATCTGCAGACTGGATTCAACGTAAAGTTGGTGTAATAGGAATTACAATAATGGAAAGAGTTTTTGGTATTATTCTTATCGCAATAGGTATGAAAATCTTAATCACTTCCCTAGTTTTAAGCATTAATGACGTTAATGCCTCCTTAGTCACCAATATCTAGATATATAAATAAATAAAATAAACGACTTAACAATGAAAAAGAAAATGATTGCATTGTCGTTAAGTTTAATTTTATTATCTAGCTGTGGATCAAGCAAATCTACTTCTGACTCTCAATATGAATCTGAGCCAATTACTGAACAGGAGCATCATGAGAAGGTTCTAAATGGACTCTTATTTACGATTATAGTTTTTGCTATATTTAGTGCAATAGGAAATAAACCTTAACTACAATTTATTTGAAAATAAACTGCCCGAAATTTTTTTATTTCGGGTTTTTTAGTTATATTAGTATAGTAATTAAATAAACTAATATGAAAATAACTAAGAAGATCAAATCAAAACTGTTAACGTATCTATTTAACGATTGGGTAACCACTGAAGAA